CGGGTACGGGGATCAGATGGATCCCCAAGAAGAAAAGATTGCTTTTAATTTAAAATTATAACCATTATGAATCCTTTATGAGATTTAAGAATTATTTTTGACATTACACTACAGTAGGATTGAAAAAGATCCGCTAAATTGTCTGGCTGATTCAGACAATGGTAATGTTGTTGTGTACGATCACCAGAGTGGGTGATCAGGAATATAGATGAGGCGGTTTGGAACCCGTACTCATCTATATTTTCATTTGTCTATACATTTAAGTAAAAGATATTTCGAGTGATATCGGTAATTTCTTTGATAATAATTGTACAGTTTTTTCATAGAACTGTGCTCCTTTCTTATGTATATAGATAAAATTTTAATTTCATGAACTTAACCGTACGATTCTCAGATGGAGAATCAATTTTCGTAGAGTTGTCCAGTGAGTGGATGACTCTACGAAATTATTTGATTCTATACAATTATTTGAGGAGACCATTTCATATCATATAGGTCATCCTCCTGTAAAAGTAGTTATACACAAATCCGTACAGGGATCAGATGGATCCCACACCCCTCGAAAGATAACCAGGTTGTAATCCTGGTTATCTTTTATTAGCATAGCTACAATATATTAGAACAAGAATCCTTGTTCTACTTATATACCACAATATTATGTGAGATGTATCAGAAGGTATATTCTCCGAAAGTCCTTTTATTTAATTGAGGTCTTTTTATTTGAACTATATGCGTACAGAGACCAGATGGGTCTCTAACTAAGTTAGTGAGTCGTGAGATTCACTAACTTTTTATCACTACGTATACAATAAGGTAGGGCATCACAATAGCCCTGGGGTAATGCTTAGGACAGCATTATTACCTACCTTATTTTAATCAATGTAGTATCTTGTTAACTATATTGGTGCAAATCGTACGAGAATCAGATGGATTCTCAAAAACCACATACGGACCGTGAGCCGTATGTGGTTTTATTTTTGTATCTACATTTAAGTAGGGCGGACGTTACCTGCCCTAGGGTGTAGATATATCTTATATATCCATTTTATTAGAAATTCTTTCTTTTTCTACAATTGAGAATTTCAAATCTTAACGGTTGTGTACGAAGATCAGACGGATCTTCAATATTCATTACATGGAGAGACGCTAGATGTGAGCGTCTCTCCCTCCTTCCAAAAAATTGGAAATTTAAAAGAACGCTTACATTAGAGTAAGTGATGTAAATCACTTAGGTTATATACATGATTAACCGTCTTGGAAAAAACCAAAGTAAATTCAAGTACGTTCCAAAGATGTTGGAACAATCAAACCTCGATCCATACGCTAAGCTGGCGTATGGATCAAATGCTGTTTCAATATAGATGATACAGTCAGTTAGAGGTGACAACTATAAAAATACGGGGAAGAGGAGCTTCCCCATATCAATTTCGTCCTGCATTTAAGCGTTAGTCATAGGACATTGCTGCATGCGCGTTGTATCATTCTATGACAGGTGTAATCACTCATGGTTGTCACCTCCTTTACTGTGGGAAACGATATATTATTTACATAGAACCAAACAAGAAAGGAGATTTAACATGGATCCAATAATTGAAAAAGTGAAGCACTTATATGACAAGTGCGTAGTAGAAGACGCAAAACCAAAAGACTTAATAGATCTACAAACGGTGGTTTATAATGAAACCAGACCGTTTGTAGATTACTTTCTTGGGATTAGTCTGGATGATTTACGAGATAATTTAGATTTAGAATTAGAACTGGCAACGATCTTAAAAGCGGCCAGTATCATCTATGAACAGACTGGGATGGATACACATATCGAAGATCCTGAGTATGATAAGCTCTGGGAAAAACTAGATCTTTTACATGATTTAAGAATTGACCTGGATATCACACAACCGGTCGTAACCAATAAACCAAAAGGATATCATCTGTATCCATCCCTACGAGGAACTTTGGATAAGATCTACTACTTAGGTGAAAAACTAGATACTTCAAATCGAAGAGGTTTACGTGATTGGGTTAATACTTCTGGAAATACTATTAAAGAACGAACTGGAGAAGCATATCCATTATGGGATACACATGTGTATATCTTTCCGAAATGGGATGGTGTCTCTGCGATCTTAGAGTACGATGAGATGGGAGATTTACAGCGAGCGTTGACTCGTGGATATACAAAGTTAAATGAAGCCATCATTGTCACTCCGGTGTTTAAAGAATTGGCAAAAACGATTCCGACAATCGGGCATCGAACTTCTCCATTTGGAAATGGGAAACCATTTGGTGTTAAGTTCGAGATTATGACCAAATCGGATGATCTTGCGAGATACAACTTGGAGCATCCAAAGAAACCATATAAGAATACGAGAGCGTTTGCTTCTGCGATTATGAATGGTGAGACCAAAGGAGACTTAAAAGAATTAATTCCATACTTAGTTCCAGTTCCACTTCGTGCGTCCTATCTGGAAGAAGGAGATGAAAGTTTACAGATCTTAGAGCCAGGTGTATTTAGTTATCCACATCTGTACTGCAATCTCGATGACTTCGAAAAGATCGAAGAGTTTGCAAAAGAACATCACGAGATTGGTGGGCTTCGTTGTGATGGTGCTGTCATTTACATCATTGATGAGAAGATTCAAAAGATCTTAGGACGTGAGAATAACAAACAAAAATTCGAAGTAGCTTATAAGTTTACCGAAGTCTATGGATATACCGAAGTCACCGATGTTAGATTCTCATTAGGTTTATACGGAAACGTCACACCAGTGGTTCATTTCAAACCGATTCAGCTAAAAGGTAACCTGGTTCAGAAAGCATCTTTAGGTAGTATTGGAAATCTGATGCTGATGGAATTGGGCCCTGGAGATATTATCAAGATCGGCTACGATATCATCCCAGTTGCAACTTTTGATCCTGACGACCCAAAATGTAAACACAGCAGAAATCCGAGAATCGAAGTTCCGAAAAATTGTCCGTTATGTGGACAACCCCTAGAGATAGGTGAAGTTACTGCTTGTTGCGACAATGCGGAGTGTCCTTCCAAGAAGATGGGAAAGATCAAATCTCATATTGAGCGTATGAATATTGCATACGTAGGAGACAGCTTGATCGAGCAGATGTACAATGCACATTTGGTAGATGACATTCCGGATATCTATAAGTTACGAAAGGTTACGAAAGAATTAATGACCTTAGATAACTTCGGTGCTAAAAAATGTGAACGATTGATCAATTCCATTCAGGGAGTGGTAGATACTCCAATTGATGAAGCGAGACTTTATGGATCTTTATGTATCAAGCACCTATCAACTGCTACATTCCAAAAGATCTTTGATAAGATAACGGAAGATGATTTGTTAGATGCGGTCGATAATGAAGATTATGATGCATTAAAGAAAATCTCTGGGATTGGAGAAATGACAGCCCACTGGATCATAGATGGATTGCAAGAAAAGTCAAATAAAGAAACTTTGAAGTTCTTGAAAAAGACGTATAGTGTGCGCCACTATACGAAAATACAACCAAAGTTTGAGCTGGTATTTAGCTCGTTTGGCGCAAACGACGAACGAAAGAAGACCGTTACAGAATTAGTGGAATCCACTGGTGGTGCCGTTCGTAATAGTATCAGTGGTCGAACAAACTTCCTAGTTGTTCCAACCCATAACATCAATAGTACCAAAGCAGTATATGCGAAGAACCACAAAATTCCGATCTATACGGCTGAGGAGTTTATCCAGAGATACAAAGCACAAGACTGAAAGAAGGGACCATTTAGTCCCTTCTTTTTTATTCGTTTTAGCTGAAACGGTTATATATTATTTTAGTGAATCATTAGACTAATGATTACACTAATTATTTAAGGAGGACATAATTATGTCAAAAAAGAACAAACTGGAGAAACGCGTACTCAAGAAATTACACAAACTGATGGCACAGACAACAAACGTATCCGACCATGAAAGTAGACTTGTTATGGTTACAGGTCCTTATGGATTTTCTGTAGTTCGCATGGAAGAAGACCCGGATAGCACATCTATGCATATCGTAGACAGATATTTTCATCTCATGAATACAAGTATTCATAACGCGCTTGGAACAAATACCGGATCCAAAGAAAAGCAGTATCCAAAGACAATAAGACTTATACCATATGATGGTGCAACACTTAAGGACATCAGCAAACAGGACTTCAATTATTCACAGCCAGACTATGCGAAGATGCAGGGAATCGATTTGGATGAAGCAGCTGATCGTCAGATAGATCACTATACTGAAGGAGCAGACGCGAGAAAAGCATTAGTGATGCACAAAGCAACTACAAATCGCCAAATGGATAATTACATCGATACTACAAACGAAAGAAAAGCCGAAATCATAAAGAACGCTTCCGGTGTGGAAAAGGAATTATTTCTACGTGCACAGATTGAAAGTATCGTAAAATTCAATGCTGAATTAAAACGTCAGCTCGAATCATATAAACGTGATATGGAAGGTTCTCAGAAAGCATACGAGAAACAGAAAGCGGATCTTGAAGCAAAAGAAACCGAGCTGAAACATGCATACGACAAAGCTGCAGAAGATTATGAAACCATCCAGAAATTAACCAAAGAAGTTGGAGACTTAAAAATCCAGCTTGGAAAACAGAACGAAATGATTTTCCAGCTGAAACATCCAACACCATTAGAAGTATCTTCTGTTGTACCTGTATCGAAAAACCCGAATGAATTATCTACAATCGTTACGGATATGAATACTAAGATTGATAAACTGGCTGAGAAAGTAGATGCTGCGGAAACCAAGGAAGACAAACCAGAAAAACCAAAAGGACCAGATTACGCATATCCAGTGGTTCTATTACGACCGAAGGATAACCGTGAAATTGAGCTGGAAGACAAATATGCTTTCAGACGCCTGGACGAAATCAAGAAACCGTACAGATTACGTGACATTTTCAAAATCGTTCATAACGAGATGTATACAGAAATTCACGATAATGTTTATAATCTCCTTGGTGAAATTGAGAATCCTATTACCACACAGGTACAGAAATTCCCTCGTCAGGCATATGCCCTTGCAATTGCATTAGCAGCACCAGCATCCTATGTATATGCATTCCGTGATCGTCTGATCAAAGATTATCGCAAGGGAGACTTTGTTCCAACACGTAAGAGTTGTATACCAGAAAACTTCGAAAACTTATTGGAATGCTTATATCCGGAGATCTGCCGTATCCAGCAGATTCTGTTCCATGATATCAATAGACTTCCCTATGTATATAAGAAGTATAACAAAAACGGACTGTATACCTTCTATATGATCGGTGCGAAATCCTATGATACACCAGATGAAGTTCCGACAAAGACCTATGTAGCGATCCCGAAAGATGAAGAACCATACGAATACATCAATCTTGGTCGCAAAGAGAAACTCATGTATGTGCTGGAACATGGTCAGTGCATGAAAAAGAGAGATCCACTTGCTGCAATGAATGATTATGAATATGGTCCAGAACGTCTCTATTCTGATTATCCACATACATTAAAGGATCAGATCGATGAAATGATCGGAGCTTCTGAAGAGACAATCATCACATTAGATACCACAGACCCTGAAGAGGTTTATAAAACACAGTTACGTTATTATCCGATTTATCCGGCATATACAGACACATTCGTAAATGAACCTGAAAAATAATCCTTCTGAAATCCTATCTGGATGGCAACAGGTTTCTAATCAAAATATTAAAATCCAGGAGGGTTAATCATGGGCTCAAAAATTAAAAAAGCACCAAAGAAACCAATCGGGACCAAATGGGCAAATAGCTCTGCGGTCCCAACAAATACCAAAAACGATCACAACGACTTTGCAAACAAAGACAAAGAATCACGTCCTGCAAAGTTCGATCGTAAATATAACAACAATGGTGGATCTAAACCACCGTACAAGAAGCCATTTAATAAGAATGGCAAACCTGGTTTTAAGGGTGGTAAACGTCCGATGCCAAGAAAGCCAGTTGCACCTGGTCCAGAGAATGCTTTAAGCAAACTTCTGTCTGCATTATCTAAAGAAATTCAGACATACTGTGCTGACACATTCAAGGAAGAAGGAAACGGTGTTCGCATTAAAGTGACCTTAAATAAGGGACACGAGAAATTCGGATTTGCCACCATGAAAGTACATATGATGGATGAGAAGATTGACGTTCGTTACAAAGACTTATTCTTTACAGCATCCACTGATCGTAACAGACGTAAGATCGCTCTGGCAATCATCAATGACGTTGGTGATGGCTTTGCACCAATTTATAGTACTGCTGGTACTTCTGATCAGATCAAGAGCAAATTGACAGAAAAAGATTACTTACATAAGATCTGTAATAGTACTTATGAGAAGCTGCAGAAAATCAAAGCCAAATACGCGAAAAGCGGAAAGTAACTGAACGATGCGATTACACCATAGAGATATATTATTTCTATGGTGTAATTAAACATCATAAATCAAACAAAGGAGATACAAACATGGCAAAGAAGAAAGACTTTAAAGTAAATTTCGATACGGAGGGTACCGAAATCACAACCGACGAGGAGGACACAATCACAATGGATGATGCCATTGAAGAAATCGACAATGAAGAACAAGTGGAAGAGATTCCGGAAGATTGGCAGAAACTGATCAAAGCATATGACAGCAGAACTTTTGAGAATCAGAAAGATATTGCTTTGATCTGCGATACAGCAAATAAAGTAATCTATGACAGATTCAGAGTCAACTTAAGACGTCCGGATGATCCGTTCTTCAGTTACTATAAGATGACTGCAATGATCTTTGTAGAGACATTCAGAGCGATCATTCAGCAGCTTCTCGACAGAAGAGCGACCAACGCAACTTATAATATTAATATTGGTAATCGTATCAATATTGGATTCTCAAATTCAGATAATGACGAAGATGAGAAGAATGGAAACTTCTGTCCATATGTAAAAGATATTCCGCATTATACCGTTAAGGATGACGATGATATCAAACTGGATGGTCATTGTAAGGAATATATCCGTAACTGGAATCAGGAGAATATGATTCAGAATCCAGAAGATACTCTAACAATTGCAAATCGTGCATTAAAGTCATTGAAAGCAATTGATATTAATCTGGGTTCACCAGAATTAGTATTCCCGTTATTTGTAACCATTTATGAAAGCATCATCAGTTATCTTAAGATCCGTAGACGTGAATCTGAGGATGATGAGTTCATGATCAACTTCTGCAATTGTATTACAGTTGACTGTATTGGACAGGATGATGGTGTTGATAAGATTACGATTATTCCGGCAATCGAAGACAAGTTAAACATCAAGTCCGATAAAAACGGAACTGCAATTTACGAATAATCAATTGGAGGACTGAGAGAACTCTCAGTCCTCTTTTATTTTTAAGGAGGATATGAATATGAAAACTACACAGCGAGCTATATTTAGAAAATGCACCAAAAAGGAGGCTTTGAGATTCTTGCGTTTTGCAGGTGTTAAACGCAGACATGCGTTATATAGAAGCTATCGATCAAAATGTGATACACATAGATATTTTATGTTGCCATTACCATCCATACTGCATCGATCAGTTTTTGCAGTTGCAATGAAGAAAGAATACGAAAAACCTGTTATCCTGGAACGTTACAACAATCCATCTGTTGCAGATTGCGTCATCAATAAGAGGGTCTAAATGAAGAAATCAGATGGTCATATCACATACTTATTTTATCGAATCGGTACCCCAACGAGACTTTATGAGGTACCGAAATTATATGCATACACATTCGATAAGAAGTTGGCTAAGAAATTCATGAAAACACGAAACATGAATTTCTTCAATTATAAGGAACGCTACATCGAGGATCCTCTCAAGTTTAAAGATACTTTTCGTTCTAACAACATACGAATGTGCGGCTTTGAGACAAAGAGTGAGAATCCTTTAAGAAAAAAAGAAGTGATTGTAACGATCCCTTGCACCTATGATGAAGAAGAGACTGTCTTTCTTCAAACGGACAAGGTATTCTTTGAGATTGGAAAAACGATAGATCCCATTTACTATCGAGTGGTAAAAAATTGCAACAAAGATTTTCAAAAAGTCTTAGAAATCTTAAAGATCACACCGATCGCAAGATTTCATAATTACATTACCAATGACAGTGAAGGCAAGTATCCAGAGATATCGATAGAAGAAAAACTCTTCTCCGGATTTGATGGGTTTGCTGTTTTAGAAGATGATGGAATGAAAGTTGACCAATTAGGACTTTTCATCCACTTCTTCGGTGATACGTTAAATACCGATGACATCAGGGGTTTTAAATAACCCCTGATTTTTTTGTATGTTCCGGAGGACAATCTATTACAGATTACGAAAGGAGAACACAACTATGGATATGAACGATATTAAAACGACCTTAGAGTCGTTGGATCCGTTAAAGATATCCGAAACATACGATCGGATGAAAGATAGTTTACAAAATGCTGGTTTGATCGAAGTACCAAGACCAGTTCCAGAATCAACGGTAGTACACCGTTCAGGAGGACTTCCTACCGGTGCTGCCTTAACTCCTAGAGAAGTTGCACAAATGATGCATCCGAATACCCTAAGTGGGCATTTAACAGAGCCTCTTGGCGCACATATGCCAACAAACAATGACGGGCGGACCGATCATACGATCGAATCGGAACCTACCATTACGATAGTAAATGAAGAACCTCATTTTACAGCCGGATTAAGTCATGCCCAGACAATGGCTCTTGCAACCGCAGTCAAAGAGAAACTCTCTGCAGAAAAAGAAACTCCAAACGATTCCACCTTATATGCACAATTTGACGATACTTTAACCAAACTTTTCGAAGAAATCGAAAATACTGATGTATTATCTGATGGACAGAAGAGTGCGTTACTGATGAAAGTACACATGACTTCTGCAAATATCTTAAAAAAGAAATATGAGGTGAACGTCTAATGCGAAATGCAATTGTACAAGCTCTCTTAGAGAGTGATCCAAAAGATGAAAGACTCTACTTACCGGATTCCACATCTTATTCCTATAAGACTGGATCTCCGGTCATCGACTATTCCCTTGGATATCGTGTCAACGTTTTTAACGAGAACGATGAAGTAGTCGATTCGTATGCAGCTCTTGGGGTTGCTGCAGGAAAGCAGGTTTGTTGTATTGGAAAACCATCTACAGGTAAAACTACCTGGGCAGTCCAGACAGCAGCGGCTATTGTAAGGAACATCCCAAATGCAAACGTGTATCACTTCGACCTTGAACAGGCACAAAACTATACACGTATTATCAATCTGACCAGATTTAAGATGAGTCAGATTGAAAAAGAAGACAAATACATACTGAAACAGGGTAGCTACTCCATTAGTGACATCAAGAAACTTCTGATGAAGATCTACATGGAAAAAGTCTCTGACCCGAAAAAGTACAAATACGATACGGGAAAACTGGATGAGTTTGGAAAACCGATTCTTCTGTACGTACCAACTGTAATTATCATTGACTCCATTCCACAGTTATCAACGGATGTGAACTTAAATGATAAGAAAGACCGTGCGAAAGTAGAAGATATCTCCTCTCAGACAGACCGTATGCGTGTAACTGGTGAAATCTCCAGATTTTACAGTGAGATCGGTCCGTATCAGCAGGAAGCAAATATCATCGTTATCTCAATCAACCAGATTAAGAAACGTGGTAATATTGGCGGCATGCCATCACCTGCAGAAATGCTTTACTTAAATCAGGACGAAACCGCTCCTGGTGGATTAGCTCCACAGTACTTAGCAAACCAGCTCCTGAAATTCATTGCATGTGGATCTGAGAAGAAGACCGTGGAAGATGACGGCATCGACGGATTTGGAGCGAAGATTCGTGTTATCAAATCTCGTACATCTACGAATGGTATGGATATCCATGTTATCTATGATAAGGTGCGTGGATTTGATTCCTTAAGAACCTCAGTAGAGTTTGCAAAAGAAATGGGTCTGCTTGGTGGTAACCGTGGTGGTTATTACTTTGCAAATCTTGAAAATGGAAAAGAGCATAAGTTTACGGCTCGTAATATGACAGAAGATTTCAGAAACGACAGAGAGCTTTACAAAATGCTCTATAGCCAGATTATCCCAATTCTGGATGCCCGTATTCCAAACGTAGATCCAGAAACTGAAGCGATCCCAGAAGAAGAACTTGACTACTAAAACAATTTAGTAAGTCTGGTCGTGGTGTAGTTTTTAAATTGGGGTAAAGATTCGCGAACGGATTAAGATATAATTTCACCTAGTGTTAGCATTCAGTGCTGGCATTAGGTGAAATAATTTTTTATAAGGGTTCTAACAAGATAATTAATGGGGACTGTCGCTATGAACCCGTATGAGATTGGTTACTTCTATTAATTATTGGACTGCAAATCCGGATTATAGGACAGCTGACGAAGCTGCCTAATGATCACCGATCTCGCTTGGGTGACAAGGTTGACAGCTCATTCCATAACATCGCGTATAGTCTTGGTTACTTCTATTTCTTATATTAACAGAAAATCTAGGGACTGCCTGTGGTTACGTGCCGCATGAGCTCACCCCTTGCCAAGAACCTCACCGAGACTGCTTGCGATACAAATTAAATTTTGTGGTCATTGACGTATAGGTATTCTTACTTCTATCAAATGGTTGTACAAAAGGTATATCGGTTCGAATCCGGAGTATTTCCGAGTCACATCGGAATACAATATAGAGTACCTGCTTGTCAAAAGAGAACCACGCACATTGAGAAAAGAACTATACCATTGGACGTATAGAGTTGATTACTTCTATTAGGCTACCAAAGCCACAATACTGCTAATATTGTGTTAATCATCGACTCTGCTTGTCCAATGGGTTCTTTTTTCTTCAAACTATGAACATGAAAGGAGAACTCAATGAAACACTTATTAATGGACGTAATTAAAGCGTCAAACAACTTAACCCTCCGGTACAGGAATACGATTGTTTTCCCGACATTAGAGGAGATCAACCCATATAGCTCAGAAAAAGTCACCCTGGCAGACTCTGAAGCAGTACTGGGGATTTTAAAAGAGGCTAGGACTCTTCAGGAATATGGATACTATATCCATCCAAATGATTTAATTACATTACTGGAACGTATCGTTACCGAACAGGATGGAGCAACTGCTGTATTTACATTACGTAACGCGAATGCCTATCTTGCAGAAGTAACTGGTGCTACCAGATCTTATACTACCTTATATGGAGATGGCGTGACTGCAGAAGACTTAAAGAATGCAGGAATTGATCCATATATGGTGCAGATCGTACATTATACACTGACTCAGATTATGGGCGTGGATGATTGCGAAAGCTATCATCTCTTAGATGACCGGAACGTCAAAGAAGTTGAGGAAGCAAAAGCCAAATACTTCAATGAGGATCATAAGGATCAAACTGCGTATATGACGAATCTGTTAGATGAGCTGGCTACCAATATTGAAGGTAAAGAACGGTTAAACATCGGATTCGATATGATCGGTGATGCTGTTACGATATTCACTTCATTAGTTGCATCAAACAATCCGATGAGTGAGACGATGACAGCTGATGTGAAAAGATTCTTGGAATATGTGGCTCCAGAAATCAACAACTGGGATCGTTGTCAATTTACAGTTCCGTGCAAAGAAACCTTTGCGATGTTGGTATATGAATACTTACACCATGGTTTCAATGCTACAAATCTGGTAAAGAATATCAACAATGCAACAGACGTGTTACGTGCATTTGCAGTATATTCAGATCCGACATACGATGGTTCCTTGACCACCAAACCAAAATTCAAGAATCACTTAAATCATGACGAGCGTAAGTTTTTCATGATCTTACTGACTCATGCGGAACATGTTGATACTGATGTCTTCTTATACCCAGAGATGTGGAAACGTGCATTTGAACGTTTGAAACCACAGCAGTTTTTACATAAACGCTTTAAGAAAGTAAGAGAAGCTGCGGATAATCTGTATCACAGAAAGAAACCACAAACAGTCAAAGGCATTGCAGAAAACGCAGTTCTTCATGCTGGAGATAGCTTAAAAGACTTTGAATCAGGTCTTAAGAAATTGGAGATGTTCCCGGGTACCTATATGAGATACTTTGATAAATATGTCCGTAGCTATGGTAGTAAGATCAGCGATGATCTTCAGGAAAATCGTCATTTCCAGCATATTGTCACGACTTCGTTATACCGTGTGGTATCCCAGGTAGAGTCCACAAAGATGTTATGCCAGCTTCTGATTCTATATCAGAACCGTAGACATGATGAAAACAACAGCAATCTGCGCTATATCAAACCGAAAGGAAGCCGTTCATATGTGCCGTTAAAACCAACAGCAGAACCGCTTTGCGATAAGGTTTACTTAAATGACTTCTATGATGAAATCATTGGTATCTTACGTAATGAAGTAACTAGACGTTTCAAAGACAAACCATACCTTGGAAAGGTCTTCATCGACGAAGCTGCTTGGGGAGTTGTTGTTCCTACAGAATTACGAGAAGCAAACGATAGTGGATTACATATTGTTGGTAGAGGTTCTTACTTTCGTTTACCAACCGTGGAATCCGCTCCTGAAATCGCTAAACATGTTCATGACATCATTGTCCCGTATATTCACTGGACAAATGGAAAAGATGCCCTGTACGATCGTGTGGACCTCGATTTATCTGGAAGTTTCTACACCGAAGATTTTAAATACGTTGGAAAATGTAGCTACGGAAATCTCTGCTTATCTGCAGGATCCGGATCAGATCGAAGCGTTATTGCTACACATTCAGGTGATTTCACTGATGGTGGTCCATATGATGGCCCTGGTGTTGCCGAGTATCTTATCGTTCGTCGAAAAGATGCCGTTGAGAAATTAAAAGCAAGATATCTCGTGATCCACACACATGTATACACTGGACAGGAGCTTGCAAATACCAATGCATTCTTTGGTTTTGAATATCTTCAGGAGAGAAACGGAGAGCAACAGCTTGAGCAGTATGCACAGATTATCCATGGAGGCCAGAAAGATACGGCGTGCAAATCTTTGATTCGCCCAGATCGTACGCTCTTTACTTCCAACTTACGTGGAAAAGAAGATTCTATGATCAATGTGGTTATTGATCTTGTAAACTCTGTTGCTTGGTATGCAGATCTTGCAACACGTATGATTGGATACGATTACGCAACAGAGTATAACTATCTGGATGCTCCAGTGGAACAACGTCAGGGTACAGAAGATAAAACTCCGTTCAAGGCGTATATCAATACCTCTCCAAAACAGAACAACGTAGATGGAACCAAACTGTCTGCACTGGTTCAGATCAAAGCCTTATTAGAGAAACCATATCTGTATTGTGGTGATCTGATGTGGTTACACGGAGAAGTACGTGGACATATCGTTAGAGATCCGAAGAAAGCGGATGTCATCTTTACGTTACCGGATAGCCGGTATGCAAAAGATGCCGATGATGATCAGGAAATTATCACACCGTTTATGACTGATCGTATCTTAGACGAGTTTATGCCAGTTAAATAAATGAAAGGAAGACCTTAAGTGGTCTTCCTTTTTCTATCCGCATAGTATGGATGTTTTAGATATGTAATATCTCTATGAATCCATAAGGATAAAACCATATTAAACACAAAGGAGGATGTAGTTATGTCAAGATGGAACTACTACAAGAAAGACCTGATGCCGGTCGGAAACCTGGAGGCATTAGTAAAAACTTTAGATCCTGAGGATATGGATATCGGGGTCGTTCTTGATATCTATAGAGCATCTCAAAATGGTCAGGACGTTGCTGGTGATGATGAACTTTGGGTAAAGTATCATCAAATCCAAAATCAACTATCTAAAGATGTCAATGAATACATATCTAACAAGCGAGCAGAAATTAAAGAAGCTTACGACGTGCGAGACTATAAAGACATCGAAGCATTTGATAAGCTTGCTGAGTTCATAAAAGAACTCCCAGAAGAGTTGTTTGAGAACGCTGATGACGCTATCGAAGAACTTCGCTGGCTGATACATGTAGATGAAGATACTCGTATTGATAAATACGACGTTGAGGAGGGTGAATATTATGAATAGATTCCTGAATGGCCCATTGCCAGTATTAATATTAGCAGCGCTCATGACCGCCTGCATCAGCTGGGGTTTGAGATAAATTATTTACATATTTAAGGAGGTACCAATATGAAGGTATTATGGTTTTCAAGACACACTATGACACAGGATCAGTTAGATGATCTGAGACGTATTTATGGAGAAGATCTCGAAGTGAAACAGGTCTCTTCAACAGCAGTTAGCTACAAAGATATTTTAACTGTAGGAGATGACTGTGATGTACTCGCAGTAGTTCTTCCGCCAGCAATATTAGCTGACTTGACAAATCCAAGAAATAATCAGAAGCCGGTGATCCGTGCGATTGCAAATCGCGTTCCAACAGGAAACAAGATCACCAATCCGGCAACCGGGAAACTTGAAGATGAGTTCAAGTTCGAGCACGCTGGCTGGGAGCGTGTCATCAAGATCGAGGTCGTTACTGAACGACTTTAAATAAATCGGTACTAAGAAGCGGACTCAACATCCGCTTCTTTTTTTGTATTTGTAAATCCCGTATCCGTAAATCCATTCGACGTATTTATATATCATTTCCGTGAATCAGAGAAATAATATAGATAATCCACACAAACTCTGATCTGAAAATACATAGCTTTGAAACAGAAGCACAGGGTCAAACGATTTCCCATAACCTTTTGGTTATAAAATGTATAATCCGGCGAGTGGACGTCGTTAAGAAAGACCGCTATGGCAAAATTTTATGTAGAAGCAATTAATTGTCCAGGGCTGGTTTACATCATGGATGTAAATCCCACAACTGTAAGAACCGAGATTCACAATGGATCAGAAGATCCAAAACTGAAGTATCTCTATAGTATCTTATGGATGGATGCTTGTACTGAGGTATTCTCAGTGCCCAATCGGATCGTTTCACAGAAACGCTCTGAATGGGAACCTTTAAAATATGGAGCTTACTCTCTGGATGTTGGAAAGGAAGCTGCAGAACTTCACAGAAAGGAGGAAGAAGCTGAACAGCGTCGTCAGAGACGTGAGCACAAAGCTCAGGTCAGAGAGGCGGTTGATAATTTCATGAGAGGTCCCAAAGAATCCTGTGGGACTTCTCTCGCAGATCTTTTAAAGAAGAGTGGCTTTTAAAGCACTCTTCTTTTTTTGGTCTTGCATGGAAAGTCCACCTAAAAACAGTCCTTTAAACCTGAAGCTTATGGGAAAGGAGGGATCAATCTTGACCGAAGCTATACAAAATCAGCTTAGAGAAGCGCTTTTAAATAACTCGTATGATCATGAATCGACGCATTTAGCACTGAAAAAAGAATGGGAAAATTCATTCTCTTATCTGTACAGATTACAGATTGAGAAGATTCTTTATGATGAATACCACTACTACTCTAATGATGCAACCGGTAAAACTCCAGACATTATTGGACACTTGTATCTGGATTCTAACATCCGTGCTTGCTTCGATATCGACAAAGACATTATTCATGTCTGTGACCGCGAGGAGTTTAAGCGCTCCAATTATTACCTTCGGTATTTCACGCTTCAAGAAATGATCGACGATGGTCATATCTTCCAGTGGATACCAATCGTAATCATTGATGATCAGGTGGTTTGGGATTGGGAACTGAAAGTAATCTCCAAAGACGCCATCCAGTTTCGTATGCCAAAGCCATTCCGTAGACAGTTCGTATTGAAAAACGAACGTGATCCAATTACGGATGAGATCATCTATGTAGATCATAAAGTACAGGTCTTCATCGTTCAGAATGATTACTTTGAAAGACTGACCTTAAACCGTATGAATCTGTATCTGGATAATGAATCAAAAACAATCAAGATCCAGAAAGAATATTTAAAACAGCAACTCCCTGGCGAAAACAAAGAAGGTATCTACTTTGTAACTCTGGCATTCCCAGATGATGGATTACAAGCACAGTATTTATTTACCCAACTTGCAGACCTATACGAAGAAGAAACCTATTTTACTGGTACATTACCTGACCCGGTATTCGAGAAAGTACAAAACTATACCAAAGATATTTCGGTAACCATTGTCTATGTCAATGAGTTACATAGAAAGATTTGGTATACTGGTTCGGATACAACAACTGCAGAAGCAAACGATTGCAACCTCATGGTATTAAACCGTGATGGTGATTTCGTACCATATGCCTCTCCAGTTCCGCCAGAAAACTTTATGGTATTCCGCACCAAGAAAGACGAAGATATTCCGGCGATTGTACCAAATACAGAATGGATCAAGTTATATTATCCAAACATCTATCGTATCACAAATAAGACGATGGTGGACGGGGATCAGTTTAAAATATTCTATTTCTATCACTACAACACGTATTTGAAGTACACATGTATCCATGATTTCTGGTATCGTTTCTTAAAGATGCATTTTATGACACCGGACGAGAATACGACAATGGAAGAAGTCATTGATCGAATCTGGCGTGGTAGGATGAACTACCCAGGATGGACCGTTGCACAGATTGAAGACTTCACACAGACATTTGAGAAGATTCTTTTTTATCTGTATAAGCACTACAAATACGCCGAGAATGATTTTCTATATAATTACTTGGAAGGCGATACGAATCCGTATGACTTCAACGATATTGATGGAAAACCATTCATGTACAAGCAGGGAAAACTCAAAGAATGGATTCGGGATGATCCATGGTTATTGAGAGATTACGTCTTAGAACAAAAGAAAGTCGGACGAATTTATCACCTGTTTACCAACCAACTGGACTTAAGTACCAGACTCCGTACTAACACAAATACGGAATTGCATTATGATTATGAGTTCGAAGAACCCATGTATGTATTTGCATTAAATAACACCAGGGAATATCCAGTTTACATGGATATTCGCTTTTTTGTTGATGGAATCTTCGCAGAGAAGATGTATCAGGATCGTTATCTGTTTATGGACTATTTATATGTGCCAGCTTCTATGGTGACAGATGATAGCTATTTGGAAATTGAGGTATTCCCAAGATACGATTTCAAACAACCGGTTCGGTTTGAATCCATGGATGATGTAAAAGAGGTAACGATTGTAGAACCAGACGAAGGAGATATCTGGCCTACGTATGCAGATGCGTATCTGATGTTGAAAGCTGGGGAACAAGACGAGTATACCCATTTGTATGAAAACTCTTTGAATGAATTTTTCAAAGTAACTTCCTGTTATACGGAAGGTGAATGGGAGGTTAAAACAATCGATAAGGACAAACCAATTAGATTTACTCGTTTACGGAAGTTCAAATTGCAACCGACAGATGAGTCTGTTTTAAATAAAGACATCAACTTATGTATCAACAAGCATCCCATGGGACTCCCGTATCAGATCACCACAGCAGGATATCCATACCTGCAATTAGTCGGTGCAGAAAGTAAGTTTCATTACTCTGCAGACTATATTCGTGTGTATCGAAATGGACGATTGCTTCCAAATGTCAAATGGTGTTTCTATTCATCCTTTGAGTGCCCACGTATTCAGATGATGGAATGGTTTGATGTAGGAGATACAATTTACTTTGATATCACTCCATTTAGATACAAGATGATCTATTACCAGGAAGAACTGGAATGGCATCAGACCTTAATTGACCTTCGTAACATCATCACAAAACCATTTGACTGGAGATACTACGATGTCTATATGAATGGACGCCGTTTATCTATGAATAACTTATTCTCAATTACACCATGGGAAATGACTATGGTAAACTTAAAATCCAAATATAACCTGGCGATCTATGAAAAAGAACGTGACTGGGAATACTATGGATTAAATTATAAAGAGAATATTTATTTCTTTACACCAGATGATCTGTTTAAGAAAGATTGGGTATCTGAAGATGAAAAGAACCAACTCATCAAAGATATCATCGAAGCAGAAAAAGATCCGAGATTAAATATTTATCCGAATACGAACGAAGAACCAAAACAGGATTGGACGGATGAAAGAAAGTATGTACTTCTTATGGCGTTCTATTGGAATGAGCTCATTCCGAAGACGTTCGTGAATCCGTCTGTGTTACAGTTCAATAAGAGGATTATCTCAGAAGAATATCCGATTGTCTACGAGACTTACGTACATCAAGGTGATGAATTCGCACGAACGGAGCACGAAAAAAAAGCTTTAAAAAACGCTCCAGAAGCGATGTTGTTAGATCCTGACACGATCGTGAAAGGAGAAAACAAGGAAAACTTAACGTATGTCTATATGGTAGGTCATCCATTAGATGACGCTGCTGACTACGTAGACGAGACGATTACTATAAATAACTCAAAGTACAAAATAGGAGGTGATTAACCATGCCAACACCGGCACAGCCAGGGCAAGTCCCAACCATAATCACCAAACCAAATCAGCGTTTTGCAACAACCGCTCTGTCAACCAAGTATCGTATTAATGCGGTCAACGGAGAGCTGTTAAAAGATGATGTCACTGGTGAGATTTTTTATAAACGTCATGGTGACGGCAAAGTTGTAAGCTTCTTCCAGAATAAAGAACGTATGCAGGATCTGGTATTAGATCTTCGTGTGCTTCTTAGCACCAATATGGGATTTCGTTATCCTGCTGGTCTGGAGAATGCGTTCTTTATTGATACCAACTACGACCTCGTAGCAATCAATAAAGAAAAACTGATCAATATCTACAATGACGATATTGAGATCAATAACGAAAATACAGAATCGATGTATACCTTCCATTTTAAGTTATCTGCGGAATGCAATGGCTTCTTCATGGAAGTGGATACTAGAGATTGTGACAAACCGATCGTTGAAGTAATCACCAATTACTACAACACAGCATTTAAAAACTACATTGGGGATTCTCCTCTTTTCTTAGCTGAGAAAGACAAATTCCGTGTCACCAGCTGGGAACAGTCAAATGCAGTGGTTCATTATCATTGCGTTTGTACAAAAGGAGAGGCCACACATACGTATGGCTGTACTTCTAATATCCGTCTGAATGAGCAAAGTATGATTGATCTTCCAGATTTGGATATTGCAACAGACTTCAACGGAAGACCAGAAACAATCGAAGTCTTCATTGACCGCATCACATTTGATAAGTTGCACTTTATGATTACCAATAAGGATCTGGTTGCAGGTACCTTCCCAACTTTATTAGACAAATACATCTATGAAGATGGACATATTGAAGTATCTGTAGCAAACGTCATGCAGTTTATCGATAAACCAGAAGATTGGACAGAACTTGGAAACGAGATCGTTCTTGCATTTATTGATACCCCATATTTACATCAGTATATGGGACGGATGATGTCTCTTACTAACAACGGAGATTTCATCTTCTCCATTCGTAGACCATATGCCGATGAATGGAAAGTCAATGGTGTTTGGGCTGAGATGGTTCGTATCATTGATACCAACGGTAACATTAAGAATACAGGATCTGAAAACTCTGGTCGTCTTGGTGATCTGGAAGATGTCTTCGGACCAAACCGTATCCATCATGGACGATTTACGTTCTTGCCATCTGAGCATGATGACTTCTTATTTGATGACCGTCGCGAAATCACTTACGAGGTATAGGAGGTACCCATATGGAAGAAATCAGTTTATACTCTGTAGATCCAGGCAGTGAAGTACTACAATTTCCATATCGTGGAGGTGTTCACAACTGTCAATATGTGAAATCAGAAAGTCAATTGGCAGACGTACCAGCTTCTTTATATGCCGCTGTTGCGAAAAAAGAAATTACTTATGACGTCCCAATTGATGCACCATTATATGCAAGTCTTGTCTTGTATGCACCAGATAGCACCGACGTGAAGGAGGGTGAATAATGGCAACCATTCCGAATTTACCAATGACGGATATCCTCTTGCATGGAAAGCCGTCTGAGAAAGAAGAATACCTTGGATTTCCAATTACACGTTATCAAAACATCATTGGAGCTCCAGCATTAGTAACCGCATCCACGATTAAAGGTTCTGCCCCATTTCAACTTCTCAAGACAGATGAAGTGGAGTTAACCGTTTCAGCAATTCGTACGATGTGCGGAAATATCATTTAAGGAGGTACCTCTTATGGCACAGCAGAAAGCGGTCGTAACGACCTTAAAATCTCCAGTACAGGATGATGGAAGTAGAATGACCTTATTCCCACAGACCATCTCCTCTGCCATCGTACACGTTGATAAAGATGGTAACCAGAAAACTCTGGATGAGATCCTCCACAAAGACGTCGAAGAAAAACCAGACAACGGTGGCGACGCCAAAATGGAAGATATTCCGTTTATTTCAGCGGAAGAGCCGGACCATGCTTGCCTTTGGGCAAAGATTGATCCGTCTAAAACAAAAGTGGAATAATACTTGTAGGATTAGAACTTCGGGTTCTAATCCTACTTTTACTTTTCGGTAATGTATTATCTACATGATGACAACCCAGTAACGCTAAACAAAGGAGAGACAAAGAAATGCCAAAAACAAAAGCGACGGAATCATACGAACATGCAGGGAACTTCTTTGAGTACACACTCAAAGATGAACCTGTTAAGAATACGACGTCAAAGATTCCACTACGAAAGCGGCTCGAAGTAGGAGCCATCAAAATGCAGAAATTGCCGATTGCCCTAGATATCCAGATGTTAGATATGGTAATCGCATTCTTATTGAAAGACAGCGTCTTACGAACGAGAAAGACGATTAATAATATAGATAAGCTGATGGACGCCATTGACCCAATCGTCTATGAGGGGAACATAGAATTGGAGTCCAGAGTACGTGTCATTCAGCAGATAATTACATGTATCTTGGAAGAACGATTCGAAGATACTTCCTTCATTCAGGTATACTGTCGGGATCATGCAGAAGATGAGTATACCAGAGATTTGATTGATCGTATGGGAAGTTTTACGATCAAATATGCGGAAAGCAAATACTTAGTTAAAAAGATCGATAACATGTTGGAATATGGGTATGTCATGACATGTCGAGGACTCATGATGGAGATCCTGGAAAGTATCGATCCAAGTGACTATTTAAGTTATGAAAAATATAGTGAAGATCTGGTTACCATTGCCAGATCAATTATCAATATTTACAGGCAAACCAAGAGTTTGGATGCAGACCAGACCTTTAGTTTGGATGGGGAGCAGTTTGAAACAGTCATTGCAGATGCCGTCAATAAACTGAAAGATAGAAACCGTATCTTCTTAACTGGATCTACATATTTAAATGCAATGCTTTCTCCAGGTTATATGAGTAAGCGTCTGTATACATACTTAGCATTTCCAGGAAAAGGAAAGTCTACGATACTATTAAAATCGGCTCTGGATATGAGACGATACAATCCGAACTTTAAAACAAAAGATCCGGAGAAACGACCAGCAATATTATTCCTGACATTAGAGAATGATATCCCTGAGACCATCGAGCGTATGTTCAATATGACCGTATGTGCCGATGATATTCGTAACTATACACCAAACCAGGTTATTCAAGCCATGCGTGAAAAAGGTGGTTTGAAATTAACTGGTAAATCATCCATTGATATTATCATCAAAGAATACAGAAACCGTGAGATTGATACTGATGATTTGTATGGTATCATTAATGACCTGGCGGATGAGGGTATTGAGGTTTGCGGTCTGATTCTTGACTATATGAAACGTATTCGTCCTGCAGAGAAAGCAGACAATGAAAAAGGGGAACTTAAAAACATCACCAATGAATTAAAAGAAGTTGCCAAATTCTTTGATATTCCGGTTATCACCGCACAGCAGCTTAACCGATCTGGTATGGCAGTTATTGATGCCGCTCTACAAGCAGAGAAAGAAGACGTCACCAGACTTGTTGGAGCAGAGAACATCGCTGGTGCTTGGGAAATTCAGGAGAACTCCGACTGGACGTGCATCGTAAACCCACAGAGAAAGAAAGATGATGGTACGTTATGGTTCGTATTCAAGTTACTGAAACGTCGTTATAGATCTTCTGAGACTACCGAGAAGATGAGACAGCTTGACTACTTCAACCAGCCATTCGAAGCAGGTAATGAAATCCGTATTATGGATGATATTGATCTGGATGAACCACTTGGATTATTATCCTTAAGTGTCGAGTTCGCTCCAGAGAACTATAAGAAACGTGGAGCAACCAATGCAACTGAACGTAAAGTCAGAGACGTCCCAGGTGGAGAAATTGAGGATATGGCGGATTCCTTCTTCGATCTAAATGAACATGATTATTCTGAGTTTGCAAAAGTATAATAAAAATCTAAACCAAAGGAGACACACAAGTAATGAATAGAAAAACTTTCACATTTGAAGAATTTGGAGATTTGTACTCCAGCTTGATTATCAAGGGTATGTATCAGATCGGCCTCAAAGAATACAGGTGGCGATATGATGGCAATGACTGTTATGGTCCTATGCGTATCATTATGATTCGTAATACGTTTGACGGATACGTCAATACCTATTGTATCCTTGATAACCATACTGTTGTTGAACTTACTGAACGTGAAGTGGAGAATCTGTTATTCGCCTATCAGACTTATCATTATTCACCAACAGATAATGCAAAACAACAGGAACCCTGGATGTTTACAGACTTCGACAAACAGGAAGCAGACAAATTGTACATCGAACTTTCGGGTCACGAACCGAATGACTCATATGAATGGCTTGAATGGCCGGATGGGATTTCACTTCGTGAACCACTCAGTTATCCTAATTATTTCTTTGCAAATTAAAGAATTTTTATTCAGAATCACCTGATGCAAATGCAGGCGATATACACTCCTTTAAAGCAAATATTTTCTTTAGCTTAATAAGACTTATAACTTTAAAACAAGGTACGAGGATTCCCAGTCACGGAGTCCCGTACCTTGTTTTGCCCTTAAAACAGTCGAATAACGGAAATGAGGCCTCCCTCATTTTTTTATTTACGAAGAAGAAAGGGGGCTACACCTTGTCTAAAATTAAGTCTCGTATGGATTATGCGAGAGAACTACAAGACGAGATCAAGGGTGTTGTGATGTATTCTTATGAGAGACTGCAGTCTCTTAGAGATGTAAATATCCGTCTTCATCAAACTGGAGAAGTCTGGTTTGAGGATTCTTTCGAAGGTCACCGTGACGAGCTCAAGCTCAAAGAAAAAGAAGAAAAAGCCGTGAAGTTATATAAGGAGTTGGACTCCTTTACGAAGCAGACGAAATATAACGAAATCTACCGAGACTTCTTGGTTGCCATCAAAGACGAGGACGACGAAAAGAAATGGCTTGGCATTTACAACAAATACAGAGATGACATCCGAGATTTAAAGATTGATATGAATAGTAAATATCAGAAATTCTTAGCTGATATGGCTGAAATATTTAAAATCGTCACAACTCAGAAACGAAAGGAGAGAGAATTTAAAATGAAAGAAACTCCAATTGAGGAATTTGTGAGAAATGCAGATCAGATTCGCAAAGTTCTCTATGAGAAATGCAGTGCAGGAATGATCACCTTAGAACAGCGCGAAGCTTCTCTTGCAAAATTAAATGCCTACATAGAATCTGCAGAGCGATTTACTTCCGAAGTAAATGGTGCTGTAGAATCATACTGTGAAGGTGAACTGACTTGTGAAGAACTGGATAACATCGTCTCTGGATATTACAGAGAAAACCCACAGCAGGCGATGTATTACGAAGGTCTTCATATTGACAATCGATTCAAGGCTATGAAGAATGAGATTGTTGGATTATACAAAGAAGGTGTCCTTAGCTTAGAGGATGCTAGGATGAGCTTAGACTATCTGGATCAGCTCTATGATGTCCAGATGTACGAGCACGGAGAATACTTAGAGAATGGAGAAGTTCCAACTTTAGAGTTCACCGTATCCGAAGCAATGAATCGTTATTTTAACCGTATTAAGACATTTAACGAAAGCGCAAGCGATGAGGAATCCGATTACGCAGAACGTGTGAATGGCTTGAATGACTTTAATGCTGAAACTGCAACTTACTTTGAAAGTGCTGGCGAAGTTATCTTAAGTAGCGTCGTAATTGGAGCATACCTAGCTTGTATTGCGGCTGTTATCTCTATTCCAGTTGGTAAAGTCATCAATGCGAAAAAAGGTTCTAAACTGATCAAAGCATACGAAGAGTTACATCCAGATGCTGTGAAGTTTAAATCTCTTAGAATATCTAAGATGAGCATCGAGAACACAGGTTCTAAGTACATTCCAGAGATCAAAAAACTGGTAGATGGAAACCTGAATACTTCTGGTAAATGCTTCTTGGCAAAACATGGTGGAAAACCGTTTGCAGTGATTGCATCTATCTTTGCTAGTAGTACCACAGCTGTCATCACTTCTGATGGGGTTGGAAGTGCTTCTACATATAGCAATACCAGATACTATTTCAAAGCGCTGTGTCCAGAAGCTGTTGCGCATAAAGAGTTCTACGAAGCTGCTTTAATGCTGAAGAAATTCAAAGTATCCACACCAGAAATCAAAGCATTTTGTAAGGATATGAAAGCAGAACTTCAGGATCTTCGCAAGGAACAGGCGCAGGCTGAAAAAGATAAGATCGATGCAGAAAAGAAAGCAAAATCTGCATCGGAAGCAAAAATTGCAAAAGAATCTGCTGGTATTGAGTATGATAATGATAAGATTTATCAGTACGTACGTGAGCAGTTAATGCAGAAATACGTAGATGGTGAAATCACTCTGGAACAACGTGAAGGTGCTTTAATGGAAGCCAGAGATCGTCTCTTTGGGGATGATATGGATTTGATCGAAGAAGGTGTTTTTGATAATTTCGTAAAGAAAATCACTGACAAAAAGAAAGGATCCACTGATAACTCTGCATTCCAGAAATCAAAAGCCGCTTATGCTGCTAACAACGCTGAAATCAACCGTCTTAACACAAAAATCAAATCTCTTGAAAAGATGGAGGCTCAGAAATCTGATCCAACTACTTTGAAGAAATGTGCGGATGAAATTAAACGTCTTCAGGCAAAAGTTCAGAAACTCGTTTCTAATAATGATACACTTTCCAAACAGATGCAAGCTTGTATGGTTGGTGAATCTTCTGAAACTCCTGTTGGTGAGCAGATCTATGCAAACGTTTGTGAGCAGGTTACTGACAAATTCATCAACGGTGAGATCACTTACGAAGAAAGAACAGCTTTATTAGAAGCCGCTCAGGGACGTGTCATGGTAGAAAACGCAGATCTGATTGAAGAAGGCGTGTTACAGAAAATCTCTGATAAGATTCAGAATCAGAAGATCTCTGGTTCTGTGGAGCAGTTACGTGCAAAATATCTTTCCAATATGCAGGAAGTAAAACGTACCGAAAAACGTATCAACGAATTAAAACAGGTATTAGATCGTCGTGATATTGATCCTGTTGTTGCAAAGAAAACAGCCCGTGAGATCAACCAGCTTCAGGCAAAAGCAAAGAAACTGGAAAGCGATGCAAATTTTGCATATAAGAAAATGTCTGCACATGATTTCAAGAATGCTCCAAGAGAAGTATTCAACAACAAACTGGCTAAAACAAAACCTGTTACGCAGTAGGAGGTGAATCCTATATGCTGAACTTATCAAATGTCGTATCACGTATTAAGTTCAAATTAGGAATCGCAAATATGGCATTGCCATTTGATAATCTGGATAAGATGATCGTAGATATCATTCAGGAATTTACGGTTCCTATCTTTTCGATCTATGTACCCGATAAGAAGATCAGTACCGTAAATGCCAAGGAGAGTTTCAAAGTCTTAAACCAGACAACATCTCATACCACCTATTTATTACCGGACTTTAAAGAACCAAAATTGTTATATATCTTTGATATGTACAACAACGAAGATGCATTAACCAACTTAGGGTATTATGCCGGAACGATTCCATTCTCTATGACAGAAGGATCCTTGATGGGTGAGATGATGTTAAGTAATATGACCGCTCGTATGATCAATGCAGCGGTTCCAAAGATGACATTCGATTTTGAACCACCAAGAACGTTAAAAGTATACAATGCGTTCTGGACAAATACGTTTACGATTGAATGGGGTTTTGAGCATTCAAAATCTTTAAATACAATTCCAGACGATGCATTACCGTCTTTCTTACAATTGGCACTCTTGGATGTAAAAGAAAACTTATATCCAACCGTTGCACAATATCAGGAGCAGTCCACGGTATATGGAACTATCCGGTTACCAATTGATACATGGACCAATGCAGAGTCTGATCGAACTGAATTGTTACGTCAATGGGACGATACCTACCATTTGGATGGGGTTCCGTTCTATTATGGATAATTATAGATACCATACACTAGATAGTGTATGGTATCTATTTTATTAAAATGACGTAAAGAAGTCATCTACTTTATGTTTTGTCTCGGGACTGATCTTTGCATAAATCATATTGTCGTGATCTTTAATGATCGCGTGTTCATGAGTGTCGTCAAATCCTACCAGGTCTCTGATGTCAAGATCAAAGCTTTCCAGAAGAATCTCCGTATTGGTATCCTTATTGCCAACGAGATCTAAGATTTCATGTAATGGAATCATAGTGTCGTCTGGTGTCACGGAAGGATCCGCAGGAGTAACGATGCCAGAAGCAGACTCCATCATAGGTTTCTGTAACTGACCGATCATCTCGGCTTCACAATGGCTTGGATAGAATACCCAGTCATAGGTTACCAGTAATCGAATGACTACAGTTGGTCGTCCATTGATCTGTCGTAACGTTGCAATAGAACGACAGCTAAAACGTGGAACCATTCCCTGGATAATCGTTTTTGCAAATCCAATACCAGCCTCTGTACCAGCATCTGTCTGGATACGTGCTTTTAACAGATTTCCATCGATTCTTGGTTTCATGATCTTATGAGATCGATTTGGCATCCACACGTCTCGGATTCGTTCTGGAGTTAACTTCGCATCCGTAAACGTTTGTGTTGGATGGTTTTGCTCTCCAAACCAGGAGTCGTGTGCCAATAAATCTTGAATCTTTGGTGACTGTATCGCTTGCCAGACATTCTCTGCGGTGTAATATCGGTGGTTACGATTCTCAACCCCAAAGGACTGTAAAACGGAATCAAACTCGACAAAGAAAATATTATTGTCGTTGTAGATCTTCAGATCGCCGACTTTCGTAAGCGGTATGTCCGCACTTTCGCAAAGATAGACAAACCCGAGGTCATCAATTTGCTTATTTGTACGCAATTTATTACACCTCGTTTCGGGTTAATTTCTTACCAGATTGTTTTTGGCTTGAACGTTAGAACTCCATTTTTGCAACCACAGAAGAATAATGCCCTTATAGATTTTCGTGATATATTATTTTTTTGCTCTGACCAAATCACTGCAGATTAAGCGTCGTAAATCTATAGGGGTTTGAAAAGTCAGAGACTTTTCTTATTTCGAAATAAGAGAAACGACTTGAAAGGAGCACTACGAAAATGGGAAAGAAGCGTGCAATGTTAGCCCGTATGGACTGGGATACTGCATTTTATGCAGACATGCAAAATGATGTGGGGTTTCAGATTACCGAACCAGCAGAGATATCTTTAGACGGATCCAAAGAAAAATCCATGTATGGACCACAATCGCCCTTATATGGAACGACTTATGGAGACGAACGAGAGTTCATCGAACGCTGGAGATGTAAATGTGGACGTAAAAAATCCCGTGCATACGAAGGAGAAGAGTGCCCATTCTGCCATAGCAAAGTAGAAGCAAGAGGATCCAACATCAATATTTGTGGATGGATCTCTTTGGTGAAATCCGGCGCATTTGTGATTCAGCCACTCTATTTTCGCATCTTGGCACAGGCAATTGGCAAGGAGTTCGCAGAGATTGTCAATTGTAAGAAAAAGGTAGATACCAACGGAATCCAGAGCGAATTAAAACCAGGAGATTTGGATTTTGTTCCAAGTCATCCGTTTTATGGCATTGGAATTCAGAAGTTTCGGGATCGCTATGAAGAAGTCCTTGATTATTACATGCACCAGTCCAGTAAGAAGAATAAGATTCATACATTCGAATTACTGCTGGCACAGAAAGATCAGGTCTTTATCCAGCACATCCCGGTATATTCTACATATCTGCGACCGCAGTCGATCACCCAGGATACATTCTATTTCCAGGGTGCCGACAAGATGATCAACGTCATCTTTAAATTATCTGAGCATTTGGAAGACTGCCCAGATATCGAGTGGGATAATTTCCAGGCAAGACTACAGATCAAAGTCAATGCGTTATGGGACTATGATTTTACGTCTATGCATGGAAAAGAAGGTATTATTCGTGACATGTTACTTGGTGGGTCTCTTAACAAAATTGGGAGACGTAAAACCAATCTAATTGCGGGGACTTCCGATAAACGACAACTACCAAACCAATGTAGTGATACACTGGCGGCAAGGGGTAACTCCCAAGGTATGGTAATCAAGGTTGTACGTTTGGAATATCGACGCAGCAAAGCATCTTAGTAGGATAAGATGTGGGCTCAACGACTATGGAAAGCTAGGGATAAGCACGCGTCCTGAAAATAAGGTAAGTTGAAATACTTACACGAAGCAAGTAGGTCCAATTGGACGAAAGGTAGGCTTAACGCCGAAACGGTTGGGTGTCATTACGACATAAGATATAGTCTGAATGTGTAAATTACGATTTGCAATTATACTGCCAGAAATGTCATCGTACCTGATCCTACATTACGTGATAATGAAGTCGATCTTTCTTATCACACCTTTAGAGAACTTTTTAAACCAAAGATTATTAACTACTTAAAGGTCTATGAAGATATTCCTTTAAGTAAAGCAGAAGACATCTGGGAAGATTCCTGGATCTTCAATGAGAAAGTATACGACATAATGATGATGATCGTTGAGAAAGAGAACGTCAGTCTCTTGATTAACCGTAATCCGACGCTAACCATAATTTGGTGTCGTTAAACCTATCTAATGGCGGGGACAATCTCGAGGATCATTCACTACGTACTCATAGCAGCAATGTATATGAGGGCAACGGGTAACGCCGAAGGTATCGTAACAATGTGAATGTAGAGACAATCCGCAGCGAAGTATCTTACAATGATAAGATATGTGCTCATCGACTAGAAAAAGCTAGACATCTGCACTTGTAGAAATACAAAAATAGGAAACTAGGCAGGTTGAAAATAAGGTAACTTGAAATGGTTACACGAAGCGAGTATCGTTAGGGAAACCGAAATGGTAGGTCTTATGATAGTCTGGCAACAGGGCTACATATGAAAGAGATAGTCAGATGCTTGTATTTGAGCATTGGAATTATTATAGTATGCTTTTACTTAAGGTCAGAAAGGTAAAACGAAGTGGTACAGACTACTGTCTGAGTGTACCTCTTTCGATCCTCCCCGGTTTAAATGCCGATCAACTTACAAGGTCGGGGTTAGTAGTAATACTAATCATAGCACTATGTGAACGCTTAACAAGCGGTGTCGTAATATTTATTATTACGGCTAACGGTAGAAGTTATATAAGGTTATAAACTCGAATACGCTTCGTAAGAGAGTCTACGGTCCAGAAATGGATAGCAGATGATACCGTACCAAGCATTACCATATGCATCCCTTTTAGAAATGGAGGTGCTACAATGTATATACACTTATCAGAAGATCAAAAATCACGATGGAATATACATAACAAAATTTCATGTATATACAAGATTACAAATCGTTTAGATGGAAAGATCTATATTGGTCAAACTATAGACTTGAGAAAACGAGTTCCTCAGTATAATCATCCTATCAAACATTCAATGAGAGATATTATGAATGCTATGTATCAAGACGGGACTGATAATTTCGTTTTAGAGATTATTGAAGAATGCGATCCTGAAGATTTAGATTGTTTTGAATCTTACCATATTCGAAAGAATCGCTCTTACGATAGTGATGTTGGTTATAATGAGAATCGTGGAATCAGTACTCGTACATTTGCTGATGCGTTAGAGCAAAGGAAACTTATGAGCGAATCTCATAAAGGTTTGACAGAGTCACCTTTTACCAAACGTAAAAAATCAAATGCTATTATTGCGATAAATGAAGAAACACAGTCAGTTATTATTTCTGACAGTGCGAAATTGTTTGGTGATTACGTTGATAAAAGTAAAGATTACATTAAAAACTGTCTTAGACAACCATCTACTGTACAAGGGTATCAATTGTACTATTTGGACAGAACAAAACGTGATGAAAATTGTCTACGTATTTTAAGATCCAAAAAGATGAAGTCTGACAGATTTGAACGATTATGGGACATGCTAAATGCATGTGGTAATGAAGGCGTAGAGACTATTAGTTCGCTACTCCAAAAGGTATATGCCAATGTGTATTATTTAAGATATGGCATTACTGATAGGGATGGCGAACCTAAGCTCATAAAAGCAGAATCAGCAGCTTAGGTAGGACTTAATTTGCGGGTTAAGTTCGAAGCGCATAGCTCCTATAGTAGAAATACACATGTCAACTATAGGATGAAGATATAGTCCGTGCTTATATGAAAATATAGGAGAACACGTTTGATGGTGACATCCTTAATATGATCGCTATTGTAGATGAAGCGATTCGTTATATGTTTAGAAAGTTCGATCCACTCACACGTATGATCATTGCGCGTGATACTGGTTTATTAAATGATTACTTTGCAGTTACGAAATCACAGAAGATCGATCTGTACCACTTCGCAACTTGCGGCGCACAGGAGAATGATACTCCTGAAACCTTCCCAGAAGAGATCTTAACCAAACAGAAATGGGAAGAAGAGGTTGTTGTGCACGAACAGCCGAAACTGCAGTTATTCATGGAGAAAGAAGATTTGACACTGATCCCACGTATGGAAGAAGTAGAAGATATTCCTTTCAAACCAAGTGCCAAATTAAAGAAGCGATTCGCTATCGCTTAAACGAGAAAAGAGATACCCAACGTTACGAGTGGGTATCTCTTTTTTATTCGTAAAATGAAGATGTTTTATTTAGATATTATCTATGTGAATCAAAGAAATATTATAAGTAATCCGTACATATCTTTGATTTGTAATTTCGGCGAGCGGACGTCGTTAAGAAAGAAAATAACATGATTAAAATTCATAATGCTGAAGATTTCGTTAAGACTGCAGTAGACCAGGTAGAAGAACTGTGTCATACAAATCATTACGACAACACGTTATATCAGGACTACATCACAAGTACCATCTTAATGCCAAAAGCAATTAAGATTGTATTAGAATTAATTGATGTTGTTGATCTGGAAAACGTTGCTGACGCTATAATGCTGATCACAATGACGGAGGGAAAACACGTCATCTTTCAGCGCGCAATGATCAGTGTAATCTGTACGACCATCTTCGATGAAAAATCTGGGATGGCGATCTTTCCATCGTATGAAGAAGCGTTGGAAGGAAAACGCTACATTCATTTGGTTGAACGTGATCGTGCTGTTGGACTTCGTGTAATCAACTTCAAAGGTGAAGCCGAGAAACTGTCGGCACGTTCATATCATAATCATCCAGTAAAATTGATCATGGTGTCATACCGTGATCTCAACCAATTATCGAAGAAACTTGAAGATCTTAAAGAAACTTCTGAAGGTTTCGACGATGACCTTATTGATTAATCATAACATAAAACAGGAGGAAACAAAAATGATTGACAGTGAAAAACTTGCAGCGGATGCAACAAAATTAAGTGCAAAGTTCCTTGAAACCACAGTTGCTGAAATGGCAACAAGAATGATCCAGAAGGACATCAACGAAGACAAAGGACTTGTTGGTGTTAGGCACGCAGGTGATTTCTGTGACGGCTGTGCTTGTGATGACAAGGTTTGTGAGACTTGTCCATATGCACAGTACGTCCCAGACACAAGAAAGTAAAAGAAAAAGAATCGGACTATACATCCGATTCTTTTTTTTGATCTTTTTAAATATAGTGATATATTATTTACGTGTAAGAATGCAACGCTATTCTAATTAGTGTATATTAGTTTAATATGGTTTTAAACTTGCAAAATACTTTCAGGTTATAAGTATTTACAGTCATGTACTGAGTTCATCTGATTCCCCTATCAGACATGGAACTCTTATGTTGCATTCTACAATTATGTATCGGTCTTGATCTGTGCTTACTCCTTTGGGCATGGAAGAGACGATCTGCCAATGAGAAAGTGATGTTCCTCTCCCCATATTGTGAATGTCACTTTCTCGTAAAAAAGAAAACTTTATATTTTTTATACACAAAGGAGAGACTAGGAGGATATACAAAATGGCAAGACGCAAACCAGTAAACGCATTCGAAATTGCGAAAACGAAAGAAGTTGGATTCGTATACTTATTATCCGACTTTCGAACAGAACATGATGTGAGCTTTGGCACAAAGAACGTGCCGGTATGTGCAGATGAGAATACACCAATCGATGTGTATTTCTTAAAGAATGTCTTAAGTGATTATGGTAGAGGACCATTACTTGCAATGGTAAGACCATTTAACTTAACTATGCGCGAGCGCTTCAAAGAAGAAAACGAAAAGGGTACCGTTATGATCCCTGGTGTGACTGCAACCGAAATGGAGATTATTGAAATTATTGATTTGACCTCTACCTTCTGGATGGAACGATTTGTTTCTACTGGATTAGTAGATATTCACGCTGGAGATGATCGATGGGCAAGATACGCATTTCATCATTCTCCATGGCTTTGGACACGCCTGTCACGTCTGTTAGATGAACCAAGAAAGCCAGGTGAAAAGTCAAATACTGAAACCGCAATGCGTATCCAGGAAGAAGAGCTTGCGAAAATGAGAGAGGAGAACGTACTGTTATGAAAAAATCTATTTACGAATTATTTACATTAAACCATGATAATGACGGTTATGTAGGAGATGCTGAAAAATTCTTAGTTGTCTTGCATGGCTTTAACGTGGACGCAAAAGGACATAAGTTTACAGACTATACACCATGGGATAAAAGTAGTGATTTTACAGGCATCTTCATGGATCGTGAAAATCCGTATGTGTTAATACCATTGGAATATGCAGACTTAGTTGGTGGAATCAGTGATACTGTAGCGATTGTAAGTCCGGTATATTGTGATATTTCACAGGAAGATTTCCCAAATGTCACAAAAGGGTTAAAGAGCATTAAAAGTGTCTTAACACAGTTTGAGTCCATGCACATGTTATCACCGTTTTGTGGATTCAGTCACTTCCGTCCAGTACCGAAGAAAAAGAAAACAAAAGAAGAGCTAACAAAAATTGCAGAAGTACGCCCACGTACGAGTCATGATATGTTTGGCTATAATCTGGATGACGAAAGTGATACGTACATCAAACGTACCTTCAAACTTACTGTGAATGGGGATGATAGCCAGGTATGCCTTGATAGTAAGAAGTTAGATAAAACAGTTGAAGAAATCCACGCGCAGTACTTACGTCCAGTTTCAACTTCTATCGGAATCTGCTATGAATGTAGTGCTATCATGCTTGATCGGATCGGAAACATAAACCAGATTGGACGCGGCTATATGAGTGAAGAGCGTATCAAAGAACATGGATATCAGCACTATACCGATGTGTTAAATCTGTATCCAAGTTTATGGACTTACTACACAAGCACCGAGCTGAAAGATGAGATTCGTGAAAATGCAGAAAAGATTTATGAAAGACCTACTGAATTTGAAGTGATAGATCGTGAAGATGAACTGGATACAGCACGTATGATGATCCGAAATACAATCGACTATTGCTTAGACGTTGCACCATCTGTCGTAGAAGCCAGACGTGCCTTTAAAGATATGGTCGATGATCTGGATGAAGAGACTTTGACTGCATTGGCAATTGGAAATTATCAGGATGCTACAGCGGCTGTCACTAAGCAGTTTGAAGAAAAAGAGAATCCACTCTTTGATCCAAAAGAGTTCAAAGATGGTTTGGATCGAAGATTTTCCATGTTACGTACCAAGGATTATGATCCATACTACGATGAATGATTAAGGAGGTATGCCCTATGATGTACCAGGGACATTTAGAACCACTGGTATTCACTATACAATGTGAAGAATTTAATGAAAGAACCAAACAGTTTGAATCTCGTGACCAGGTGATTTTAAATCGTACACGTCTTGGTATGAGATGGTCTAATCTGTATACATTTTATGTATTTGAGAATGGCGGGCTCTACACAGAGTCTGCCTGCATCAAATTGGTAAAAGCATTTAACAAATTGGAACATCCAAGAGACATTACAAACCACATATCCATTGCACGTATTAATCGAGATGACAAAGATTTTTCGTCTATGGAGATTTATGCAACGGATGCATTTGCTGATTTTCTGACGGCAAAGTTAAACGGACGATCAAAAGCTATCACAATCGATTTCATATATTTTCGTAGCAAAGCAGATAATGGAAAACCTGCACCGGGAAGTGCGTTTGCATTCAAAACAAAGATCGATGAGATCATCAAAAATGCCACTGGAGAAACCAATCCATTGACGGTTAATGTCTATTACTCCGAATACTTTCAACCACATGTATTCGTAGAAGAAATCACAGATAAGACTGAGATTTAAAAGGAACTATACAAAGGAGAACACACCATGGAAGAAACAAAGCTGGACGCAGTCAGCGTCTATAATCAGGTGAAGACCTGTATCAAAGAAATGCATGAAGCGGGATTATGTATCAAACGAGACCGCTTAGAAGAGATCGTTACCGATCACCATGGAAGTCACTATGGAAAAGAAACCAAACAAATGGTATACTTAATGCAACACAATCGAGAATTTCGCAGAGCATTATTTCGTTTAGACGCCTTAAACGAGTTCGGTGTTCTGCGACGTTCCGAACGAATCTTAGATCGAGAACGTCATAGCATCAGACAGGGGCGTCTTCTTACGATGGGATGTATGGCGATTCTCTTTATTGGAATCATCATTATGACAGCAATTCATTGCAGCTGGTTAGGAATCGAACCACGATATAATTTTGTAATGATAATCTCTGAGATTGTCACACTTGGAATTGGGATGTTTGCAATTGATATTCTCGTAAATACCAATACGATGGGTGAATCTCATGCAGAAGATGGAATCGATCCAATTATCAATGAAGAGCTGTATCCAAAAGAAACCAAAAATTATTTATTTAATCCACCAAATAGTTTATATGTCAAATATGTCGACCTTGGATATGTTCTGCTTCCGTCAGAAGCATTTGCATTCGCATCCTATTTGGTGGATCTACTAAATCATCCAAAAACGATCCTTCTTCTTGGTGACCGTTCTTTTAAGGATGTCTTCTCCAAAGAATATCGAAAGATTTATTCAGAAATTGGCAACTGTTACCGGTTGTTTGAGACTCCCTCTCAAGAAGAGATTGACGACTTAAAACTGAAAAACCGTGCGAAGAATAGTGGTCCGCAGATCTATAATTTAGATAAACCGTCAAAGAAACGCAAAAGGAAGTCAAATAAAACCGTGAAGAAATTATCTCAGAATTGGAAGCTTATGCAATTTGATATTCCGATTACGAAAGGAGAAGACGATGGCCATCATTAATCTGATATTAGACGTGGTCATCCTTGTTGGAGCTGGAATGTTAACATTCCAGCTCTACTTATACGTGACCATGTTTCGTTTGAAACGTCAAAAGAAATGGACAGCAGCTAGAGAAACTCGGTTAGCTGATATGATCGTAACTATGCGAGCGCTCGTGTCTTTAATGATATTTGTAAGCTGTTGTTGCCTCATCGGGAAGGTGATTTTATGGATCTGACCTATTGGTACACTGTATTTGGAATCAGCTTTGTAGCAAGCATATTTGGTGCCGAGATATTTATAAAAGACCTTGAGAATTCGACCTTGTATATAGAAGTTGCAATTCTGTTGGTGTTTTGCATTATTATGATGCTGGTATCGGCAAATATATTTATGATAAAATTATTATTATATTACATATAATAGGAGATGACAAAAAATGTTACAAATGATGCAATCATTAGGGGTAATATTCGGTGTTCTTATACTTATTGGATTAATCGGAATCTTGTTCAGTCTTCATCAGAAACATGCGATTGATGGTTTCTCATTATTAACATTGCTGCTGTTATGTTTATTTGTGATTGGCGTGGTACTAATTGTACTTGCCAAATGCATGACAGGAACCGCATGATATAGGAGGACATAACAATGGATGCTTTATTGGTCGGACGCATTGTAGTAGTTATATTTGGATTAACCTGTTGGTGCTGCTTTGTACGTTTACTGGTATCATACAATAACAAAAACGGAAACGATGCCAGAGCAAATGCATGGACATGCTTCGGTGTTTCGTTGATCGTCTTCGGAATTGTAGCAACCGTTTTCACAATCACACAATAGAAGGAGAGATTATGAAATTTCTTCATACGTTATTTGTATACCTCATGCTTGGTAGTTTTATTATTGCCATCTTATTAGGAATTATCGAGGTATACGCATTGCATCGTGAATCAAGATCTGTTTCACAAAAGACAGAGAAAGCGATGTTAATCACTTTAGGATGTATGACCATTTGGTCATTAATATTATCATACATATAAGGAGGAACCACTATGGTTGAAAAGAAGTACTACTGGCCTGATTTTAAGGATACCTTTACAGTCAAAACTGAAGAAGGAATGAAACATGAATCACTAATAGGTGAATATGATTGTGATTTAATTATGAATTACTTGATGTATGCTGCGGATCATCTCATGACCACTTCTATTACGGGTGATGTTAGTTATTTCAAGGAACATGCATTCCCATATTTACCACTCTACGGATATGATCCATTTATTCTTGCTGGAGAGGGGATTTTGAAATACATCATCGAAGTAGATCTCATCAATCATGTAGTTACGATAATGGAATTTCAGGTTCTTACCAGTTTTGCCGAATTATGTTTGAAATCTGAAGGACTGATCAAAGAATCTAAAGCATATACGAATCAGATCATGATAGATCGTGATCGATTTGTAGAATTATTTGAATTTTCGAATGAGAATAATCCGTATAAGCTCTTTAATAATTTACGATTAGCGTTATTGACTTATTTTGAAAATATATACAATAGACGTATCTATACGGAGAAAACACTAAAAGATCTGGGAATGTTAGATGCTACAAAAGAATTCTTAAAATCATTTCAAACATACTTAAAGTTTGCGGATGAAAGTACTACAACGTATACACACGAAGATGTGATGGATTTGTTGTTACAGCAGATGCTTGTAATTGCACCAAGGGATTTTCAAGAATCCGTAGACACCTACTAAAAGAGAAGAAGAGTCGGATAGCACATCAGTGCTTCCGACTCTTTTTTAATTTTGATTGAAGTATTTTGATATGATCCGGGTCTGTCTCCAGTCGTATCAAAGATTCCAGAAGATACTTATTATCGCAATTTCTTGGGAGCTTATGATAAGCAATTAGTTTTGCTATATACTCTGCCGTGGAGTAGTTTCGAATATGTGTATGTCCAGATTTGAATGGTTTCTTACTGTTGTACACCACGTACGTCTCAGAAGAGCTTTTATTATGTTGATCTTCTGCGTAAATATCTACGAATTTGATTTTTCCAACTCGAACCATAAGGCACCTTCTTTCTTTAGGAGATTGTAAGGGGTCTAATAATCCGTAAAGTCGGTACGGATATTTATACAATATTTCCGTGAATCAGAGAAAAAATATACTTAGTAATCCGCATTTCATCTCTGATCTGGAAAAGTTCATAGCTTTGAAACAGAAGCAAAGGGCAAACTGATCACCCGTACAAGAAGTACAAAGTGTATGATCCGGCTAGCGGAAGTCGTTAAGAAAGGCCTCATATGGGTAAAACAAATCAGAACACACAGAACACAAACAACGCACAGAACAACCGCAAATGCAGTACCGAAGCACATAAGAAAAATGGTGTTGTAAACGCAGCAAAGAAAGCCGGTTCAACAGTAAAGCATGCTGTTGGCTACGGTGTTGATCTGGTCAACAGATCTGCAGGAGAGGTTCTGTTAGATGTTGCATCAGCCGGTGCCGGTGTTGCTGCAGGTGTCGTGTGTGCGAAAGGTGCACATGACGGCATCACCGTCGGAGCTCAGATGTTAAATAACACTATTAATATGAGCACCGGCAAAGGCACCATCTCTGTGAAGCGTAAATTCGGTGGATGGAAAGAAATTTCCACATCCGAATATTTAGCAGCTGTTAACCGAGGAAAGAAATTTGAACAGGCGATTCCAAACTATTGGACAAATCGTCATGCTGATCAGATTAACACTACAGCAAATATTGCTGGTGGTATTGCAGGAGTTGGTGGCGCAGCAATCAGTTTCACAGGAACCAGACGTCTTGGAAAGAAGACGATTCCAAATCTGTCAAAAGAATACATCATAGAACGTCAGAGACGTCAGCAGATGCACAGTACAGATGAACCAGTGGAAGACTCATCCAAGGATGAGACCGAGGATAAATAATTGCCCAAACGATGAAAAGAAGAGTTCTTAGAACTCTTCTTTTTTTGTCTCCGGACAGTCCTTTAATTCAATTAAAGGAGGCGTTCACATGAAATATTATCTTTTTCCTCTGAAGCTCTCAGAAACAAGAGTTCCATCAAATCTTGGATGGAACTTTGTGCATGAAAATATAGATCGTTTAGTTGAGTCTGAAGTCCTTATTGAAGTAAATACATATGATAAGGGAACCACCCGAATCTTATACAAGGACGTTGTCTATACTATCAAGAAAGACTTTGTTGATCTTTCTAACAGCAGACGTATCTATCTTGGAGTACCGGCAAATGAGGGTTCTGAGGTAATTGGAAATTATGACGACTTTGTGAAAAAGTTGGGCTAAAACAAACTAATAAGGTCGACAGATTAACATATATCTATCGAACGATTTAGCTTAAGAAACTAACAGTAGGGAACTTACAAAAAGTTCCCTACTGTTTTTAGTTGTTGTAAGCCTGAATCGATAATATGAAATAGAAAAAGATCGCTTTTTTATAATTGATACGTGAAGCTTCTCGTTTAAACTTGGCATGGACACCAGAGCTTTCCGCCCACTGATCCAAAATGGTTTTGATACGTGCAATATTAGCATCGTTAGAGTTCGTTTTTCTAAAAAGTTCCGCACTCCAGGTAAGGAAGTAGGAGCTGTTAATGTCCACAGGTTGTTTCTGATCCGTGTACAAGAATAAGAACAGAATGGATTCAATGAATCCTTGAATAGAGGATTCATTTTTTCCAGAGACGATCTTACTTAAATAGAATCTCGTATCTGAGATAGAGATCTTGGCAAGCTTTGCACAAATCTCTGCTCGTTTTAAGTCAATACCATTTGTGATTAACGGAATAGATACTTTAGAAGTTATCGTGCTTACTAAGGTCGTATTATTCTCGTTACCATCCATAACTGGAGAATCCCCAAATTGGTCTTTAACTGTTGTGACAGTTTTTCCAGCTGCATGATTCTTGGTGTAATTATCACAGATCTTTTTGATTAAGGAGTTCTGGTCATTACGGATACGCTGGATAAAACGAACCACTTCTTTATCTGATCCATCTTGCATGAAGTCCTTCAGAAATGAATAGGATGACTGGATGGATGTCGCCAACATACCAAATACATGACCGGTTTTCTTTAAGATAAACTTCTCGGTCAGGTTGTCAACGGTATATAGCATCGCACCTACGTCGCTGACTCCATACTTAAAGTACTTCGAAAATATGGATGGGTATACGGATAATGCATAAATAATCAGCGCCGTATTTAATCCACGTTCATCTTTGGTTTCAATGGTGTAGTATCTGATACAGCAGTAGAACAAGAAGAAGATTGGATTATTTTTAAGTAACTGAAAGTTTGTATTCGTTGCAGATCCTTTTAAGATCGCAATGATTTGCTTACTAGAAGCATTGATTTCTTCTTCCGTGATGTCAAAGATTTTATAAAACATCCCCTTGTCAATATCACCAAATGGGACTAAGTATTGTGGACCTGGTGTGTGAAGCTTTTGTGAGTTCTTATCTACGTATCGACCAACGGTCTGCTTAAATCGCATGTCACCGGCTGGTGTCTTTAAAACGGCTCTTACTTTCTGATACAACCCGTCACGAATAATGTAAGACTTTGATAAATCTGTAGATTCACATAAATACTCGAAGTCTACATGGGGATAGGATTCAAGATCCCATAATGTTTCCTGTTCGAAGACGGGGTGTTTATATCGTTCATCTGCATAGATCACAGGGTCTGTCCGATATTTCATTTGATCGTGTCCCCCTTTCGTAGTTAAGATTTTGTTGCCAGTCGTAAGGTACATTTTTGTAACACTAATTAGAAAGACGAGGTGATATTTCATTGAATAACCGATTTCTTTCAAAGCGCATATTATTTGCATACGCAATTGCGCTTAGTTTAGGAACCCATTTTATATCGACTGGCATTGACCGCGTATTTGACATCTTAGTACACGTATCGCTTCATTACCCAGGTGCTTATTTGGGAAGTGTCGTTTGTATGCTCGCAGGATTTGTGATACTTGGATGTGGGCGAGGATTATACCAAGTGTATGTACATGCGATTGAAGATCAAATGCATGATGCACACTGTACGATTCGAGAACTCCATGCACTTCCACATATCTGCGATAGTTATGTCGGGATCACATTGATACTTATAATCATGGTCGGTACTTTGGGATATCGTTTCTTACATTTATTTGACTCAGAAATTGTACTCGTAACGCATGATCCATTCAAGTTGTTTTTTGGACCTGCCGTGTTGGGTGTATATGGATTGTACCTTGTATATCGCAGCAATAAAGGTCGAAAATCGATCAGGTGAAAGGAGTGACAACTATGACATTACGGTTACCGTCAGATAAAAAGAAACACGAACAATCGATTCGTGACTACCGCAGAAAAATCATACTGCGAAATATTATGTGGAATCTGGTATTTGGATTCTCTGTATGTGCAGTTGTATTTGGATTTGCAACGTTCATAACCAAAGAGCTGAGCAGTCTAATTACCTGTGGAGTTACTCTCATATTGATTCCGATTACATTGGAATCAGCACTGCATCTTTCAGACGAGACTGATTTGAAACGATGGTTCAAGAAATAATAACAGAAAGAAGGGGTCTTGGATGCTTAAAGCACCAAAAGATAGTATCGAAGAGCTAGGCGAGAAAATGATCGTCAATGCTGGTGGCGGTTTTCTTACTGCAGTCATTGACGATTATTACTACTACGATGAGAACTTAGAGAAGAAAAAGTTTGAAGATGGGCATACCTACTTTCCGAGCGTGCTCGTGTCTGCACTTCATATGACCGACGATATCAAAGGCGAAAGTCTCTTTTATCAAGACCGTGAAGGAAAGCCCCATTTTACTATATACAAAAACGTATCTTACGCGATGTCAACTATGAAAAACGAACACGTAAACGTAGATAACCCGATACGCGTAACTGCTACGTATAATCACTACAAGGATCTTCCAAGCTGGATTGGTGTTGACCGATTAGCAAAGGAATTGTTCCGTGTACATAACAAAAAGAAATATGATTTGGATGATATTTTTGAAGATCAGTGGTATCGTCAAAAAAGAAACGTCTATAGAGAGACTGCTGTTACCACAATCGTATTGGCGATTCAATATGTGTTATTTATTCCATATGTGATTGACCGACCCTGGTTTATGCGTCTTCCGTATCATATCACTGCAATCTTAATCTTAGCCAGATTCGTAGGTAGGACATTTCGTCTGTATGCAGATTTAAAACGGTACGATCCAAAAAAATAAGGAATGATGATACAGATATCCATAATTGGTATCTGTATCATCATTCACTATTCGTTCGTATTTTTTGGTTCATCAACCACTTCAACCTCGGCATGATGGAAATGCTCAGAAGGTAATACCTCTATACGATCACGTTCTTCTAAGAGACGCGCCGACGTACAATTTTGAGTTACACATTGTCGATCCAATTTATGTAACTCGCTTACCATGTCAGCAACAAAGGTGTTGCCTTTTTCTTTCCTGTACTTATCGAATCTTTCATCAATAACTTTCAATGAGTAGATGTCGATATACCCGAGTTTCATCCAGTAATGATATTCGTTGGTGATAAACCCTTTGATAGATTCCTTGTCTGAATCCAGTAATAGATCAATTTTTTCTGAGAGTTCACGTAATACATCTCGTTTGATGTGATTGATTTCTTTTTCCAACTCATGTCCATATGCACATCCGCCTGTTTTGTTCTCCATATTGTCCATCAGGCGTTTGACATCTGCGGATATTTGCGTGTTGGATGCGTTAACAGTCTCCGTGAGTCTCACCATTAGTTCAGAAAGATATTCAATATCACTCTGTGTGGAACTCACTTTCTCATTGTAGTCGTTTTGTTCTTGCTCCTTTTCGAATTCCTCTCTGGATTCTCCTTTGACGCTTTTACGTAACTTCCAAAGCCATAAGATGCATGCAAACAACAAGGCGACACAAATTGCAAAGACAGTAAAAGCGATCAGAATTATACGAGCACTTTCCTCGGTCATCAATAGATCAACCATTTTACCAGCAGGATCTCCCATATTATCTGTCCTTTCTTAAATAGGGTTTACGAGTTACCTAATGGATACCCTGTATTTGCAGAGTATCCCATTAAATACTTGTTAGAAGGTGCTCCGAAGGGCAAAAAAAGAAGCACCTATAAGGTGCTTCTTATAATTATTTTAATAATTCTTTTGGTATCTCCTTTGTTGCCGCATCATATAATGCATCGCATAATGTATCTGCAATTTCTCGAGCTTTTACACTATGTGGCTCAATTGGTAACTCAGCAGATGTGCAAGTGTCATCAGTTACACCAGAGTTTGGATGTGCATGATTCGCATCAGTTGTCGCTTGATGTTTGCGAGACTGAAGATGCATATCCATTGAGGCTAATGTTGGTAACTCAGCGGATGTCTTTGGAACAATTGGAACAATTGGTGAGGATAGTGGTGAAGCCTCCCTTACAGTATCTGGTACTACAGATATGGATGGATTCTTCACGGATTTCTTTAATGCATGTGTATTAGCAGCTTCTTTCTTTAACTGGTCATTTTCTTCACGAAGTTTCTTTACTTCCGCAGCCAGATTCTTAATCTTCTTGTGTAACTTCTTTTCGTCGTTGTGTTTCTTTGGTGCTGGTATCTGTGGATTAATAACTTCTACGGGCTCGGAATATACTGAAAATCTCGGTACATGTCTTTTATCTATATCAGTACCCGCAGGAGACAAGAAGTCATTGATCGCACGTACAAATACTTCACGTCTACCATACATTGCCTGATAAACGACGTAATGACAGGTAATATGATCAACATCCGTTGCAAGTCCACATACCTGATAGAGATACATATTTTTATCAAAGTCTGCATCTAACCGGTGTGTTTTCAAATATGCGTCACGCTTAAAATGCGCGACAATCGTTCCCGGTGTTAATAAGGGTTCTAATTCGTTCTGTAATAAGTTCATTTTGTTTCCTCCTTTGATTTGTGAATAGGTATAAAAGTTGCATATGGATACATCTCTTTATCCTCGTGACCGGATAAATCGATGATATCAACTGGTTGTGAGGAAAACGCATCGTTGTGCGTAATCATAAAGTTTTGTTCGGAACCGATTCGTTCAATCTGACGTTCCATGATCAATAGAAAGTTCCTTCGATTATCACTATCTAATGCTCCGTCAATCTCATCTAACGACATGATATTGTATCCATTTAGGGATTGACTCACCAATGCAAATGAAAGAGCCACGGATGTTAAAGAGACTTCTCCTTGACTTAGAAGCTTCACATCTGGTAATAGTTTACCACGGTTATAGACTGGCATCATAAATTCATCTGGACTGATTTCGAAATCCGCCAGTACGATGTTTCCATGGTACGCGACGTCCAGTAAATCATTGGTCATTTTGACCGTATCTTTCAAATAATGCTTTACAATGATCGTCGGAATACCCTTGTTCGAGGATAAACTCTGACGAACCCAACTCATGTTATCAAAGTGCATCTGGTAGTTTTCTAGGTTTTCTTTATTCTCCAGATACAAAGTAAGTCCCGACTGTAATTTATTTCGTTCGGTTTCTGCACGAGTCTTATCACTCATCAATCCTCGGACGTTAATCTGTAATTCGTTGGATCGCTTCATACATTCATGATACTGGTCATATTTAGCCTGATATTGTGTTAAGGATTCTTTTACGGATTCATAATCTTCGCAACTCTCTACGGTTTCTGTCAGCGATTCTTTCGTATATTTTAATTCTTGCATCTCAGCACGTAATGTAGCCATGTCCTCGCGGTAATCCATAATCTTGGTTTTACAATCTTCCAAATTTGTAGTTGCTTCTGCGAGATCTTCACGTAAACCTTGCGTTTCAGAAAAGGTTTCATATGTATTAATCTGCTTACAGATATCCGTTTGGATATCCATACGTTCCTTAAGAGCTTCCTGTTCTTTTAAAAGCGTATAGAAGGTATCCATTCGTTTTGCATCGTATATAGGTTCTCCTTTTTCCAGATGAGATAACAAAGTTAACATCTTGAAGTCTTCTTGGATCTTTACTGGAAACTTGGAAATGATTTGCGCATATGGATGGAACCCTTCCAAAATTGGAGATAACCCAATATAGATGTGATGCATCATCTGATAATAATCGCCATCTTTTTTCTTGGCTTTCTGAGCACGTTCCTCTAAGAGGTTATTAATATGCGTCACGATTCGATGACCTGCGCAACGATTCTTATCACAGATCGGATCGCCGTTTGTGATGATACTTTTTAAAGTTCGTAAGAAGGCTTCATCATCATCCTGGTTGTTTCCTTCTAGTAGACCACTACTGATATAATGCTCTACGTTCTGCTTTCTTCGTATCAGATCCACAACTTCTTTCATAGGAGCATTTCCAAATTCATACAACGTAGAAATGGTCTGTTGGGATGACTTCAGATATACTAAGAAGTTTTCAAAATCATGAACCGTGATATCAGATTTGAAGTCTTTTAGGATCTTTTGATGACTCTTGACTTTTTCAATCGTTTCATTCAATAAATCGTAAAGACGTTTCAGCTCCTGATCTACAGTAGATTCTTTGTCCAATCGGACGTTTAGTTTATGAACCCGATCTTCCCAATCGTTACGACTTGTTAACTCTCGTTCTAATAATGCTTCGGTCGTACTATAGGACTTCTCCCGGTTTGACAAGGATTCACAGGTTGTTTCTAAGAGTTTCTTATAGTATGCTGCATCTTTTATATCCTTACCAAGACGATCTCTGACTTTCTGTAGTTTCTTAAAGGTCTTTCCGAACTTCTCCAATGAGTCTCGGATCTCAGAAATATCTCCTAATTCTTCCATCTTGGATCTACATACCGCAACTTCATCTTGATAGATGCGAAGTTTGGTTTCAATGTTTTCAATCACTTTACTGTATTCATTGATCTGTTTTTCGTATTCCTTTCGATCTTCATACATCATACGTTTAGATTGATCGACAGCGTGAGAAATCATTTCTTTTAAGGTACGTAAGTTGTTATTGACATGCTTGTAGTACTCCAGGTAAACTCCTATGTCATCGAGTAATTTTCCCATGAAGTTTTTACGGTCGGTAGATGTGGAATCGATTAAAGATTTAACGTTTGGTCCAAGTCTCACCAACTTCATATAGGATAACTCGATTCCTAAGTGAGTTTTGACAATTTCCTTAAACGACGTTACATTTCCATTGATGTTCAATTCTTGATCGTTTAATTGGATAAACGATTTGGTTGTATGTGTGTCTTTACTTGGTGTATAGTAATGCTGGATTTTATAGGTATCTCGACCTTTTTGATACCAGATTTCTTTTTTACCTTCTTTATGTGGGGTAACTAAATGATATCCATCTCTGACATCCAGATTTCCAATTGTGGAAAATGGAGTCAGTAAGGAAAGAATCGTAGTCTTTCCAGATCCGTTTGGACCAATCAACAAACAAATATTATTCTCGCAATAATCTAAGTCTAGTTCTAAGTAGGACGTTCCTAAACAGTATTGAATTGCTTCAAAGTTCTCTAGTATGAGTTTTGTAATTTTCATTTTGGTTCCTCCTGTTGCTTAATCGTACGTTTTTTGAAATCTAGTTTTAAACATACTATTAACTACGGTAAACATTAGAGGTTTACCGCTCAAAAATTCCATATCGGAAATCGGATGGAGTATGGCATTTTCGTACTCCAATAAAGTAATATATAAGTCATATCAAGAAACGTCTGCTTGTGGACAAGATACAAAATCATCAACTGTCCTTTCGATGATTCTTCGAGAGTAATTGACGTGATGTGACTACTTAAGCTAAATCGATTCGATGGATGATATGTTTACATAGATCTTTTGAACAAGTCGTGAAATGCTTGTTCAAATACTTGGGAGCGCTTCTGTAAGTACAGAAATGCTATACTCTGATTACGTTTTTTCCTCCTATAAGGATTTTGTGTATGTACTGGTGGGATAACGTTATGCCATACGAGCCCACCTAAACTCTTGAATATGATAGTACCTTACCGAACCAAATCACTATTTGTCATTGATTAGGCATTGTCAACTGACATCTTATGGGATGTATTTACGATCGTGAAGGAGTGGTTCCCAAGTGATTACTGACAAAATTAGGTTAACAACGATAATAGCCGATACAGGCATCAGATGGATGCCTACCGGAAGCTAACTACTTTTGTTTTTCATTTTTGAAAGAGCCTAATCTCTGTACGGCTCTTACCTCCTTAAAATGATAGGACTACGCGAACGTGAATCGCGTAGTCCCTTTTAAGTGCTTTATTGTAATTTGTACAAGTCTTTGACTAATTCATTGATATACTGCACGTTCAGATTTACAATGATCTTGTATGTGAAGTAAGTCGTATCATTATGGAAATAAATATCCAAGGTATGATAATCAATGTAGTAGTCTTTTCCCTCGATCAGGAGATCCCCCTGACGTCTTACTTTAATATCCAAAAAGTCTAATACTGGTAATCCATTCTTTTCGTGGTACTCAATTGCTTTTAGGATCGACAAGTTGATCATTTCTTTGATATTGATATGATCGTTGATTTCTTCCAGTCGACAAGAAGCTTGACTGTAGAGTGTCCATCCTGGTGCTAAGTTGTAATCTTCTTTACAGGTAATATCTGTAAATACTGGTACCACGTTTCCATTCGAGTAAGCTTCCTCATCATCTACAGTACGGAACTTGTATTTCTCTAGTTCATGTCCGAAGATGTAATAAAAACCAGTACTTTCAAATTCCACACGGACAGTAAAGGTCATCTGATATTTATCATAAACCTGTCCGACCTTCTCACCTTCATCCCCGTTGATGTCGTTAATCCAGTATTCCACATTGACTGGATAGTACCGATAGAACTCTCGGTTACCGGTTGCTCCGGATAACTTATACGTGATTGGATATTCGGAGTGTCCATTCATATAATCCATAAATGCTTTTGTACAACCATTGTCATCGACAACTGGTAACTGAATGATATCAGAAATGATATTGATCATGCTAGTTGGAATGTAACTTTCTAAACAAGTTGGAAGCTTTCCTGGGCAATTGACCGGTACTTTATTTGGAAGATAGCTCATCCAGTTTAACAACTGGATATACGTATTAAACACACAAGTCACATCGATATACATAACCGATCGATTCATCAAGTATTTGATCTCATAATTGTGTGCAGGATCTGCCATGAATGGCTGCAAGTTTCCACCACCCCATGCGGGCATCGTATTTGTATGCCGTTCAATGAAGTCTGTTCCTTTTAAGAAGCGTTCTTCATCTAATCCAGAGACTCTTGGTCTAAAAATGATTTTTGGATTGATCTTCTTACTTTGAGCACGGACATCCGATTGAATCATTTGTCGATGCGCAATCTTGGAGTTAATATGAATTGTCTTAAAGAAGTCTTTGGGAAAAAGATCTAAGATCCATTTTTCCATAAAGGCCAAGACGTTTCCATAGGTATGTGCCGCGCTTCCCATAATAGAAGTGAATTCCACTTTCTCACCAGTTGCGGCTTGTCCACGGGCACGTTCATAGTCATCAATGTCTATCATCTGATAAAACGGGTCATTCTTCGTATGAAGATCTTGTTGCCATTTATACATAAATCGCACCTCCTTCGTTATTACAATGTCGGATATGTAAAGTTGAGTAGTAGGCTAAAAACCTACTACTCAACCTGTATTGTTGCGATATTATACGTATATAATATCTATATGAATATTTAAAGAAAGGAGGCGAGGTATGTGAATTCTTCCGAAATTAAATACATGCTTCGTCATGTGTTTGACTATGATATGGGGAAGCTTGTCTTCCCCGTATTTTTTGTCGCCTCCTAAATAAGTGTAAAAGTCAGTTTGATTATTTATATAATATCTATATGAATCCATAAGGAAAGGAGGCGATAATATGCCACAATCAGAATATCAGTATCTGATTCGGAACATGGTGACGCATGTTCCGCGTTCGGATTTTGAGGATATCAGCTACAATGCTGCTGTCCATGCAACAAACGTTGCAAATCAAAATCGGACGATGGACGCTAGAGTTGTTAGTAGCAACTCTATATTGCGCCCATAATCAAAAGTATGGGGAAGCTTGTCTTCCCCGTATTTTTTTGTAGTCGCCTCCTATTTTAGTGTACGGTAAATAATAGAGATACACTCCATCACGGGTGTATCTCTATTTGAAGATCCATCTGACCTTCGTACGTGTCTAGTTTAAAAATGCAATTAACCAAAAGAAATTGGTTACTTGAAGGTAATTATGTACTTAGAAATGAATTTTTCATTCCTAAATTACTGTATAACCTTGGTGGAAAAGTTATATATTATTTTTGTAGATCTAGGAGGTGAACTACATGAACAAAGATGATGTAAAATACATCAAAGAAGAGCTGATCAGAGTTGATAACGAATATCGACCGAAGATCTTAAATGTGAAATACTTCAAATATCCAGATATCGAGTTCTATAATGCGGTTCACGATATGCAGTTGTATTTCACAGAACTGGTGCGAGCACTAAATGGTGTCGCACCTGGTACCGCATATCAGGGAATGATTCACTTATCCAAATTAGGATGGGATGATCAAATGGATTTTGATATCGATACCAAGACATATCGATGCCGGTTTCTCACATTATTGATTACAGAAATCACAAATAATCTAGGAACACTGTGTGAGAAACTTTATCGATATTATACCCCGGGAGTTGGAATCTATGAACACGGTTACTTTTATCTGGTTGAGATCCAGAACGTAGTTCGTGATTTTATTGATCGTTTCATGAATGGAAACGATTGGAGATTCGAGATCGAAAAGATCCTGGAGTACACATATCTTCTTAGAACCAATAAGAAATCGAAAGCAAATAATATGGTTTCTGGGATGAAGAAGGTATTAAAGGAATTACGTGATGGTTGCTATAAAGCGCCATTCGTAAAACCGTTATTAGACCGAGAAACCCAATTGACATTTGTGTTCCAGGCGGTGCTGTTCTTATGTTTGGGAAATGGACATTGTGAAGACATCCCAAAACGTAAGGATTATAAAAATAAAGTACCTGGGAAAGATAACTTCAATTATGAGATTGCTTATCTTGGAAAGGTTCTCTTAAATGAGGATTTCCGAAAACTGTCTTTAGGATTCCAGATTTTCATGGATTCGATGCCAAAGACTTATTATGGTATCAAAGGAGTTGAAACGAATCCATATCTGGAAATAGGTTGCAACGCATTAGACTATTTGAGCTTCATCTTAAATGATGAGTGCTGCTCAAACTTAATTGACTTATTATTAAAACGACAGGGCTGGAGTAATTAATCCAGCCCATACATAGGAGGAAAAAATGATTTACTTAGTAGATGAACCAATAGAAAATTTTGATCCCATAGAGGAAGTCAATAAATATATAGATGCGCAATTTGTAAGTGATGAACGTATGTTATTTACTCCAACCATTTTAGCAGATCCCGACAAAGTATTAAATAGATTATCACACGATACCATAAACCAAGAACGTAGAGAAGCAATGTTTCCCATTGCGAATTATTCAAACGTATTTAGATTATGCTTTACGTCTGAGAAAACATACTTAGTTCCTGCTGGAGATAATGTAAGCATCGATATGTTATCTGGTCGTGGATATATGGCTATGAAAACCGGTGGAAGTGTCATTGTACCAAGAGGAGAACTTCCATTAAAAACGAACTCCTATGATGGAGAAATGTATACCAAATTTATCAATGCGAGACCAGAACTTGGCTTCCTTGATCTGATGTTTAAATTGGGACAGTGGGCCGTGGATTCTGTCAAGATCGCAAAAAAGAGTTGGTACGATCTTACACAATAAAAAATATAAGAGACCTACCGAACTTAATCGGTAGGTCTTCTTTTTTTTAATCGTGATGTGCTGGATATGGATTGTCGGATGGTTTCTGTCCTTTAAAGACTTCAGAGGAAGTATTATGTATGATCTCTTGAAGTTCTTTTGGATAATGAAAACGCTCTGCATTTTTCTGCATACCGGCATCAAATCCAGTATCAGAGTTCATGGAAGCTGCATAACAGTCGCAAATGTGCTCAATTAAATCAATCAGATTCATATCTGAGATTCCATTCTTGAAATGCTCTGGATGATGACGATTGACTTCGATGTGATGAGCCATGCCTTCTTTACGCATTGCTTCTCTTACCTGGTTATACTCTGGGGTTCCGAATTTGTATTTCTTTAACAACGGGATGTATTTGTCATAGCATTCCCTTTCCGGAGACTCCAGTTTTGATTGGTCATGTGTATCAAATCTTTCATCCAGAGCGGGACGAACCAAGTTCGCCCACACCCACTGGATGTTGTAGATATGATAATGTGCGTCAATAGTTGAATCGTACATTAGTAATCCTTTCCGATGGACTCTAATAACAGAGTTCCATCTTCATTGTATTTAATATTTGTAATATAGAAACGATCATCAATACGTTTCTTAATCTCTTTAATCAGGTCAGACTGCATGATTGCAGGATATTCTGTAAGAACCTCCTGACGAATCTTGTCTTCCTGTTCCAATACGAATAACTGATAGTTCGTACAAACGATTTCTTTTCCCTTGAAATGATGGACATTCATAATCTCATCATCGAAGGTAAGTAAATCATCATCTTCATCGATGAATGCAACTTCAATTCCAAGAGCTTTCATCTTAACTTTAAAGATTTCAGCTACTCGTGAGATGTATACATCATCAAGAGATGGTCCAAGTCGCTTATTCGTAACAACAGCTTTTAACAGGTCTCCACGTCCCTTAATAGATGTTCTATATAATGCATGGAAGATAGCGATATCTTCTGGAAGTAAACCGATCGAGAAATTGTTCCTAATTCACGGCGTTTGCGCGGCCGCAGTTCTCTTATGAACTTCCCTATGTCTCCATAGGATGATAGACTATATCTTCATCTTGGATATCCTATGACCAGATATCCGAGAGCCAGGCATTTCGGTGCCCACTTGGGTCCTAAGGTACTTACTTCGTGCTTCGCCTTATTTTCAATCCACCTGATGTGTGACCATCATTTCGATATTTCTATCATTGTGAATGTCTAGTGTTCCCTAGTCGTTGAGCCACTTTCGCAGCTGCGGATTGTCTCTATCAATCACCTTTTTACTATACCTTCGGCGTTACCCGTTGCCCTGCTTTCGCAGTTAGTAGTGATTGCCTAACGAGTACATCTTTCGATGCAGATGAGTGGAGTCCCATCAGTTCCCCGCAAAAACCTGGTTTCATCTGCATATCACTATGCAGCGCCCCCAATTTCGTTAAGGGTTTCATATTCTCCAAATCGGATTGCTGTTGAAGATGTCTGTTCCAGATGAGATCTGGATTTGTATCTTCTGGTTGGTAAACCTGTAATATCAACAGCTCCTGTATTACGTGAGCTGTAACCTCTACGGTCAGACTGCTTTAACTTCATTAAGTACATCTGACCGATAAATTCTTTTCGCTGTGTACGGATTAAACGTCCGAACTTATTAATGTAAATATCGTCTTTCAAGATCCAATCATATTTGTTGATGATGTTTCTTAATCGATCAAACAGATACGTTTCTGCATACATTGGTTTCTCATGCATGTAAATACCATCCATGATGGTATCTGCTAAGAACTCTGCTTTCTTTTTATCTGAGAGTCCCTGATACGTTGCATACATGGAATCATGATATGTTGGATTGAGATCTTTTAATAACGAGAATAAGATATATTCTTTCATCTCCAGTGTTGGAGCGAGTGCCATCTGCTGACGAGCTTTCCATGCAATGGAAGTCATCAGGATTTCATTGATTGGACCTGCGGTCGTTCTATTAATGATTGCTAACAGATTCAGACGTAAATCCACACGTCTTCCATCTGCAGTCATTGGCATTGCTGAATCTGGTACGATAACAGAAGCAACGGATTTGTTTCCGTAACGGCCAGTTACTTTCTGTCCTTTTCTAAGTCCGCAACGATTCTTTACGTTAATACGAATCAGCATGTTAGAGAATGCAGAATCGTTTTCTTTCCAACGTTTCTTCGTATCCAACATGTCTGCGGAACGTTTGTACATGTAGTCAATGTCTCTGGAATACTTAGAGCCGGACTTTCTGATTTCTTTACAGATCTTATGAAGTTCTTCGTAGTACTTATTCTGTGCTCGTAAGTAACGATTGATCTGCGCATTGAAATCGGTATCTCGGATTTCTTCATTATTGGAGAAAATCTCGATGTCCATAATCTCGTATTTTCCATCGACGTAATAACGAGTATCACCAGACATCAAACGAGAAAGATTCTTTTTCTTGAAGTCATAAAGTACCTGATCGTTGAAGAGACGTCTGGATGCCGCAACGACTTTTCCATTGACGAATTCTCCAATATCTGGAATAACTTTATAGTTCTCGTCATCTCCATAGATGTTTAAGAGAAAATCATTGTCGTTTAACTTGATTTCGATGACCTCGTTTTCGATGGATATCATGCGGTTTGCCAAGGATTCAGAAACCTGCGCAGCATCTTCTGCGGTGAAAGGGTTTAACGTGTACTGTACATTGACGTTCAAGCCATAGCCATAGTTCATGAACTCATCGTATGATTTGGACTTATAAAGTACCGTATCTTTTTTGACTTCATCTCCCTCTTCCAGAGCATCAATGGTATCGTTGTTAATTTCATAACCAAAGTTCTCCACAAGGTTTTCACATGGATGACGTTCGATGATGTCATACTTGTCTTTCTTCTTGTCGTAGATGATAAGAGAATATACTTGTGGATTCGGGACCAGTCCTTCATATTTGACAATCTTACGGATGACCTCAATGTCCCCTTTTGTCTTGTAGTAGGAATTGCTGTGTTTTCCCGCTACGTTCTCCGCCGTTGTAAACATAAATGGTACTTCAGGCTCTACCAAGTTTAAGAACTGGTTCATATGCGAAGTAAACATATTACTACGCATGGAGTTGTTTGATGACGGATAAGTCATCGCACTGGTTCCAAGACAAGACGCTCTTCCCTGCGCCGTCTTTGGAATGGTTCGGTTTAAACGAAGCAGTTCCTCAGTGATCGAGTACTGCTCCACATGTTGTTTGGTTGGTTTTAACTTCTGGATAATCGGAGCTTCGGGTTCGTCATCTTCGAACTCGTCACTCTCATCGTAGTCATCCAGAGCAGTATCCACCCCGGTATCTCCAGTGATCTGGAAAGTCTTTTCTTTCTTTTTTCGTGGCATAATAAGTCTCCTTTGTTATGTATTTGCGTGAACGCAAAAAAATAATATACCTCTATTTCTTAGAAGTGTGAACTTGTCGCGATTCTCATAAAGTCAGAGAGGTGCATATCTCGAAGTTGTGAATAAATCGACTGTCTGAGAAATTTTGTAATCATTTGCAAAACGAGCGAGGCTAAACAGTGTCGAACACCGAACTGCTCCAAGTTCCACCCAGCGTTCCATACACGCATCTAACGAACGTTTCATTTCCGGGGTAAATTTATTATCGCGATCTAAGATTGCCACGGCAACACTTCCTTTTTTGGAAGTGAGTACAGCTTCTGTAATTTCTTCAATACTAAAGCATCCTTTCATTCCGGATGCAATTACATAGACCTGGCATCGAGAATATGTTTTGGCTTTCTGTTCGTTCTTACGAGCAGTCTCGTCCCATTCCAAATTATCTCCTGGACGAATACAGGGATCATAATAAACGATGCTTTTATCCAGATATGGAATCAGTTCTTTGCGCCAATCCCAGTCTTCTGTAGCCGTTCCTCCAAGCCATAAAAAAGTATCACGGATATCATCTGATCCGTGTAACATAGGGTAGTTCATTGGTAATACCACCTTTCTAAAAGTATTTTACATTTTAGTTTCAACAAAAATAAGATCAAAAAAAGAAGCGCCGAAGCGCTTCTTATTAGATGTCAGTTTCACTGTCGAAATACATGCCATCGAGAGAATACATCTCTCGTTTGGCCTGACGCTCACGGTAGTCGTCAACCATGTCGATAGCATCGCCGACTGTACAGTAAGTTCTGACGCCGACGCCTACACCTAAAGTAAGTGCAGTTGCTGTTGTAGCTGCAAGGCCGAGTCCATGTAAAGACTCTCCTGTGAGTCCTTCTGAAATGGCGTTGCCGATTGTGAAGGTTGTGTTAATCACGGTACCTTATACCGCTGCTGTTGCAACACACTGCGTAGCGTATTTCGTGATCTTATGCATTCTCGATTTACGCTCAGATTTAATTGCTGCTAATTTTGCTTCTGCACCTTCATGTGTTGTAGGCGTGCAAATCTCTGTTGCGATGTAGTCGACTGTTTCTCTGTGTAATGATTTTCTCATAAAATACCTCCGAGCTCTTGACACGTCTTTTGACGCTCTCCACTCATAAAATAAAATTAAGTGATAACACTTTTGTGTTTGCCACCTACTGATGTAATCTCTGTGGCTATTCACTTTTCTGACCAGAGATGATGATATATGTATTTGATTTCTCTGATTCACAAAAATTATATATAAATTACAATACTTACTTTACGGATTTCGAAACCCACCCAAAAACAGTCCGTTAAGGAAACCCCATGAAAGTAGGTGAAAAATTATGTCATTAATCGTCGAAACGACCACCGTAAGTGATTCGTATTTGATGAAGAAGATGGACCAGGGTGCTGGAATTACTTCCCGTATCTTGCAAGCAATTAAGACAGGAACCAAACTTTCTGAGAAAGACATAGAGGAGCAAATCCTTCAAATTCATAAAACACGTATCTCTCCGATCGCAGAGCATGTTGTCTCTGCGTTTGAACGTGGAGATATCGTCCTCGTATACTCGGATACCGTACGGGTAATTCAGGCTGTACCATTCATTGTAGCAGGTACCGCTGGTAGCATGAAAGCCTATGTATTCGTCCAGTCTTATGGAACCTACGCGGTACCGCGACGAGCAACCGATATGGAGAAAGTCTTCAATATTGGTATGAAGGATCTATATGCGTTAATGGAGGGTGCGTACATAACCCTACAGTATTACAAGACTCCACAGTTATTCTCAAAAAACCTGGGTCTAATGAAGCTTTGCGTGTCCGTATACACAAACATGTTTTTGCGTATCCTGAATAAGGAATATGCGTTGTCTCTGGCTCCACTGGAGTATAACCAAGTTAGCTACTGCGTTGCGAGATTCTTCTTAGAGCGTCTCTGGGAAATCAGCAGTGGTGAACTGGCACATTCTTATGCGATTGGAACAATTTTGAATCCAAATCGTATGGATTATGTGACACTGCAGGATGAATGGGAATCTGCAGACATTAAAGACTTAGATGGGTTGATGAATTTCTTACGGGATCACTTCCCAAGACTTCGAAACTTATCCATCCGATTCTTCACAGAGTATTACATGAACACCTATAAATCTACGGTCGTACTTGGTATGGATGTCTTTCCATACTTCTTATTTGCTATGACTTCTTCCATGCTTGGAAGTTTCATTGCAAACCAACCGGTGATTTATGAAATCCTGAAAAACACGAAAGGCATGAATTATTTCTATGCCGAGTTATCAAAGTTCTTATAAGGAGGGAAACCTATGAAGTGTCCAAGAGGTTGGATCTTGTGTCAAAATGATGAAGGGTTTACCGTTCCTTATTTTGTCAAGGTCCGTTCTACAGACGTTTGTGTATCCAGTTCTATTTCTGAGAAGTTTGGATATGCAAAAGTCTTACCGACAGATTTAAACAGTGAGACAGTAAAATTATTACCACCAGGTCAAATGTACATTCTTGGATTACAGGGATGGCGTATTTGGCTTAATAACAACGAGACATTTAAAATGACGAAAAGTATTGAAGTAACCACTACCAATGCAGACTTGTTTGACAATAAGCGAGTTCGTCTACATGTCTCCTTACCGTTTAAAATGATGGTGAATGAACTCGTAGATATTCATATCATGAAGATGTGTGATGATGAACGATTAATCCGTTCATTTGAAAACATCAGTTATGGAGATATCTCTGCAGATAAAGATATCAGAGAAATTTATGTGGATCTGTACTTATCTGAAGTAGTTGCGGATAACTACTTAGATGAAGTCGTCGTAAACTCCAGTAAGATCGTCGTTGTCGTAGAAGGTGCTGCCCAATTAGGAAAGTACTCTCATATGGACGAAGAAGGTCAGATTGGTGGATCTTGGGATCCATCTGCAAATGGAGGTTCTGTAAACCCGAACAGCGTTTACACCAAAGACGAAGTCAACGCAATGATCAAGCAGATCAGACGCGATGTCGAAAATGGTACTCTGATCGGACCACCGTCTATCGTCGATGTAGTTGATAATGTAACAGATTCTGTTGTACTTCCTAAGGGTATCGTCTTTGACGTTGAGACACCAGAAGAAGTGGCAGCTGACGAGGCTCAAAAGAAAGCTCAACAACAGGAAGCAGAACTTCAGAAGATGATCGATGATGACTCTGTCATTCCAATTGATATCAATGATTTAAATTTATAAGCAGACAAACAAGATGGTAAGTTGAGTACAACTCAGCTAATACCACAACAAGACAAAGGTTCTATATTTGAATTGATTTGTCGCATTTCTTTTTCATATTTTACCGTGTTCATAGACACGATATACAGTTATTGAGTACGGGGATCAGATGGGTCCCCTAGATGTAAAAAATTGTACAATAAATTTCTAAATCGTTTAACACACTAGAGTAACGGTCCTTTCGGCGTTAGTTGGGACCGTTCTTAAGTATCCGACGAGCATTTTTTAATGTTCATCTATTGAGTAAGTTTTTTGCAGTACGATTCTCAGATGGAGAATCAAGAAGGAAGCAGGGAATTATCCCTGCTTCCTTCTTTTTAACGCCACTCAATCTGATATTTCTGACCGAACTCATCGGTCATGATATTCGTTGAGCGGTTAATGGATCCAATCGAAGAACACGGCAATGGATAATCGTCCACTTCGTTTCCTTCTGGATCTCGTGCAAGATAATACCAGTCACTTTCGTCACTGGAGTTAATAGATACGTAGGTTGTGATATTTGCATTCTCATAACGAAGATATGCTTCACTTTCTACCGTACGGTCTGTATCCGTATACAGATCCTTGTCTTTTTCATCCACAGGGGCATTCAAACGATCCTGCAGAGCATCTGCAACATCATCTTCGTCCATATCATAGATGATATCAGAGCCTCCCTGTTCTAACATATGACGTTCGTCTATCAGTTTCTTAAGATAAGCAGAACCAAATTCTCCAAGTCCTCCGCCTTCTCCATCGATTCCGATTCCAAGCTCTTTTCGTTCTTTCATAGAAAGCTCGGTAGCCAGTTTCTTCAGGTTAGCTCGCTTGTCTACCAACTGGGTACACAAAGATCTTGCAGAGGTGATATTGGCAATCAAGTCCTGTTCATTTTTGGTCATACCACGACCAGAAGCTTTACGACCGGCAAGGGCATCATAGGTTGCCTGTAATTGAGCGGTGAATTTTGTCTGATCCCGAAGGAGATTTGTATACAGCATATTCTCTGTTTCAAATTCCTTTTTAAAGTCAGTGGGTTCCCCGTCCTTTTTCTTTTTCTTCTTTTTTTTCTTCTTCTTACCGGAAATGATGTCTTCGATATCGGTTCCTCTACGAGGCTTTCTGGTAGCACCTACTTCTGCAGCATGGATGTTATCCATAAAGTCTGTAAACCAATCTCCGCTTCCAGAAGGAGAAGCTTCTGTTTCTTCTTCTTTCTTGCGTTTCTTTTTGGATTTCTTTTTGCCGACGAGAGAATCGTCTGTCATAAAAGCATTTCCATAGTCATCACTAGACATCGCTTCTAAGTCTGCTAATAAGTCATCTCGGTCATCTACTTTACGTAAATCATCGACGTCGATATCAGGTTCTCGATCATATGACATAGTGCGTCCTCCTTTCATGGTTAGGGATTTGTTTTCATGCTGGATCCATAAGTACAGATTTTATGGTTGACAAGCTCTTAATCATTTTAGTAATATACTATATTTATGAGGTGACCGAAATGAAAATTGACAAAGAAAATGCCATGCTACTAGACGTTCAATATGTACGAGAAGATCGTGCAAACAAACAACCAGATTATTTATACTTAATTTGGAAAGAGATCGATAGTGGCAAGAAACACTTGGAGAAAATACCAAATCCTCCAATTAATGTATACTTTGAAAAACCAGAGTATCGCGATCATTCTTACTTCAAGACCGAAGAGAGTCTTGATAAACTGGATAAAAAGGTGGTGCAATATAAAAACGTCATTTATGCAGTCGCACAAGAAGATGGACCAGATGCACAAAACTTTATCAACCAGTGTTTTCAGAATCGAAACTTTCGAGATTTAGATCGTGTCAAATTAAGTCGATATGCGTTTGGGCATGATTACGACATCCGAACCATTTATCGAAACTTATGGCTTGATCACTTCGATAATGACAAACCAAAGCATATACATAAAGCCTTTGGAGATATCGAGGTTGATATCATGGAAGCTTCCGGTGAAGCGGATCCAACAAAGAACCCCATCGATCTAGTAACCGTGATTGATCAAGACCAGAAGCACTCCTATACATTCATTCTGACCGGTGTTCAGTGTCCAGAAAAGGATACCTCTAGTATGTCTTCGATTGAACTTGACGCAGACTTTCAAAGGCATCAGATGTATGCACACAGACTAAAAGAACAGGAATACTGGAGAACTCATTATGATGAATTGATCGAAGAGTGTCACAAAATGTTTGATGAATCCTATCCGGGATTCGAATTTTCTGCTTACTGGTATGATGATGAGCTGGAACTAATTACGCATGTCTTTCAGTTAATCCACCAGTTAAGCCCTGACTTTATGATGTTTTGGAATATCGCATTCGATATTCCGTACTTGATTAATCGTATCAAGTACTTAGGTGGAGATCCAAAAGAAATCATCTGCCACCCGGATTTTCCGAATAAGGAATGCATGTTTAAGTATGACAACTTCCATTTTCAGATTAAGAATAAGACTCATTTCTTTCGTGTGTCTGATATGACAATCTATGCAGACCAGATGGTCAATTACGCAGCCATCCGTAAAGGTCAAGCAGAACTTCGTAACAACAAATTGACTTATATCGCCAAGAAAGAAATCGGGGATGAGAAACTTAACTATGCTGAAGATGGTACCATCAAGACGTTGTCATACAGAAATTGGCTAAAATACTTTCTCTACAACATCAAAGACGTTCTCTTACAGTACGGAATCGAAGATGTGACCAATGACTTGGAAACATTCTACATCTACAGTTATGAGAATATTACCCAGTACGAAAACGTCTTTAAACAGACCGTAAAACTTCGTAACTTCCAGTATCGTGACTGGTTAGCGCAAGGCTTAGTCCCAGGTGTCAACGTCAACGCATTCATCAATGGCGACGGTAACATCGAAGAAGAGGAAGAAGACGACGATGATGAAGATCCATTTGCAGAGTCTGACGGTAAGCCGAAGAAGAAAGGCAAGGACGTTGGCTATGAGGGTGCTCTCGTAGGTAACCCATTATTAATCAATTACTTTGGAGATACCTTGTATGGCAAACGAACCAACAACATTTTCCGATTCTCCATCGATATGGATATGACCGCATTCTACCCATCAACCGTAGGTGCTATGAATATTTACCCAACTTGTCTGATCTTTAAGATGATTCTTCCATCTGCACAATATGATGTACGTGGTGGGGTGATTCCGTTTAATGGTATTACCGACGTTCAGCTGGTAAAAGAAAACACTGACAGCTTCTCAGGTGACATCGCAAAAGAAGTAATGGATAACTTTATCACCAAGAATTATCTGACATTTGCACATAAATGGATGAACTTCCCAAGCGTATCAGATGTTTATTCTGAGATCTTAAGTCGCAGACAGAAAGGAGCTATGGCAGCATAATGGCAAAAAAGAAAGAACTTACGTTACGAGATATCTTGATGAAGATGGAGCGGTTTACGAAAGACTGCTTCATCTTACATGGCAAATGCTTCATCGAAGGTGAAGATGCATTACGAATTAGTCCGGCAAATGTATATGGATATTTAACGGAAGATGCAGCTAAGATCGTAAGAGAAGCGTATCCTGATGCGGATTTACTGGAGGTTATCAACGTTAGAAACGCAAAAGACGATCCAGAGCATAATATCAAAGTGGTACCTAACAGGGCTACAAAAACAGCTGAAAAAATGAGATTTGAGGATCGTTTCAATGACTATCTGGATGTGGAATGGAAGACCTTTGATTTCACAGATGAGCAATTAGATGAGCTCTTTAACGAATCCAAACAAATTGATTATGAGATCTTACCTGGAAAGAAGATCCAGATTACGAAAGGACTTTTTCCAACTATCACAATCAAGAAAGCAAACACAGAATTATCCTATTATGTGGAGATGATGACGAATGACGAACATAACTATCCAGGGGATTTGATTCATGTGATTGCAAGAATTGAAACAGACGTATCCACCGTGTACTTAGAATACCACTGGTTGGATCTATAAGTAAATATAGACTATCGGAAAATATCCGATAGTCTATATTTTTTTGTACGCATCTCGTACAAGGACTTCACCTTTTCTGAAAGTTTAGATATTATGATTATATAATATCTATATGAATAAAACAAAAGGAGGTGAGACCTATGCGTAATCCAGAATTAAAGTACTTAATTCGAAATGTGGTTACACACATTCCGCGTACTGATTTTGAAGATATTGCTTACGATGCTGCAGTGCATGCAACAAATGTAGCAAATAGAAATCAGTCGATGGACGCCAGAGTTGCTAACAACAACTCTCTATTGCGTCCTTAATTAGCAGTATGGGGAAGCTTGTCTTCCCCGTATTTTTTTGGTCTCACCTCTAGGTAACTGTAGACGTAAATATAGACTATTGGAGAATATCCAATAGTCTATATTTTTTGTACGCATCTCGTACAAGTACGTATTGATCACATATCAATCAATAATGAAGGTTATCGTATTTAGGATGTATCAGACATCCTAAATACGATAATAATGCCAAACAACACTCATAGAGTGTTACTAATATGTAAATTCCCCGATGATTTCCAAGCCAAAACATTCGAATAACGTGAGCGAAAGGAGGAATTCGTTTTGGCAAGAAATTCCAACAACGTTTCCACGGCGACTCGAAACCCTGACGGACGACCGGTCTTTGGTTCCAAAATGGGCAGAGGTTTCCTTGATGGACGTCGTGTTAAGAATATCTTACATCAGATTGATGGCTTGATGGGACAATCAAACCTTACGCTAAATGGCTCGGATCGTACGTCCGATATCGAAACCTTAGACAACACGTTCCATGATATCATGAAAACAGAAATCGACAAGATTACCAATAATAATACCATGGATACTACTTCGTTTTTGTCAACGCTGTATTCCAACGACCGTGTAGAGAATGCACAAGCAAGTAAGTTTGTTGACTCTATGAATGGTTTTGGAAATGGATTTGCTGGCGATAGTACCGCTTCAGCAATGAACAGCTTCCTTGAGGGTGTCTATCGGAACCGTCTGATGCAGCAATCGGATTTGCATCAGGTATCCTCCCAGCTAATTGAGTTACAAGAAGCCATCTTGATCACTCGTGATGCAATCATCTCACCAGATATCATCGAAGGTCGAATGAATCGTACCTTGGAGTTTGAGGGTGCAGATGACAAAGAAGACTGGGTTCCCGTCGTAGAACAGATGGAAACCAAGTTTAAACTTTTGGAAAAAATTAAAAACTTTATCGTCCCATTCTCTCTGGAGTATGGGGAATTTTATGTCTATTGTATTCCGTATTCCAAGCTGTTTTCAGACTTTATGAGAAACAAAAGAGATATCATCAATGGTGCTGGAGGTGTCAAAGGATATGGAGAGGCTACCTCCTTATACGAGAGTGTAGTTGGTGAAGAACCTGCACAGACAAAACAGGTCAGAGCCAAACGTGTAAAAAATAACACTTGGCTAGAACAGGCATATACCCACTATATGGAATCCACTGAATTCAGTAGTGGTAAGAAACCAAATACGGTATCCCGTAACTTTGGAAGTGCTGGAGACCAGACATTAAAAGATGCATTCTACGAAGATGCTAGTAACATCTTGGAGCGTATCGAAATCAACAATGACCCAGTTGGATTACCAATCGTAGAAGAAGGAACTGCATCCTTCGAGAAGTTCGCAGACAACTACTTTACCGAACATGGATATACTGAATCTGTGGAAGAAATGATGACAGAAGCGGATAAACCAACTGCTCGTATTAACAGTAAAGGTCAACGAGTTGCTACGATCAATTTAAAGAATCCAGCGAATAAGAAAAAGAAATTAAATCCATTTGATGCAATCCAGCAGAATCGTTCCGTGGAAGGTGCTTATGGAATTGATAAGAACGACACGGAATTCGAAGACTTAAAAGATGTTTACATTCAGATGATTGACCCTACGAAAATTATTCCAGTAGAAGTCATGAATGAAGTTATCGGATATTACATTGTGTATGCCGAAGAAACAACTCAGATGAGCGGTGTCATTTCTTCAAACTTAGCGTTCCAGGGAGTAAACTCTCCTGCAAACTGTGTTACCTTTATTGATGACATTTGTGAACGTATCGTACGATCTTTTGACAAACCATTCTTGGAAAACAACGTGAAATTCAAGAAGTTGATTGTCAATGCAATCAACTACTTCAACGTCACACAAAACAGAATCAAATTCCAGTATGTACCTGTCGAATATATCCAGACATTCAAGATTGATGAAGACATTGATGGCCATGGACAATCCATGGTGAAAAAGTCTCTGTTTTACGCAAAGATGTATCAGATGCTTCTCATGTTCAAGATTATGTCAATCATCTTATATAGCAACGATACTAGAGTCAACTATGTAAAACAGAGTGGACTCCGTAAGGATGTTGCAAATAAGATTGAAGAAATCATTCGTCGTAAGCAGTCCAGACAGATTAATATGTACGATCTTTACAACTACTCAACGCTGATTAATAAGATCGGTGCTGGTAGCGAGATGTATGTGCCAACTGGACGAACCAGTGAACGACCAATTGAAACCGAGATCTTAGCTGGTCAAGATGTACAGTTAAACACAGAACTTCTTGAGATGTTGAAAAACGCATACATCTTAGGAACTGGTGTTCCAGCAGCCATTGTAAACTACTTAAACGAACCAGAATTTGCGAAGATTGCGGAACAGAACAACAGCAAATGGATGGGTCGAGTTGTCAATTACCAGCTCGATTTTAATCCAAGCATTACAGAACTTTATAAGAAGATTATGAAATGGGCTACGAATATTCCAGAGGAAGTCGTAGATAAATTTAAGTTCACCTTACAGGCGCCGAAGACGACTCCTCAGGTTGCCAAGAATGATATCATCCAGACATTCGATGGAATGATGCAGTTCTATATCAAGTTGTGCCTTGGTGAAAACTACGATCCACAGGATAGGAATAACCAGCTGATTATCAGAAACTTCACATCTTTAGTGGCTGAAGAATATCTGCCACAGTTAGGACTTGCGCATGTCTTAGATCTCTATGAAGAAGCTAAGATCAAAGCAACCGAAGATTCGTTAAAACCAAATCCGGCAAATGGAGACTCTGACGATATGGGTGATATCAGTGACGAAGACTTAAACAACGTAGACTTTTCAAAATTAACATAAAAATATTGGACTACTAGGAGAAATCCTAGTAGTCCAATTAAACACCTTAGAGTGCAGCAAGCTGAGACTCAGATAAAGGTGCATTATTGTTTGTTGTAACACCGCCCTGGCTAACAAGTTGTCCTGTCTGGATATCATAGTACTGATCTGAATGAGTAGTATTTCCTACATACTCACTTGATTTAATTCCGCTGAAGAAGTTCAGGGAGTTCGCCAGTACTTTGTACTTATTCAACAGAGCCTGACCAAGTTTGTTGATCTGCAGAGACTCATATTTTGTGCAACGGAACTCAACGTTGTACTCAACCAATTCGTGAGAACCAGATGTGTAGTTGAACTGCTCATTACGTACGTTAGCTGGGAAGCAGTTTGCAAATAAGCAAGCATACTCAACCATAGTACCTGTAACGTCAGTAGATACATAAATGAACTCAGCAGTCTGGTTAGACTGAAGGGCTTTAAGGATCTGTGGATCGCTGTCACTATGACCCTGAGTTGCCGCATGTCCGTTGTAATGTGTAAGACCTGTCAGTAAGTCGGTTGTACCATTTACCCATGTATGGATTACTTCACGAATCGGAGATCCGGAAAACTCATAACAGTTTACGGTAAATGTGTTTGTACCATCTGTAGCTACAGATGGAATGGAGAAGCTCTTTCCTGCATAACCACCTGTGTAGTCATTGAAAGAAACTTCAATATCGCCAATACCCTGAACTGCGGTGTTACCGTATTCCAGGATATGTTTGAATTTTTTCACTTTGTTTGGAATGGAAAGGTTCAGCCATTCAGGTACACGAACCATGAACAGACGGCCATATCCAGTTCTAAGTGGATCGTAATTCTTAAGAACATCACGAGTGACATTCAGGCCACCAACAAAGAGAGCATAATTCATAAGGTTCGCACTTTCGTGTTCTTTCGCACCAGTCTGAATCGTACTGTCTTCAGTTGGAGTGTCTACTCCGTTTTTAACAGCTTCTGCCATCGTCTGTCACCTCCTCTTAGTTATCAGCATCGGCTTCATAGTCACGACGATTGATATCAATCTCAACTGTCGCACGTTTGAAGATACCGCGATATACAATAGTTACATAGCAGTGCAGGATAGAATGCTCAATCTCCCATGCATTAGCCTTAAAGTCAATGGTAATACTCTTGACATACTGGCTGTTCCAATCAGAGAATTTTGTATTCTCATAGCTCTTGAATCTGTTACGTACTTCAGGTTCGTTAAAGTCATACAGTCTAGCCTGGATGTCTTTTTCGATAATGCGTTTTGCTTTGTAGAGAAGATGTACATTAGATTCTTCCAGAAGGTCAGAATCTGCTGTCTGAGAAGTATTCTGTGTTGCACGCTGATATACGTTGTCTTCTACAGTCTCGAAGTAGTTGAAGCGATTTTCATTAAGTTTATTCTTAAGTGCTAACTCGTAATCTTCAACTGTCGGAGCCAGAGAGTTTCTAATATGACCAGTAAGCTGGCAACTAGATTTAACAAACGGGATATATGCACCGTTGTTGACAACATGTCTCCAGAACTGATTAGCTAAGAAGTATGTGATTGTAACAGGGATACGTTTCTTAGTAATCGGATCTCTTGTATAGTAGTGATGTACGTTCTTGGAGATCAGACGATTTGCGAACTGGCTATAATCTTTGATCATAGCACTCAGTTCATCATATCCAAAGGATGAACGAATACCTGTATCCATGTAGTAGATGGAGTCATCACGTGCAATTGCAAGTTTTGCAATCTCACATTTTGTAGCAAACGGATAGTTTGCATCAAAGATGGCATCAGCATCGATACGTTTTGCTGTCAGGATACGTTTGTCGAGGGAACCGCTCCATGCTTTAGAGTAAGCATCTGCATATTCCTCTTCCACTGTCCAAACATGTTGTTCGGTCTGTCCTTTAGAGTTTACAATTTCAGTTGTACGTGGATTTTCAAAATATCCATCGGTACCACCATAGAGTCTTACACCACGAACGTCATCGAAAGATACGATGTCACTCTGTGTGTAATCTGCAGCATCATAGTCATCTGCAGTTGTATCCACGGTGTCAGTTAATTTCTGTACCAGTTTAATGAATGGCTGTTTGTTAGTTGTAGAACCAACAGCAAGACCGAAGATTGGGTCAAAGCCATCTAACTCTGGAAGTACAGATTCATCGCAAGACTCCATAAGAGCCTGGATATCACGGCATTTAGCAACTTTCTCAGCTTTTTCAGATGGAACGTCTTCAATACCATTGATCATAGGGAATGTGATGCCATCAGCAGTCATCATTTCTTCCAGTTTTGCTTCCAGTTCCTCATGCTGTTTGTTACAGAATTCGATATAAGCATCGTATACTGTTTCCAGCATATCTTCATCGATGTCGACGTCAACTGGTGCAACGCCATCATCTGTATCTGCTAATACATCGTTAATAAATGTAGCAGCGTTGTATTTCACGGATGTAACCATGGAACCCATGTACTCAGCTTCCTTGATCAGACCTTTTTCAGTTGTCAGGATCTCGTAAGCCATTGTTTTGATTCTGTAGTTCTTTTCGTAAGCGACGTTATTTGCGATACGTACGGAGAAGGTGTTACCACCTTTACCACGACCATTAGAGGTTAAAACGAATACACCAGGAGCCTGGATATATCCTTCACCATCTTTGTATACGCCGCCAGTTTTTTCACCATCAAGCTGACCACGAACTTTAGTAGCATCTTTTTTGGTGATAACCTGTTTTGTGATATCCCCTTTCGCCTTTTCAGGATCTACAAAACGGCTTGTGTACTTAATACGGAATTTACGTTTCATTACGTCTACATCTTCGCCATCGGCTTTGTAGAACAGAGAAACAATTGCATGTGCACGTGTCGCGTTTTCTGGCATAACACGCATACACCAAACTTTAGCACCACCATCTCCAAGAAGTACGTATGGCATTAAGTTTGGCTGGCCGTATTTTTTAAAGTTCGGAGTTCCGAACGTTCTCACAAAGGACTGCTGTGTACGCTTTAATACCCAACGGTTGTCGATGCCTCTGTCAGATGTAAAGGCAAAAATGTAGCCAATCGCAGGATCAGCGACTACAGTACTTGGTGCGTCTTCGGTAATCTCGGTATTATCCGCAATGTATGTCTGTACATATGGAAAACCGTATTCCGGGACAATCTGTGTAACTGCAGGCATAAGATAATCCTCCTTTACAGTTTAATTTATGACTTATTTATCTTCTTTAACGGAGGGTGAAACCCTCTCAAGACTTAATAACTTTATATATTTGTTTTAGTTGTTTCCGGTGATTTCGCTGTTATCTACATATAAGATCACATAACCAGCATCTAAGGAAGCTGGCACATCTATAATTCTTTGGTTGCTAGATCCGCACCATTTCAATTTTGTATCCAGCAGGTCAACCATGAACTCTCCGTCTACTAAGACATCGATGTAGTTTAGAATTTCTTCATTCTGAAGTTCTTCCCAGAGAAAGCCAGTATAACACCAGATGGTTTTATCTGGAAACTTCTCATTGATTTCTTTCGCTAACTGGGTGACCATCTCTCTATTTTGTGGATGAAGAGGATCTCCTCCAGAAAATGTAATTCCAGAAATATAGTCATGGTTTAACTTTGAGAAAAGTTCCTCTTTGGTTTCATCTGTAAACGGAACTCCTCCATTGACATCCCAAGTGATTGGATTTTGACAGTCTTTGCAACAATGGGTGCAACCAGCAACCCAAAGGACTGTCCGAAGTCCATCGCCATTTAGCATGTCGTCTGTTGTAATATTATGATAACGCATCTTTTGTACCTCGTTTACATCTTAATTAGCTGCTCCAGTGGAGACTCTGGTTCTGGTAAATGCTCTTTGGTTCTCTTCAAAGAAGAGGTAACCATGGAGTCAAAGTCCTCAAAGGTCAGCGCTGCGAAAGTAGAACTAAACTGACAAATCTGTCGCATATTTACCATCGCATACTCGTATTCGGTTGCATTTGGTGTATCGTTTAATCGTTCTGCAAAAATACGAGTCGGTGCCGTCTGGTCACGGCACTGTACAGATAATACAAGTTCCCTATTTGTAGCAGGAACTCCCAGGCCACCATTATTCATTTCCAAGTTCTTATTCCAAATCGTATTGATGGCAGAATACGATAAAGTTGACGGAATCTTTCCTCCCAAGATCAGTTCGATATATGCCTGAATGGAAGAAGAGTTCTGTACGATATAATCATTAAAAATCTCATGACCTTTGAAGTACTTCAAGACTTTTACAGGTCCTTCTGGAGATCCTGGCAAAGCCATATTAACCACTTCACTGTCATAAACAAAGAAGTTCATACGTTCTCCTAATTTGATCGTACGAATCTCTTTAAGTTTACCATTCTCAAACAGTCCAATCGGTAAACACGCAATAGACGTGATAGTATCTCCATTATCCACAGCGATCTTACCAGATTTATCAAAGAACGCCATGGGAATATAAATCTCTAAATATGGGACGTTGCAGATGATATGACCTTTTTTGTCATCTGCAAACACGGTTTTATAATCCATAAAAAGGCTCTCCTTTCTTCTTTTCAAGTCAAAAGAATAGTATAAGACAGACACTATGGCCTGTCTTATACCACTGTTTTTAGGGCGGATAAATGCTATTTATCACTTTCTCGGTTTCAAAGTTTTTCCAGATAATGCATCGGCTACACTGTAAGTACCTTCATTATCCATCTTTTCTTTCAACTGATTAATAGATGGTGAATTAAAAGCACCTGTAGATGTCGGTTCTTCAGATCTCCATGTTTCTGGAAGCTGATTTGCGTCACCAAGAATTGATTTTATTTCTACCCCATTTTCCGTTCTGAACGTATTTGCGATAAACGGATCATAACCTTCTGCTGTGATATCAATTCCATTTGCTTTACAGTACTGAACGAATTTATCACTCACATGCTTACACCAAACTTCACGAACTAAGAAGCCATCGGTAACAGATTCCAGTGTACCAAGAGAACGTACCATATTAGCAATTTCTTCATTGCTACGAAGCCGTCTTGTATTCACGGTGATATACGCAATTGCGTTGGTATCCTGGAAATTATGCTGTTTGACTGATGTAAAGAAATCACAATGTGTATCTTTATTTAACTGATATGGATAGTAAATAAATTCGCGATCCTTCTGGAATGCTTTCATTAGGTTCGGAATATTCTCTGGATCATTTGGAATACTATTTGCAACAATATGCACCGGGAGTTTCAGGAGTTCTTTTAATACATCCGTGTTTTCGATGTCTTGTATGATCTCAAAATCATCGGCACCGACCAGGATTCTTGCATCAGCACTCATGTCTGCATGTTCAAGGATTGCTTTTATATATGATACTAAATAATTAACTGATGTTGTTGGATGTATAACATTTTCAGTATCACGATCAGTTCCATACAGATATATTGGAAGTTTCGTACGATCATTTTTAAATGTAGTCATCATTCTGTGGCTACTTGTGGTATCCCTAGTTAACCAGCAGATAAATGGATAATGATCCTTGTGGAATAAGTATGCCCACTCACAATATACACGCATTGTTGTAGATTTACCAGACTGGCGCACAGTTTCTTCCAGTGTATTATGGTCTGCTAACATAGAATCGATTGTAAGCAGTGTATTCGTGTTTACCTGCAGTTTCATCACATATCTCCAGAAGAACCAGAAGTTCCATTTACATTCCTCAAGGATTGCTTTCTTTTCTCCATCGGTTAAATCTTTTGCAAATACGTCAGTTCGAACGTCTGGGTTCTTTAACTCAAACATCTGATATCCAATCTTGCAATCATGCGCCTTAAAGTAGTTTAAGACTTTCTTGTAGGATTCCTGACCGTTTTCATCCTGGTTAAAATAATAGAATTTTCCATCGATTAAGTCAACAGGATTGCGGTATTTATCCTTTAAGAATGTCGGACGAATAGTTGTTACACCATCTTCTTCTGTTGTCTCAGCGTCTCCATGGAGTTCTTTTTCTTTGGTATTTTTAGATACCATTTCTTCCATTTTGTTATTGAAGTACTCCTGTAAGTCGTGAGTACTGATCTCTGCGGCATTCTCCGGAATTTCGAAATCGAACTTCACCATAGCAGCGAAGAGCTCATTTCTACGATCCGCATCGGCTTTCTTGCTCTGTTCCAGACGAACTGGATGATTTGGTCTGGTGGTGTTGTCTTTCATGAATTTTTCACGCTGATCTTCGAAATAAGAGTCATAATCTTTAATTAAAGAGATGATGACATTTTCCATTTCGGTATCGGCAAATTTATGATAAACTAAACCTGTTAAGCTGCTTACAATGGCCTGTACCATACCACGATCTTTGGCGTTGTATGGGTCCTGATAGCCAATGAAACGCATGACGTTAAATAAGAATAAGTTGTTGAATGCATGGTACTCTTCCGGTAAGAAGTTCTCTTCCAGATTAAAGAAGAACTTATACCAATCTGCATCAAATCCAAATTTCGGGGATCTGGATTTGCAACGATTTAAGGAATAGGATCCTTCAGATTCAGAGAAGAACTGTCTCATGATGGTAGCCTTCTCTTTTTCTACGTGTTTGATCCGCTCAGTGATGAAATCTAATGTGATGGTAGATTCCATAAACTCAACCTTCTGGCGAAGATCACGAATCATTTTTGCATCTTTTACCGGATCCATTTTTTCAATCTCAGATTTCCATTCTTCGATACGTTTTAAAGTGGCATCACGGTATTCTTTGCTGTTACGGCGTTTCCAATCTTCATCCACAGATTCATTATAGAGATCCTGGACTTCTTTAAAGGACTTCTGCATTTCATATGCAGTATTGGATAATCCCTTACAAGCTTTGAGATCCTTACGCATATTTTCCGGCTGCAGCAATTTTGCTTCCGCAGATCCGATGTAATAATCATTGTAGATCATTTTGATATCGTCATCACTCATCGTATCAAACTCTTCGGTAGACCATTTGGCAGCTTCTTTTAAGAATGCAGTTGAGATCTTATAAGATGCTTCCATAAGACTAGCGGTCTGGTTCATAGATGTGTTGTAAGACTCTCGCGCCATCTTCATGATTTCACGAATACTAGAATTCGTGTTAGTTGAAGTATTTTCCATTTTGTAACCTCCTTAGTTATGTCTCTATTAGTGTGTTGTCCTGACAGTGAAAATTCGCAGACTTAGACTGAAAATGTTATATATTATCTATGTGAATCAAAAGAAAAATAAATATCGGAGGATACAAAAAATGAGAAAATTAACTGTTAAAAACACAAAAGGAAATAACGTTACAAAAGGAGGAAAAGTTCGAGTTATTTCCAGAACTGAATGTAAGATTAGCATCAGACACTATGGAGATGATGATGACTGTTGGTGTGACGACACCGTCCTTGGCGACTAACAATATCTTAGTCGCGCGACATGTAACTTGTGAACTCATGTTATCAGAGTGTGTTTTACAAGTTGTTACGTTTCTAAAAGAAGACTATACCGTTGATTTGGTATAGTCTTCTTTTTTTATTTTAAAAGATACTTAAATCTACTTCACCCATACTATCATATTCATCGATCATGTCTTCTGGAGTATGATCGTAAATATCCCCTTGGATGAGTCCAGCGTTATGAAGTTCTCTTGTTTTACGTTGAGACTCCAGTTCTGCTATCCTCATGTCTTCTTCGAATTTAAACATCTCAGCTTCTTGTGCTTCACGTTTCTTAGCTGCAGCAATAAGTGCTGGATCTACAAGGCTAGGATCAATCTCGTCTGGTCTCTTAAGCCCAGTATTATCAAGATCCTCATCACGAGCTCCACGAGTAATACCAAACATTCCAAGATTATCACCATGATAGTATACGTATAATGCTATCAAGTAACTCATGATGCTATCATCGTGTGCATGTGTAGACTATATCATATTGGTTAATTAACCAACCCTCCCGTTTCGGACAAAAGTCCTACATTTCGCCTATAAAGGCCTACTCGCTTCGTGTAAGTATTTCAGCTTACCTTATTTTCAACCCACCTGGTTTCCCATTAAATGTGGATGTCTAGCTTTCCCTAGTCGTTGAGCTCATATCTTATCATTGTAAGATACTTTGCTGCGTCGATTGTCTCATTATATACGTTGGTTACCATATCTCCGGAATTACCCTTTGCCCCAAGTCTGTCACCAAACTTGGTTGGTAGTATATAATTATGAGAGTTTCCCGCAATTAGAGAGGTTTAACGTGGTCCTCACGATGATAGTATTTATTTTTCTTATCGTTTTTTGCTCGTTCTATGTATGTATCATTGGTGCTCATATCTCGAAATGTAACAAGGTCGTTTCCTTCTTTAACAGCATGATATAAACGACCTGCCAATTTTCTTGTATTTTCATTAAACTCGATGTCCAATTTATTTAGAATCTGGCGATACGATTCTGTTCCTTTTTTCTTACGAAGTTCCTCTTGTAATTCATATATGTCCAATATGTTATATTTATCAGACGTTTCCTTCATTATAGGAAAAACGTAATCTTTAGATATATACGTCCATGTTTCACCACGCCTAATTTTTATAACAAAGTCATATCCAACTTCCAAATCACGTGCAATCATTTTAGGCGGGACACCTTCTTGTAGCAATTCGCATACACGCTGTGCCATGGATTCTTCGTATCCTGCAAAATTACAGTCAGAACCTTCATTTCCTTTTGTTGGCGCTTTCAGTCCTGTTCTGAACGCATGTAAATTATTTTCTCGATATGTAGTCCATTCGAGATTTTTGATAGCATAATTCTTTTTATTACCGTCAATATGATTAATAACCGGTAAATTATTTGGATTTGGTATGTATGCTTTCCCAACAAGTCTATGAATAACTTGCGTCGTGTACAGGGATCCATCATTGATTTGCAAATTAATTCTTGGATACTTCATATCGTCATCGAGTTCCATTATGGTTTTAAGCTTCATCTCGGTTTCTGTGTTGTATATATCGCCACTCGGTGTTATTAAATAGTGAAGTTTTTTCCTATTAAACACGATGAGTTTTCCTTCAACACCGTTTTTAAGTTTTCCATATTCGCGAAATTCAATACCTTTTCGTTCGTCATATCCTAATGTCATAAACATGTTTGCGGTTCCTCCAGCTTCTATATTACCAAGAATGTTAGCAGGTTTTAAATATTTTGAACCACTACCTGCTTCTATTCTTCCAGAAGCTTTCCGTACAAGACCAGATAAGTCACGAATGATATTCTTCGTAACGAAGTCTTCTTTGTTCTCGGATACACGTCTGGAAAGAATTGCAAACATAGATTCACGAGACTGGCCAGATGTATATACACCATAATAGGTCTTAGTCTTTGCTCGTGCCTGCAGTAAGGATAGATTGTCTTGTACTTCTTTTAATCGTTCTTCAAGAAGGTTCTTGTCCTTATCGTAGTACAGATTCGATGCCAGCGGATTATTAGTATTAATAATGAAATCGATGATTGCATCACCAATACTATTACGTTCAATACATACACATGCTCGAGGCATATGTTTCTCTACAAGTTCAGAAATAATCTGAATATAGAGAGTTTCACCAATGTAGTTGCATTCAAATTCAGCGACTGGCCTTAAGGTATATGGATTCAATACCGTAATCGCATTGTTATCCCCTACGGTACCCGTAGAACAGTCAACACCAACCAGATATGGAATACGACGGTCAAGTTCTTCATATACATCAAACTGGAAATAATCGTTAATCCATAAGGTTTTGATCGGAACATGCTGTGTTTCAGAAATGAACTCAATGTCTTCCTGCGGATACGGTGACAAGGATGAACCATGAAGTCTCTGAAGAAGAATCTCTCTTCGTACGGTTAATGGATCACCAATACCAGCAGCTGTTTTCTTCAGCCACTCTTGTGACAGACCAATTTGATAGTACTGATATTCGATATACAAAATACGGTTACAGTTTTTACCTTTCCTGTCAATGTATGTTTGGATCTCTTCATCTGTCCAATCATAACACTTCTCGGTCCATTTTTGGGTATTATCAAGGATTCGCTGTGCAGCTTGCCCTTGTGACGTATCAAGATCCCCCAATCTCGACCTCATATATGTCCCCATATATGTCAGACTATATCATCATCTCGATTTCTCGAGAGCCTCCCGTTTCGGATCGTCATCCTACGTCTACTCCCAGCCCAGTATACTGGTTTCCCTAGTCGTTGAGCACATATCATTTCTGATACTTCGCTGCGGATTGTCTCTATTCTTAACGTTGTTACGCTTTGGTAGTTAAGACCTATCAAGAGTTCCCCGCAATTAGAGAGGTTTTTCTAAATCCTATCACTAGAATCCACGCCCAGGGATTTTGTAGGCGTGCAGGTAAACAGCCTTCCATACATACCTCCATTGTCTTTGGAGTTTTTGGCAGCCTGTTCAAACGTGGAGTATGAGTTTGATACGATGGTATCGATGTGGTTCGTGAACTCAGGTTCGTCGAAGTGCTGAATCGGAGATGTCAGACCACGAGCAAGGGACAATGCCATTTCATGTGATGTCGCCTTACTTTTAACGGTAATGATATTTTTCGTAACGGGATGCTTCATGGATGTCGCATTCATCGTATGCTTGATCTTATTCCCGTTTTCATCGATATACCAAGGGAATCTCATGTATTCTGGAAGTAATTCCATCTGTGACTTCATACGTCGTAAGTTTGTCTTCGCATTCTCACCATCTTTATTAACAAAGATAAACTCAGAGTTTGAAGTACCGAAAGAATACGCCCATAACTGAATTGCTAATGCGGACTGGGTTTTACCTTTCTCAAAGTGTGTTAATCTCCATGTCTCCATGGATGTTCAGATCATATCTTCATCTCGATTCCTCGAGAGCCTCCCGTTTCGGTGTAAAACCTACATTTCGCCCGCAAGGGGTCTACTCCCAAATTAATTTGGTTTCCCTGATCGTTGAACGTTCTCAAAGAGCTTCGCTGCGGATTGTCTCTATTCTTAACGTTGTTACGCTTTGGTAGTTAAGACCTAGCAAGATATCCCCGCAATTAAAGAGGTTTTATACATGCGTCGCCGCATGCAGAGGCAGAAATCCGCCTCGGTAGGCAAAGCCAACTATCATATCCATGAATGATACACCATGCTTGGGCAATATTTCCACGATTTGCTTTATATGGTACACCAGCACCACCCTGGGCTGGAATACGTGATATTTCTCTTAAGTAATACCATGGGTTGATCTTACACTCAGCCATGATGATTGAAACTTGTTCTTTCGTCAGGGTTGAGTGCCCTTCCTTATCTACTGCAAAAGGATCTATGGTGACCACTCGTGGATCTATGACTTCTAGCATAAAATAGCAATTCTTGATTCCTAATTTCTTTAAGTCTGATGCGACTTGCAGAAAGGTTCGATTTCTCGTACCAAAATCATATAGTTTTGAACCGATTCGCATAATTCTTTTTGGTCCTGGATTCGACGCTCGTCGAACTACTGGAACAGTACCAAGTGTTGTCATGCAAATTCCTCCTTTCTTGTGAGTTGTCGGTTAATATGATGTGGAGAATATTGCTTTCTAAGCGTAGAGTGATATTGGATATTTATATATGATTTCTGTGGAATCCAATGATAATTCATATAAAAATAAAAAAAAATAGGAGGTATTTATCATGAAGATTTTAGATTTCTTACTTGGTCATCAGGATTTAGTCAATAAGTTTAACGAAGGTGTTGGTCAGGTAAAGGCCAGCATGGACGGAAAACAGAAGGACCTTGACAAGAGTGGAGAAGGTTATTTCTTCAAGTCTTGGCAACAAGAATTCTGGGGAGCCAAGACATTATCCGAATGCGAACTGCAAGAGTTTCAGTTTAAATGCGAAGCAGTTCGTATGTTTCTGGAGCTGATCACCGACGAGAACGGGTATCTTGTTAGTGGTCGTCGACAGATCCTATTAGACTACGTTCAGTCCATGGGTCTGGAGATCGGTATCGGTGCAGATCTTTCTGGAACAAGAAATTTCCAGAAAGATTTCCTGGCAGACCATCTCAACGTATTAGAGATGGAAGGCTTAGCTGATTTCACCTTCATGGTATATACATATGGCGCCAGAGGCGGCATGATATATACTGCGGAGCAGAGAGTTCGTAAATCCGGAGAGAAAAAGGTTGTATACATGATGAAACTTGTAGACTTCTCCGATCAGTTTCAGGATCTCTACGGTGATGGTTTAGTTATCGAATTTGATAATGTTAATCAGAAGAGATCTGCAGCGTTCAAGGCTAGACAGAAAGAAAAAAGAAATAAAATCGTTATGGCAAGACGAGAAAAAGAGCAGGCTGAATATGAAGCTATGCTCAGAGCTGCTGAGGAAGCAGAAAGAAGAAAGAACGGAACCCGATAAGGTTCCGTTCTTTTTTTATTCACTTGCTTTCTTTTGCAAGTATTGAAGTTGTTTTAAGTAATACTCAATTAAGTCATCATTTTCACGTTCAATATCTGGTAACATACCGAGTTCTGCCGCATAGATTCGTTTTAATGATTCTACAGCATTGGATCTCACATCTTGTGGTAAGGATCGATTAAATGCGTACGCACTGAATCTATGAGTCATGGACATCAGAATCTCTTTCTGTAATGGAATTCGTTTGGTTAATAATTCCGAAATACTAGCTGGGATAAAGTACGTTGCATGATTCGCGATTGCCATTTTTGCATCCAGATCTTTCATAATCAACTCAAAGGTGAGTTCTGGAAGCACATTATTGAATGTATCTGCTGAATGAAAGATCAATAAGCCTCCTGTTTTTTTCGTATATGAAAGATGCGACTTGAAATCAACCTTTCCGTAGTTGGAGATTACAAATCCTGGGGTATCCGCTGCGACATCCGAAGTGTCTTCCATACGTGATTTTTTTACGTCAAACATCCAAGGATGCATTTTCGTGCAATTCCATGCGACGTTATCCGTATCCACGATATCATAAATTGCTTCTACGATGTTCTCTAAGAAGCTGTAATGCCCAAGTTCGTTGATCATAATCCATACTAAACTGGCAACATGTTCAGTGTATGCGTAAGCGGTATTCTTAATTATTCCAAGCCATACAAGTGGTTCATATCCTTCAATCGAAGAATTCCGAATCCAAGAAATTGCGGCATTGAATAATTTATGAGTCACGATTCCGGCAATCAAGATTCTCTGTTGCATATTAGTAAATCGTACACATTCGGCACATAAGTCATGTTCATATACCCAGAGTGCTTTTACGCCCCATTCAGTCATCTGAAAATGCATGTCATCTGGATCTCTCATGTCAGTTGGAATCATTCCATGATTATTCAATCCATGTGGAACTCGTAAGATCTCTCGAAAGAAGTACCAGATATTATCAGCAGCTTCATTGATGATTTCCTGGCAACGGTCATGACACCGTCCCCATAAGGCAACTGTGTGCTGTTCTTCTGCATTTAAGGGATCCCCACTGGCACTATGTGCCAAGCTGATTTCTCTGTGTGCATTAGATAATTTTTTGTATTCATCACTCATCTCATCTGGAGATTGTGGAACGATATGTGAATTGTTTTGTTTTAACAAAAGTGGACTAATGTCCACATGCTCTCTGTCTTCTACGTTCTTAATAACGTAATCAAACGACAAGTTTCTACTCATATTAATAAACCTCCTTAAATATAGTTAGAGACCTGTCGGGATCGATATGAAAAAGAAGGAAAGCCACTCGGACTTTCCTTCTTGTTTAACCCTCGTAGCCAGCTGGATATCCAACATAGATATCTGGCTGTTTTGGAGGAATGATTTTCTTTAAGGCTTTTTCACGTAACATCTCGAGTTGCTTTTGCACACTCATTAGATAACTACGAGAATGTGGAACGTTATACTTCTTACCGGATGGATCATCTAACAAATCCAAATAGAAGTTGACCATATCCATCTTATTATGGATATATGAGACAAGCATCATCTTATCCAAGTCAGAGTTAATCTGATCGATCTTAATTGTGATGTAGTCAATATCTGCAGGGTCAATACGCTGTAACTTCTTTTTTCCAAAGATACCGAATTCTCTCATATAAGAATCTGTGGACTCTTTCATCATTCGATCGATAAATTGAGACTTGTTGTTCTGTCGAACGAAATAATCAAGCTGAGAAGATTCATTAAATGCAGATTTATCAACAAACCACTGTCCGTATATATCTACTAACACACTCTCCAAATATGGGGATTGTACAGCTTCTTTTAAGGATGTGAGCTCAGATTTTACAAGTTCATCCTTACGGTTTTGGAAGTTCTGTAATGTGTTTAAGGAAAACTGAGTGGTTGTCTTCATTGCTTCATTTGGATCTTTTTTCAAGTTGTAACTTGGATGTTTGGAAAGCTTATTCATTGCAGAGATTAAGTCTTTGGAATATCCAAGTTTCTTTGCGTATCGATCTGCTTTGATCTCTTCTTTCAGGTTAGAACCCTTCTGATCTGAGATACAGCTATTAATGATCGGTAACGCCATGATGGATCGAAATACTTTTGTTCGAAGTAACATCTTGTTTTGCATAGAAGTCTTTGCGTACTCATACTGTAATACAGTGATAATACGAGTAGCAATCGTTTTCGACTGGATTAAATGTCCGACTTCATGTAACACCATAGCGGTCAGCTCTCTGGTGGTAAACGTACCTTTTAAGATGCGTTCATCTATCTCAATCGTCCATTTGGAGTTTTTCTCCCATAAGGACTGAATAGTTTTGAAATCACTGTTTCCACGAGCGACAGATTCAATGATCTTATCGGTAGTGGAACGCTCTGGGAAAATGCTCATGACAAACAGCGGTACATCTGGTTGTGTGGATACAACTGATCCGGAAAAATCATCACCGAAGCATTCACAAAGAGTGTCTGTAATTAACGACATTCCAGATCGAGAGGTTGGATATTCCATCAGTACCTTAAAAGCGTTGTCCAGAGTTCTTAAATGCTCCGGTTTCATGTTATGATCTTTCATTTGATTCCGGCCTCCTTTCTAAGTTTAAATACGTTAATACATTGTCATTTACTTGCAAGAATAGAAGATGAATAACGAGCGTTATACTCGTTATTCATCTAATATTTTACCTGCCCAATCGACTTCATACATCACAATTGGATTTGATGCGGCATTAAATTGATAAGCGTTTACTTTATTGCAGAAATCAGTCAGTTCTTCCAATCGTTTATTTAAGTTTGTTTTGAAGTCTTCGAAGGCTTCTTCTTTTGTTGCCCCATAACCATCGACATATGGTAAATGACAGCTGTTATCATTGAATGAAACAGTATGCGATTGCCACTTACCCTTGCAGTCGTCGTTATGGGTAAGATAAGGTTCTTGCATAAGCATCCTCCTTAATTTGATTTATATAATATTTATGTGAATTTCAAATAGAAAGGAGGCGAGAATATGAGTACAGAATCGTTTCAACGTATGATTCTTCGGACTTGCACTAACGGTCCAATGAATCCTGCTGATATGCAATATGAAATCGATCGTATTGACGATATCGTATCTCAACAAGATCAAGTTTGTGAAGATGCTGTCCCGACATACAGTCGGTAATATGCATCTGAAAGTATGGGGAAGCTTGTCTTCCCCGTATTTTTTTGTCGCCTCCTATCAGACTGTCTTTTTTTATATAACTTTTAAAGTAGCAATGACGCCCTGACACGTCATTGCTACTAATGATTTGGATAAAATTATCTGTACATAAAAAGGAGAACCACTGATCTTCAGGATGTGTGAAGATCGCATGGAAAAAGAAGCACCGTGAGCATTTCCCTGCATATGCTCCCTGCTTTATGGAAGCTGAGTGCCATTCCCAGCTTACTATACTGTTAAAAATGAGAGTGACGACCGAAGCCATCACTCTCATTTGTCAACTCTTAGTGAGTATATGTCATATTGATATACTGCTCAGCGTTAACGATGTCGAGCTCTGCCTGAATACCCTGGATGGCTGCGTTTGTATAACGAGATACACCCATCAGGTTAGTCATGGATCCGCCCGGTTTGTTCGGATCTCTGTACGCACTGTTCTGTGCTGTTAAGATGTGAGTAGTATATTTGTAATGTTTGAATGTGAACTGTTCCGGAGATGTTGGGAACGGAATGATTCTCAGTCCTCTGTGCATCTTCGCAACTTTGTCGTATTTAGCCAGTACTTTCTTTGTACTAACAACCTGAACTTTAACATCACCAGATGTCATGATGCCGTAGCTGTAGTCCAGTTTAACGCCGTTGATTGTATTTCCTGGTCTTGTAACCCAGTTTACTTCCGGATTTAAGAAGGAAATGTATCTCGGGTTACCATAGATTACAAATGTGAAGCCGTCCATTTTAGCTGTGTCGGCGATATCTGTAATCAGACGGTCGATCTTGAATTTCAGCATTTTGCTGATGTATTCATTCGGAAGAGCGGTTGTGATGGATGTAGAATCGCAATCAAACTGGTCTTCCAGGATAAATGGATCAAAATCCAGAATATCCATTTCAACACCTTTGTATCTCTTGAACTGTTCATCCAGCCATCTAAGGATATCAGAATCCTCCTGCTGAATCATCCACTCAGAGAGGTTGTTGTAGGATTTTCTGTACAGATCGATGTCCATAAGAGCTTTTGTATCTTCGAGCTGCTCGAGAGAATAGGAAATGTTTGCACGAGATCCATCCTCGATCTTCCATTCACGTTCTTCACGAGTGTAATCGAAGCCGATGGAACGCTCGTTCAGTTCGTTGGAGATGTATCCTTCGAAGATAACTCCTGTGATCTGATCATTAAGAGCTTTCATACTAACTGTGTTCTTTGCTGTGTCAGCAAAACCAGCAAGCTGATCTGTTACGTGGAATGTAGTTCCATCTGCTCTCTTAACGTCCTGATCTACCAGTCCACCAAGCAGTGCGTTGTCGGACAGGTTGATACGAAGCGGTGTTTTTAATGTAACAGTAATGTCATCGCCACCCTCTGGGTCTTTAACAGTTACCTTCGGAGCAGAGAATGCAATTGTGATGTTTTCTCTGTAGGATTCCGGATTCGGTACGTCTGTCAGTTTTTCAATAACATTGAAGTTTTTCAGATCTTCGATCTTAACAACATCGTTTTTGATCGGAAAACCTTTACCAGCTTCCCAAGATTCACGATATGTTCCATCGAAGAAACACTGTGGGAATTTCCAACGTTTGGTAGGATCGTTGTTGTCCACAATGTAAGTCTGCTCCAGATGTTTCTTGACAATCGGGCTCTTAACAACTTCAGTCTGCATGATATCCTTTGTAGCCAGTTTAAGCTGCTGCTTAACCAGGATCGGAAGATCGATAGCTTTGATCGGAAGTAACTGGCCAACACGTGTAGATTCTTTGATCAGGTCATCGACACAGTTATCAAACATGTCGGAAACCTGCTCATACAGATGAACATGTGTACCATGGCAGCTATGTTCCGGATCTGCTGCATCATCAGCAGCCCACTGCTCGCATTTTTCCTGAAGATCTTTTAAGAGTTCGTTTTTATAAGATTCCATGATTGCCGGAGCATTGATCATATCATTGATGTTTCTCAGAGGGTTCACATTCTGTGCCATCATGTTGTTGGTAGCTTCAGTAAAGATGTCATCGAAGCTGGTACTAGCTTTAGCAGTCATAAAACCGCCGACGGACGCTGTTTCTTCGAATGTATCCCCTGACTCTAAAAAGCTAATATTTTTAGTCACGAAATTGTCACTCCTTTACTTGAGTATTTTCTTTTTCTTGCTTTATTAGTTTGTTTTATGCAGAAAAGCCCGCATTCACAAACTAGACTTTTTTAATCGAATGTTTTATTGCGTAGTTTTACGCGGTTTCTTTTTCTGTTCCCGTTCTTCTTCGGATTTCTGCATCTGATTGGTTTCTTTTAAGAGTGCAAAGATCAGCTGAACGGTTGCAACCTGACGTTGATAAAATAAGAGATTTTGTATATAAGTACATAACTCATATTTCATCATCATATAATCCGTAATCAGATCATAAAGCTCACGAAACTTCGTAGTTGCTGTTTTAATAACCTGATTAGATCGTGGGTCATCCGATATACAAGCTTCGAGTTTGGTAATGTAACCATCGACCGCGGTACGAAGCTTCATAAATTCTTTATATAAATTGTATTTTCTAACAGAATCGTATTCCAATCCTGGTCCACGTTTCTGAGTATTTGCATTATCCTGATTTGCGTCAGGAGTAGATGGTTGCTGTTGCGCATTTGGATCATTTTGGTTTCCAGCAGGGGCTTGGGTATAATCCGTATTGTCCGCATTGGCTCCATCATCTGGAGCAGGCGCAGCACCTTGCTGGTTGTCTGCTGGTGGAACTTCTGTATTCAAATCTGGTACAGGTTCCGGTTCTGCAGTATAATCCTCTTGTCCGTTTCCATTATCTGGAGTAACCGCTACATTTGTAGACTGTGGTACATCAGTAGTACCAGTAAAGTCCTCTTCTCCATTGGTATCGGGAGTTACATTGATATTTGTAGATTGCGTTGGATCATCTACAATTGGAAGATCGGCATCTCCAACAGATGGTAAGGAGTTTGCGATAGTATCATCATCCAAGTCAGGAAGATTTAAATCATCAGGATCATCTCCAAGGTCATCTGGAAGATCTGCAAGATCTCCGAAATCTTCAGGTAGATCATCTGCATTCGGTAAAGAATTTGCGATCGTATCATCGTCCAAATCTGGAATATCCAGATCTGGATCATCTGGGACGTCATCCGGTAAATCATCGAGATCTACATCCCCTGTATCAATGTCATTTGGTAACTCTACATCTGGAGTACCATCGATGTCAGGTACATCTATATCAACATCTGTATCTGGTTCATCGAGGTCTGCCGGCACGTCGACAGAAGAACCGTCCGGAGTTATGTCCGGGATATCGATATCTGCAGGTACATCATCAGGAAGTGCCTGGTCCGGATCACTCTGAGTTTGAGTTTGATCTATGTCCGGAAGATCAGAAAGATCATTATCAATCTCTGGGAGATCGTCAACACCTACGTCCCCATCGTTGATATCAGGCAGATCTAATTCCGAATCCACAGGATCATCGATCTCTGGAAGTTCCGGTACAGGTTCATCTGAGACTACTAGATCGTTTGTAGTAAAATCGATTCTAGCTCGCCGGTTAGGTCGAACCGTGATCACTTTCATATTCTTTCGAAGGGGAGGGTCACCAGGTGCCTCCATTGCCAGGAAATACTTTCCATATCCTGGATGTTTTGGCGTTTTTACAATCACTGGCGTACCTCCTTTCTACAGGTAATGACTGTTGTACTTCACGCGGTCACGTTCGGCTTCCAACTTACTCTTGATACGCATCAGTTTGTATTTTTCTGTTTTGTCACTTTCAGAGTTTGCATCATCGATCTTAGCTTGACAAACTTGGATCTCGGTGTCTAACTCTCGAGCGAGTTCAGTACGAATGCGGCCATCTTTGATTTTGGAGTAATGTCGACAGATCATGGTAACTGGCACCATCAGTAAGGATACCTGTGCAGATGCTCCGTAAAGCAATGCCAGTTTGATCTTTCGAAAGATCTTCTTACGATATCCAGGTTTTACCATGAATTTACGTCGACGTTCATCATCCAACTTATCCCACTCGTCTACTGTATCATCGATGGATGATTTGATATTCTTTGGGATAGCAGATGCCGCCTTTGCAGCTCCTTTAATTTCATCCCCCTTCGCCTTCGCTTTTGCCATGTACTGATATGACTTGGCTTCTTTGTCCATCATTTTGAACTGCGCGGATTGAGCTGCAGATTTAGGAGATGGGGGAACCGCTTTTTTTCCGACTTCACCATAAGAGCCAGCGGAGTCTCGAACGGTCGGAGAAGGTTCTCCGAGATCGTCATTAGAGGCTTCGGTGTAGGCTTCGTACTGTGACGCCTGAGAAGCGAGGAAGTTCATAGCTTCCTCTACGGTTGTGTTTTCGTCAAAGATACCCTGGAATCCAGTAATCGGTTTTCCAGGATCTTCGCAATGTGTATACTCAAAAGTAGCAAGGCTACTCAAGAGATCATAAGCATATCCAGCAAGATCCCCATAGTAAGCACGTTCAGCTTCGAAGATTTCACTGTATTCTTCGGAATCATTCATCAGTCCAAAAATAGACTCAACTGCATATTCCGGAGATACATACTCACGCATAAACATGTCATCGGGTTTTTGCTCGACGTCGTTGATAGAACGAATCTGATTACCTAAGGAGATTGTGGATAAGTGTTTGACCACGTTTCTGAAATCTCTCGGCATAGCATTGACTGCTTCTACATATGCAGAATCCTGCATCAGCAATCCAGCAGTGGTTGCAGATTCGAACATTTCTTTCCACTTATCGGTATCGTTGCTTCCAACTAAGAGAAGCTGACCGATTTCGTGGACACGTTCCAGAATCTCTGGATCCGCGTCTTCTTTCATTAATTCGAACGGTGTTAAGGACAGATACACCATGGGATGAGTCGTGATGGTTGCATCCATCTCGTCTTCCCCAAATCGTTCTGTCATATACTCTAACAGCATTCGAAGATGTTTGGTACTATCAGAGAGTTCCCCTAAGCGGTTCTCTAAAGACTCAAACATCTCAATCTGATCAGGCTGCATCGCGTCACGGTGTTCCACCAAAAAAAGATGGACCTTTTCGTGTTCCTCCGGATATGCGGGTACGCATTCCAGCATGTGTTCTTTTGAGGTAACCTGATCTATATAATACGGATATCCATAGGTAGGTTCTGAGAACACGAATCTGGAGTTCTCCAGAAGAAAGGAGAGCGGCTGGCCTGTGTACAGCTTGGAGTAATCCTGGGCTTTTTCTTCAGTGTAGTTCTCCTGTAATTCCCGGTGACGAATCATAAGATTCTTCGTCGGATTCCCATGGAGAATCTGATCGTAATCCAAGGACATGGTATCCCTCCTTTACTAACGTAGTTTAACTATTTGTTTTAGGGTGGAAAGCCGAAACACCTGCCTCAGAAAATGAAAGAACTGTCTTTTAAATGAATAACGGATGGGGCGAACCATCCGTATATTTATGGAAAGCTTAAGAAAATTTTTCAGAAAGGTGGTATTTCTATGGCAGCAGCATTAGCAGCAGGACTTACCTTTTTAATGAACCAGAAATCTGGTGAAACAGTTAAAGCGCTTTATCCTATCACCAAGACAGCTAACGTTCGTAACGACGATGGCACAACTCTCGTAGAGTTACTTGCAGGTAAAGCAGACAAAGCACACGGTAACCATGTACCGGAAGTTGAGGCAGCTAACAACCTTAAATTCCTTCGTTGTGATAACACATGGGCAGAGATTCAGGCAGCATCTACTACAGCAGCAGGTGTTGTTCAGCTTTCTGACGCCGTAACTCTGGAAGATTCTACAAAAGCAGCTACACTTGCAGCTGTAAAGAAAGCTTACGACAAAGCTAACCATGAGCATCCATATATTGAAACTAAACTTATGGGTGTTGCAAACGGTGTTGCTACACTGGATTCTACAGGTCTTATCCCGGCTGCTCAGCTTCCTTCTTTCGTTGATGACGTTGTTGAAGGTTACATGCATACAGACAAACTTCTGTATACAGAAGCTGATGGCGCTGGTGATAAAATCGCTGGTGAAACAGGTAAAATCTATGTAGACCTTAAATCTGGTAAAACATACAGATGGTCTGGAACAGCTTTCGTAGTTATCTCCGATACCCTGGCTCTTGGTATTACAGCTTCTACAGCATTCCGTGGTGACTATGGTAACATCGCTTACCAGCACTCTCAGGCAGAGCACGCTCGTGTAGATGCTACTAAGACAGAGAAATCTGAGCAGAACGGCTACATCAAGATCAACGGTACAGAAATCCTTGTATATTCTCATCCGGGAACAGGCACAAACCCACACGGCACAACAGCTGCTGATGTAGGACTTGGCAAGGTTGAGAACAAAACTGCTCGTGAGATCATCGCTGAGATCACAAAAGAGGATATCGAGAAAGTTATCGGTGGCACAATCGCTACAAACACTGTTGTTACAGAGGAAAAAGACGGTCTTATGAGCTCCGATATGCTTAAGAAATTAAATGCTTGTCAGCGTATCTACGTTCAGGCATCTACACCGGCAGAAGACTGCCTGTGGTACAAAACAGAAGAAGCTTCTGCATGATAGAAGTGTCTTCAATACCCTACAAATAGATAACGATTATGAAAGGGGAAACCCATATACAATAATTGTATTATTTTCTTTTATTAGGGTACGTATCTCAGATGGAGATACAAAAAAAGAACCATACGGATTATCTCCGTATGGTTCTTCTTATTTATGCCTGGAAGACTTTATATCCAACGATCACATCAGATCTTAAAGTCTTAATAATCTTTTCACCCTTCGCAAGTCTGGATCTTACAGGAATCTCAGAAACCGCTGCAGGATCATAGGAATCTCCCCCTTTTTTGCCATAAAGCTTAATCATGTCGGATTTCTTGGCGGATGCGACACCGATTAAACGTTCCATCGTATCTAATGCGATTAAGGAGATTGGTTTACTACCACGTTCCACCGGAGGGAAATACTTAAGCTCTGTTAACTTCATCTTACCGGAAGATGTAATGTATAGCAGGTGTTTGATCTTCGGATCAATGATGCTAGCGCCTGTAACGTCCTCTTCCTGGAACATGGTGATGATGCGCTGTCCCTTTGCTGTCTTGGAAGCAGTCTTGATAGAATCAAGGGGTAATCGAATTCCGTTTCCAAGACTTGTGCAAATGACAACATCCATTGAGTTATCTGGAACAGCAACGACCTTAACCAATTCGTCACCTTCATTGAGATTTAAGATCTTCTGCTCCTTACCGTCTTTGAGTTTCAAGTCTATTAATTTTACACGTTTCGCATAGCCATTACGAGTAATGACTAATAATTCTAATTCCGCACTAATTAAGGCTTCTTTCTTAGTCGGAACCTTCAATACAGTTACGATCTCTCCAGAGCCACCGAAGTAGCGTTTGATCTCGACGCCAATATCGTCGACCTTCATATCTGGAATAGATGACAATGGAATTTGTGAGATGGTTCCATCTGAGGAAATCACATACACGGATTCCCTATTACCGGCTTTCAAGATCGTCACGTTTCTATTATCTTTGCCGACTTCACCAATTGGTTTACCGGCTTTGTATTTAATCTTTTTAATGTAACCGGATTTTGAGATGCCAACCAGATGTAACGTATCTGGGATCTCCAGTTCATCATCCAAACGAATGATGCGGGATCGTCTCGGAACTCCATATTTCTTGATACCTTCTTCGAGCTGTTCAATCATCAGCTCGTCGATGTGCTTATCGTCTGTTAAGATCTTATTCAGACGTTTGATTTCTTTGGTGCATTCTTTTAAGACTTCTTCGTACTCTAAGGTACGGTCTTTGTTAAACTGGCTGAGTCGCATTTCTGCAATCTCTCTAGCCTGTATAGAAGTGATGTCGTATCTCTTCATTAACGCTTGTACGTTCTCTTCCTTGTTTTGGGATTCCCTTGCAATCTTCATTGCTTCTTCCGCTTTTGCCTTGCTTGAGCAAAGCATTAACAGAACCTTCGTTAAGTGTTCCTTTTCCATGTTGCGTACGAGTTTATAATTGCACATCGATCTGAGGCAATCTCTACGGAAGTCGATCCATTCCTTAAGTAGCGACTTAATGCCATATAAGTAGGACACGTAATTATCAACTACACGTATGGCTACGGCATGTGTTGTCTTCATGCCTGATTTTTCGGTCAACCATTTGATGATCTCGTCTGAGTTAACATCTGGGGCCAGATGAAGGATTACTTTTACTTGATCTTCACCGGTATAGTTGTCAATACCAGTTACTTTACCTTCTAAAACACCGCCTTTTTTGCACTCGGTTGCAACTCCCTTAATCCAGTTTTGCGCGTATACGTTCAACGGTAGGGACCAGATGGTGATTGTATTTTGCACACCATCTACGGTATAACGACCCTGAACCGTAAGTTTGCCAGAGCCATTCTTATTGATATCCTTAAAATATCCGGTATCAACGATGTCGACACCAAACTTAAAGTCAGGAATCAACATGATTTTTGCATCGGGATTCTTAATTAACTTGATCGTTGCTTCCAATACCTCTTGGATATTGAATGGTGGAATATTTGATGCGAGTCCATATCCAATGCCACTGAACTGTGGATTGAATAAGACGTGTGGGTACTTTGCTGGTAGGTACTCAGGTTCCTTACCTTTGCCATCGTATGATGTGCGCATAGGAACACAATAGCTATCAAAATCATCAAAGAAGCAATCGATCATATACTCTGGAACATAAGCTTCCAGATATCGGAATGCTGCGTGAGCCTGTCCGTTAATGTTGCCATAGGAACCTTCTGGTCCAATGGTGTTGATGGTATTACGGAACCCTTGACCTTCTGCACAGATGGTATCACCGACAGAGGTATCACCATGTGGATGATACTTACCAGATGTGTCACCAATTACTCGTAATAGTTTATTGGTGTTATTCTTTAATGCTTTTAAAGTCTCTGGCTTTGTATTTTGTGGTCGGTTGTTTAATTCCCATAATGCATACAGGGCTCTACGTTTTCCTGGACGTAATCCATCTTGTAAACTTGGTGAGATACGGTACAGGTTTTTATTTGCTCCGTAGATACAAGTGAACTCTTCTGCCGCAGTTGCAACGTTAATAGTTGCAACACGGTCTTTATTTACAGCGTCCATCAAATCATGAAATGATTTGCTGTTTGTATCTAGTACTTTTGCGAGTAACTTTCCATCCACATCATCAATTGTATGTGGATCAATTTTAATTTCTTTCTTCTTAGCCATGATATGAGTCCTCCTTAGTTATCAAGATCTTCTGGGTCGATGACATAAGCTTCCATCATACGCTTACGTTTTTCAGCGTAGGCTTTCTTGTCCGAAAGCAGTTTGTTGAAGACTTCGAGTTCATTTTCTACGTCATCAACAGTGAACTGTATTGACATTCTCGTATTGATGTCCATAACAGTTTTCTTCAAATCGCTTGCGTTCATCTCACCGAGTCCCTTGTATCTACCTCGGATGGCTGGTTCATATCTGGAGGTTAAGTTCAGAAATTCCAACAAGGTAACTGACTTTTTCTCTCCTCCGTTCTTGTTTTGAATCTGGATCTTGTATCCATATCTGTCGTAGATCGGGAAAAGCTTTGCTGCGGTTTTCATAAGGTTTGGATTGATCGACATACTACAGTAACGTCCATTGACAGGACCATACAGATGATTGCCTTCGAGTTTTACTTCTGGATAGAATGTCTGTAATTTGCTCATAAAGGATTTGACAAACTTCTGGTTAAAGAGGATTTCATTTAAAACCTTGGCCTCGACCGTGCCGCTGAAACCTCCCACGATTCCAAGAAGTGACAGTACACACTCCATAAATCGCATATCCAATTTACCGACGATGTCGGCAACATACTGCAGATCGGAACGATAGTTTTTCAGATCTGTTAACATCTGGAACAAACCGCTCTTGTTTAAGGATTCTTTCACAATGGCAGTCTTGTTATATCCAGCGCCCTGAAGTAAGTCTACGTTATAAGCTTTCACGACATTCTTAAAGAAGATTTCGGTAATCTCTGAACGACGTACGACATAGGTGTCTTCTTTCTTACCTTCATTGATTCTGTATAATGGTGCCATAACTTTATACAGCTTACCAGCCTCAATGATTGGTCTCATATATTTATAGAAGGCTCCCAACACACCAAGTGTGATGTAGTAACCGTCAATATCGGAATCACTAAAGATGTTAATCCGTTCATACCATAAGTTGTTCAAGTTAAAACTTGGACCAGAACCGCATTTCAAAACACTGATTAATGCTTTCATTTCCGGGTTATTTGCAAACTCGTAGTAGGTGCATTTATACGGATTCTTCGTAACACCTCTAAGCTGAAAGAATGCCTGGGTGTCACGATCACATGCAGAAGATAAACCACCTGCCGCGGATTCTCCTTCTACGATGAATAATTCTCGGAAATCATGTTTCTTACGATTATTGCATGGAATCAGATTCTTCATGTCCCATTCGTCAAAGCTATTCATACGTGTCACTTTAGAAGCTTCACGCTCTTTCATCAGATTGATTCGCAGTCTTGCGCTAGTACGTACGTTCTTTACATACTCATCGAGAATCGTTTTGTTCTCGGAAAAGAACTGATCAATGGCCTTCGATAGTGCCTCCTTAATGTAAGGGATCAGTTTCTTGTTGTCAATCTTTTCTTTGACGTTTCCAACGAATCCAACTTCTGCATTCGTATTTAAGTTCATACAGCAAACCAAACCGGTTCGAACATCATCCCAAGTTGGTTTGTATTTTTCCCAATCACTGTCACTCATTTTCTCTTTTGCGGCAGCGATGATGTAACGACAGAACAACTCATCGAATGTATCCTGATGGATACCTCCTTGCGTTGTATGTGTAAAGTTGCAATAAGAGTCATACTGCACGGAATTATCCGGAATATAACAAGCCACGATCTCGAAATCTAAGACTCTCGTAACGTCCTTTGTTACATTCTTCGGATTGCCTTTCTTATCTAAGACGAAGGATCTTGCGCGCTCTGCCCATTCGTTATGACAAGTCATGTGACACATAGAAGAATGCTTATCATCTGTTACGGTTTTCTTAATGATATTCTCAAATGGCTGGGTTTTGATTTTTTCTCGGCTAAGAAGTTTTGTACCTTTCCATTCTTCAACTACGATTTTAATCTTATGCTCTGTTGGAATCAGGTACGATTGTAATTCGATCCATTCTTTCACTTCAGAGAATGGAATCTGTGTATTTGCTCCCAGGTATTTCGGCGACGGAATAAAACTGATGACACAGCCATGTTTCTTGTCGTTCTTCTTAATTGGGAACTTTTCGTCTTTCACTTTGGTACCGTCTTTAAATTCGATGTAGTGTCGAACCTTTTCTTTCTCACGGCATGATTCAATCGAGAAATGTGTTGACAACGCATTTACAGCTGTCAAACCTACACATTCAATGATGCAGATCATATTCTCATCCAACAAGTTCTGTTACCAAACTTCTTGGAGCTATCCGTTTCGGTTTCCCTATCGATACTCGCTTCGTGTAGTATTTCAACTACCTTATTTTCAATCCACCTGATCTCTCATTTAGATATTTCTATCATCATGGATGTCTAGCTTTTTCTGATCGTTGAGCCCATATCTCATCACTGTGAGATACTTCGCTGCGTCGATTCTTCCAATCATAACCTTGATTACCATATCTCCGGAGTTACCCTTTGCCCCAAGCCTGTCACCAGTTTTGGTTGGTAGTTATAATCCTTTTTGGAAGTCCCCGCAATTAGGATAGTTTGTCCAATCGCTTACGCGATTTTGGGGCTAGCCATTAACCCGAATTCTCCAGATGTTACACCAGATTGGTCTCTGAAGAATTTTGATCCCGATTGAATTTTCGTACAGAAGATGTCCATGGGATAATCCGCTTCCGGAAACCCACGTCCATCATCTTCACAAGTTAATTTATCTGTAATTGTATCATATGTGACGAGTACTTCCTGACCTGGAGAATCTTTATCCATATCTTCATCGATAGAGTTCTGTACGACTTCTCGAACAAGATGGAAGGCTCCTTCTGGACCATACTGCTTGATATACAGATTGGTCTTGGTCTGAATCTTGGAAATATCGTCTTCAATGTAGAACATTTTTACATCTGACATTGTTTTGTAACCTCACGTTCTAGTATTTCCTGTATTTCAGGATTACAATTTTGTTGTTTTGAAAATAATATGCTAACCCTTAGCAACCCCTAAGACCGTGAGTAGAAAGCACATATAAAAAGAAGATGGAACACACAAAGGTGTCCATCTTCCCAAATAAGTACTTTTTATCAGCTACGCTCCCACTGTCCGTATGCGGAACCAGATTTGGAATCATAGCCATTGTTTCTCTTTTTCTTCTTAGCTGCCTTTGTCTTGCTATAGATCTTGTTCTGTCTTGCGATGACTTTCGGAAGCTTATCTAAGATGATTAAAGACTGCTGATACATATCTACAGTTTTCTGGTCAACTGCACCGCAAGCCTGAGCGGTCCATTTTGCCAGCTGGATAGTATTCTTTACTGGCTTCACATCATCTTTCATTTCTTTCTTGGTTTTGGATTTGTATGCGAATGTCTCATGGCACATACGGCATGTGCAAGTTCCATCATTGTGTACGATAACACGAGACTTCGGCATACCATTCTTTTTCAGATCATGATGCATACAACCTGTCAGCACGCGTTCTTTCTCATTTTTTGAAGCGTGCTTCACTTTAATCTCACCATGCTTGTTTACATGCTTTGCTGCATTCAGTGTCTGTTTGTAAACGATCATTTTCTGTCTACCTGATTTACGATTACGATTTCTACTCATTTGTGAGTCCTCCTTAAATATAATAAAGTGATTTGAATCTTTTGATTCATTAAGATAATATATGTCTGTATTTAAAATCTCAATTTGATTTAATACAGCTTAAATGTACGGTTCCATCTCTATCCTGATACAGGTTAAATACATACAAAATATTTGCCCCTTTGATTACCTGCAATGGGAGTTTCAATCCCATTTGTGTGATGGCACGTACTTGCTTACCGTGTGTATGTTTTCGGACCACCGCTAATAGGCGGTCACGATCTTTTAGAGTTTCCTCATTGACGCACACGACATCTTTATTACAGATGCGCACGCGTTTCTTTAAATACCCGTAGTATTCCGGCGTCGTGAAATACACAGAAGTCAGAAAGGTATTCTTTTCACACACGCATTTAAAGCCCAACAGTGATTCTTGATCTCTTGCACGAGATTCCTGAATCCGTTCGATGATACGGGATTTCTCTGTTGGGTCTTTTACATTCACCGATTTGGTTTGTAAGTGGGTATCTTTTGTGTCTTTAAATCCAATGGAAATCTGTCTAGCAGCATCTTTCTTTCTGTCGTACACAAAGAGTGTCAACAGATCTTTGGCACCGCGGATTTCTAATTGCTCCCTGGTTAAGACCACCACGCAACCCTGATAATATCCTTTCTTGTGATATGTATAACGGATCTGATAATTCGTTTTAAAATCCACGATCTTGTAATTTTTCATTACTGTCACGTAGACAATGATGCGTTCGCTTACATCTTTTGCTTTCGTCGGATCTAACTTACGAAGGATCGGATTCATGTTGGATGTATTGTTACGCCAGATCTTGTCGTTTCCAAAATTGTAACACTGAATTGAATCTGTTCCCCATTCATAGACCAATTCGTCTGGATTTTCAAAATCTTGTGAGAGGCGGATCCTTTGTCCCAGATCCGCTTTCTCATAAAAGTAGAAGTCACCCTCCTTGATGAGCTTCCATTTATCGGAGACGTGTCTTGTGTCTCCTAACACCACGTTGTACAGCATAGATGTCGAGTCCCCTTTTTTGTTCTAATCTGCCAGTCTTCATGAATTACATGAATTTCTCGATGGTTGGGTCTTTCACAATCATGGCTTTTATACAAGTCACAATATTCTTGTACTCGTTCTCTCCTAATGTAGAAAGAGAATATCTTCTGTTGCAGTCTCTACCGTTGGCGTCATCACGTTTTCTACCAGCGACATAAAGACGTAAGATTTCCTGGATATCCTGAACTTCCATTTCGTTCATGGTCTTGAAAATCCAGTTTGTTACATCCACATAGAATTTCTTCTGTGAATCATTGAGTCCGCCGTAGAACTCTTTCTTTTCCAGCAGAGCAATGACAATCAGGTCTGTCCAATACTCGTTTGGAATCACATGTTTAATGATAGTGTCAAACGGAATTTCCATAGTTTTAGCAGCACTGTATAATACATCAAATACTTCTTTGATTCTAAAAGATGTGGAATAACGCAGAGCGTTTTCACATGGAATTACTTCACGCAGGTTTCTTGCAATGTCTTCATTAACACCTGCTTTGACAAGTTTCTTAATCTTTTTACCGACCAGCTCATCGATCAGATCATAGTAAATATCCAGGGAAACCATCTCTTTGGTCTTTCCTTCAGATCTGAGTTTGGCATTCTTTTCGCTGGTACGTTTAATAGCTTCACGTAAGAAGATCGGGAACAGTTCGAGGTTTCTGTAATCCTCGCCTTTCTGGACCTTTTTGGTGAGACGTTTTACGAAGTCCTTATCTGAGAATTTCTCCAGGATTCCATCTGCGATTTCTTTAGTCTTCTGATCACGTTTGAATCCTTCACGGAGCATCCAGTAGATAACTGTCGGGAATTTCTCCATCAGGAGATCAAAGAACTCTTTCTTTGCTTCTTTCTTGGAATCCCAGCCGGATTTCTTTTTGTTTTTCTTATAGAACTTCTTAAACTCGCAGGTTGCGAAAATCTCGGCATCGTTGAATACATCTTCTCTACGTGGTCCATTGTTGTTTCGATTTCTGTTGTTTTTGCTCATGATTAGTTCTCCTTTTTGGCTATTCATAGTTTCAAGTTAAACAAATGTGAGACCCCCGATAAGTTATTATCGGAGATCTCACTGATGTCAGGTTATTTCATCAAACTCCGAAGCTGTTGAAGAGGTCGTCCATATTCAGGTCTCCACCGTCTTCATTCTTGTTATCTCTGGTTGTGTTAGAACGTACCATGTTGCTTAAAGTATCAATTTTGCTTTCATCGAGCACAGACGCTTCTTCCTGGATACGCTGACGTTCCTCAATCTCATTGATACGTTCTGTAATCTTTGTGATCTTGTCATTAACTGGTGATAAACCAGTCATGATCAGATATACGGAGTTTGGTTCTTTCTTATCCTCGTTGATGTATGTGTGCAAGAACTCATTGACAGGTTCGCCAATCAGTTCATGTACACGAGGAATGTGTACGTTGAACTCTGCAGAGAACTGCTCAGACAGATTAGAAATGACACCAGTTGCCATAACTTTCTGATCACGCTGCAGTTCCATATGTGCATTGTTCTTAATAGCTTTGATAATGCGTTCCTCTAAGGAAGCCTGATCAAGGTCTTTTTCTTTTACATCTTCCACACGAGCAACTACGATTCTTCCTGGTGAAGAAATCAGACGCAGTCCATCTTCGGTATCGATGCTGTCATAACGAGTTTCTTTGTTGTACATGCCCATTAAAACTTTAATGTCTTCTACAACTTCGTTGTTTACATGTTCCATCATCTTATGAGATGGCATATTGTCAAAGTTGTCGTTATCATAGAGCATATAGTGTACATTCTTAATATTACCGTACAGCTCTTTTAAGTATTCCAGTGTATTTACCTGTGCTGTCAATGCCTCAGATTCTACCGGTCCAATACCAATTAAGATAAACAGAGTGTCTGGATAAATCTGTGACAGAGCACTTAAGAGTAACGGTGTAACACCAGATCCTGTTCCACCACCTGTGGATCCGCATACGAATACGACTTCCAATGTGGAACAGAATGCTTTCATCTCCTGGTCGTTAATGAGTGCCAGGATAGAATCTTTTAAATAAGTTTTTGCAAGAGTTCTGTTCTTGCCAGCTCCCTGAGACTCACCTTTCTTGTCGGTGATCAGGAACTTCTTTACGGTTTCTGGAATGGTATCCAGGTCTTTCTGTGAGGAGTTGATTGCTACTACCGGAAGATCTGCGATTTTTGTCTGTGCGATTGCCGCGATCTGATTTCCTGTGTTTCCAACTCCAATAAATCCAACTTTTAACATGTTTGATATCTCCTTTCAAATTGTGGATTTTATTCGCCGATTATGTATCTGGTTTTCTCTCGGCACAAAAATAATGTATAACCATCAAAAGAAAGTGGTTTTTAGGCCACTTTCTTTAAATGACAGCTATCATATAGTTTACGTAAAAGCAAGAAATTAGCTACCATAAACACGATAGATGATGTTAAGATCCTTATTCAGGACAAGGAACTCAACTGGGATGTTGAGCTTAGAGAACAGACGAACGTCACGATAATCTCCATCGATGTCGTTTTCGTCTGTACGATAGAACTCACCAGAGTACAGTGCCAGTGTATTGATTCTGGTTCTGTCTTTCTGTTCCAGATTGATAAACCACTCTTTGACGTCTTTTTTACTAACACGTAAAAGCATCTCTGTAAAGGTTTCTACAGCATTGATACCGGTGTTATTCTCCCAAACATCTGCAGAAGAAACCAGAGTTTCTTTCTCGTACTCTTCACCAGTCTTCCAGATGTGTTTGATCTGAGCTGGCTGTTCAAACTTCTTTAAGTAATATCCGATGGTTCCATCTGTAAAAGTCTTCTTTCCGAAGTATCTTTTACGTTCCAGTTCAGTTAACTGAGCTGCAGTATATCGAAATGGAACCATGTTTCCACGGATAGTCAGACCATCAGAAGAAACCTTCGCCATTTCAATGGATTTCTCACGATAGTCTGTCGGATGGACAGTGATATCATTCTCAGCAGTTCCAGTGATACCAACACCAAATAACCAAACACGATTACCTGGACGATAAAGAGTTACCTTTGGTCCATCTGGGGTTTCATAAGTATCTGTCGGAGGCAGAGAATCTGGATGTCCGATACCTGTTTCAGAATACAGGGTTGGGATCTCGATCTGGGTGCATTTTTCACCGTATATCTGCTCCATAGTCCACTGAACACCACCAATGACAACCATGTTGCTTTCATGCCAAGAGGTATCTGTTAAAGTTGTTTTTCCGAATGGAGACTGTGCTCTTACAAAGTCTCCAAATCCACCGATAACCTCGGTGCGTTTCCACATGCCACTATGCGGAGTTGCCTGTGGACCGTTCTCTTTTGCGTAGAGAACCTTATCTTCAAAATGAAGCTTGTCATCTACGTTAATGGTACGTGGTACCGTTACATGTCTAACTTCAAGTTCCATAATAACTCCTTTCAAGTTCTATTTTCTTAAAATCAATGTTTTTTGGCTCAATCGCTATACCATTTGGCAACGATCTTGTCAGAAAGTTGTAATTTGTCGGTTGCATGTAATTCAGATTCTAAGTGAGCGGTATCAAATAATCCAAGGGCATTCTCATATGGAGCACCTGCTTGAATATACTTTTCGATCACTCGGACTGCATCACCATTAAAGAGGATATCTGTACGATCAATGCAATACAGATAAGAAATGATTGCAAACATGTCTCGCATCTTTAACGTATCCTTCATCTTGTATTCTGCGATTGCACGAGTAACTACATCAGACAACTTAAAGTTGAAGTGTTCTCCTACCTGAATAAGTTTCTTCATGTAAGGGATCTCATCAAAGAGTCTCAAGATGTTTTCGTTCTTGAAATCACAAATAAAGATTAGATCTAGTCCAAGAAGATCAACCGTTAAGGATTTAAAATACCGGATCATCTTAATCAATAACGTTTCCAGAGGAGTCTCTGTATCATTACGTAAGTACAGCATGTCAATATCATCGATGTAATCTTCCAGTTTGAAGATGATATGATCGATGTAGTAGTATAACATATTTTCACTAACACGGATATTTTCGTTTTCGGTATTTAAGGTATCATAGTTGATCTGGATCGTTCCATAATCAACGTCTTTCTGAAAGTCATCAATGGTATAGTTATCGCCATCCAGTTTCTTGTCTTCCAGATACTTCGCATACTGATTCTCTAAGTCTACCTTAAATAAGCAGCTATAAAGCTTCGGGTTGATATAGTAGAGATATTCGAAGTAGGTCCATGCCGTACGTTCATTTTTCTCATCCTCGGAATTGATTGTGAAAATCTCTTTCATTTCACGAGCATAGTACGCTGTACGATAAAACTCTTTTAATGCTTCATATTCTTGACGAGAATGTGTTTCAGATAACTTATATGAAATCCAGTCAGATAATCCACGTAAGTTCTTAAACATCTCGTTGAATGCTTTGACTTTCTCTTCGTTTGTTGCATCGCCATCGATTGAAAGAATAGATAAGTAGTTACGAAACTTCTTGTAATCGTCTTCATTTAGATTATCAAGGACGTTTCGAAGAACCTTTTCACCTTCTTCGTTTCCTGGTTGAAGAAGATCAAAGTCAAATCCAAACGCATCAACGGTAAAGTCCTGGTTATCAATGTCGTGCATATACTCAAGGACATTCAAAACCTGCGTTGGGATCGCAATAATTTCTCCCCTCAGGTGATGCTTTTTACAGAATAAGCACTCCAGTAAGATTACACAATCAAACATCGTGACTTTCAGATCTGGATCGATCTTTGGTAATGTGAATGTGATACTAGATAGCTCTTCACGGAATTTCATCAGCATCTTTAACACCATGATGCATTCATACATCATCTCGGTCATGGAGTAGTTAATTCCAAGACTGATGTACTTACTTTCCACGTAGTTAAACTGGGTTTCCCAAAGTTCTTTATAGAGTTTGGAATCTTCCCACCAGAATGGATCATCGGTTGTGATCTGGTCGTAATCTTCACGATTGACGTTCGAATAGAAAGATTCCATAAAATTTTCATCGTTTAGTTCCAGTTTCTGGAAAAACACATCGAACATCTTATCGTAGTCTGGGACAGTATCTACTTCACCAGTATCGTTATTAAACATCTTTTTGTATGCGATGATTGGTGCACCGTAGACATCATATTTCTGAACCTTGCATAAGTAATACTTATAGATGTTGATTCTAGTAAATGAAAGAAGGTCACAAATGTCATACAGACATTTATTCGTTGCTTTCCACTGAATCAATAAGTTCAGATCTTGCGTAATCTGTTTCTGCTGGATGTCATCAATGCTCATATCATACGGAACACCATATGCTTCATACAGCATACGGATACCAGAATCTCTAAAAAATTCACGGTTAATTCCAAGTGGCATTGCACGTTGAACCAGATGCCAGATTGCCATCAGCATGATGCACATACCAATGAAGTTATCATAGTATTCGATAACCTTGCGGTGTTCTCTCTGATAAATAACGGTCATAAAATATAACCGGCATTCTTCATAGATACGCTTAAACTCGTCGTATTCGATGGTTTTTAATGCACCCTGATTCATGTACATGATCTCAAAGTTCTTTGCGTTTCTGGCATCTTCAATACTGATTCGCTTAGATCCAATGTATCGTACATATTCGTCATAAGGGTGCTCTTCGTAGATTTTATCTAAGATACCAAGACCTTCTAATGCATGAATTAAGTAATCGCCATGTCCTGGTTCAATAGCGTTATAGTGATTTTGGATTTCATGTATCGGGATGTCTATATCAATCTTGTATCGTTTCGCAATAGATGTTGGAACGTAATACCAAAACTTTGCTTCACGGTCAAGAGGAGGTAGACCATTTAAACATCGGTAATATTCGTTTTGCTCTTCGAAGGTATCCAGGATATTCTTTCGACGAACTTCCAATAACGGCTGATGATACATCTGAGGAATCTCTGTATAGCGTCCCTCACGTACCAGTTCAATTAAATGCAGAGAATGCATCAGTCCTGCTTCTCGTACATCATCTTCGTCATAGTCTGTATAGGAATAGAAAGTATCAGTCTTATTCTTCGCAGCGATGTACTGATCTGCCCACATTTTTGTTTCCATGGTCTCGTACATCTCGGCTTTTACCTGAAATTTGATGATGGCTTGTTTTACAATTCGTTCAAAGTCTTCATATAAATCCTCCAAAGGGTTCGTATTATCAAGGTCGATGTTTCGTGTCATAAGTTGTTCACCACCTTTTTTGTACGTTTAATTGATTGTGCCAGATTTCGAAATCCAAATTTTGATAATAAATTTTATTTGTAACTGTAAGGTAATGCGACCATATACATGATATAACTCATCTCGGTCAATATGAACCAAAACACTACGATTTGTTGAGCGGGAGCTCCTTAAATAATTGAATTGTGGATGTACGGAGGCGCTTTGCTGAACGTGATTACTAGCCTCTGAAACAAGAATTTCCTTTCAAGTGATTTGAATGTATCTGGAAAAGTTTCGAGATCTGGGGTCGCATGGCATTTTTGAGACATAATAAGAGACCAACACCATCACACGGTGTTGGTCTCACTCCTGTCACTAAGAACTTATAACAGTGATAACGATTTATTAAGCGAGTATGGTTTTTTTGATTCCATCAATTTTCATACTAGGGAGCTTTGGATCCCTTGCTTTCTTGCAGAAGTATATGAATATTTCCTTAAAGGTACGAAGTTTGTATAAGTATAGTTCTTTCGAGGAATTATTTTTTCCATACTTGCTCATATAAAAATCATTTGTTTCCATAAAGAAGAGAGACCAGTTGCCTTCGTGGTAGCTGGTCTCAACTCCGTATTTATAATTGGCACAATATCCTAACGTAAAGGAGGAATCAGTTATGCCAATCACATTACCTGACATTATCTACAAACAAGAACGTGATGGGTCTGCCGTTGTAGACTCCGATCAATCATATTACCAGATCCCATTCAACAAAAGCAAAGAATATTTTGAAAGTTTATCTAACTGGACAAACTTCGTTAAAGGTGTGGAACGAGAAGTTCGTGGATCTGATAAATACTCCAAATACATCTCTTATCTAAAAAAGGAATGTAAATTGGATCATTGTATGGTACTTCGTAATATTGACGATGATGATGCAGATATCGAAATGCATCATGGGCCAATCCTAACCTTGTTTGATGTTTGTGCCATTGTAACCGAATATTTCCTAAAAAAAGGATGGAAGACAAATACATTCCGAATAGCAAAGCAAGTTATACAGGATCACCATGATAATATGATTCAGGTGGTTATGCTTAGTGCCACCATTCATCAAGAGGTACACGCTCATAATATCTTCATCAACTATCATCAAGCATGGGGAGATATGAATAAGTTTATTAATAAGTATCGAGATGCAATCAGTGATGATTATAAGTACAAGATCAATCGGTATCTGGATAAATGCTTACTTCACGATACAAATGATAACGACGTACTTACACTCAGCAAGAATCTGTTTAAAAACGACGTTAAAGAATAAAAAAAGAAGAGTCTCAGTTAATTCTGAGACTCTTCTGTACAACTATAGTTTGCATCACTGTGGTGAGGATTTCTATCCTCAGCAATCCACAGTGGTACAATCAGTTGATCACCAGGCTGCAGATGATATGTAGCCTCTTTGCGATCTAAGCCGCTGTAGTTGATGATTCTATCAACTACAGCATCGACTGTTTCGTCAGATCCATACTGCTGTATGTATTTAGCAGCGATGGTTCCAACGCTTTCTCCACCTTTTACAACGTGGGTGAATTCTACGAATGTCCCATTATGAGTTGGGATATATTCGTATTCTTCGGCTGCTGCGTTGGCTTTGTTTGTATGAATAACCATAGTAACGCCAGCGATGATTAAAGTTAATGCAAATATTACACCAGCTAAAATCATCCGGTTTCTCATTACACGTTTACGTTTCATTTCACGTCTCCGTGCTGCAGCTGCTCTCTGTGCTCTCATTTCTTTCTCTGTCATCATCATGGTGATGTCCTCCTTTTTTTCTTATGTAAAATTTTTATTTGGTTTCACAGATTCACGGAAATTATATATCAATATCTGGTAGGACTCTACGGCTGTAACAGCTTCTTAATTAACCAAAGGAGGTTTTATCAATGGTAGACAAATTCTTATTACAGAACCGATTATTCGCAATTATCACTGCCATTGTGATACTTGCAGTACTTATGACTTTATTATCAATTAGGAAATACTTTGATGCAAAAACAACACATGAGATCTCTGAATCTGCATTAGAGATCAAGAAATATGAATGGGTCGTTGGACCGGAGAATCCATCAAATAAACGTGTGGATCCGGTGCATATACGAATGGAAGGAACCACCAGACTATTTGAATTAATTGACGCAATGATTGCAAACGAAGTCGCAGCAATTCTTTTTTCTTATACAACGATTAGCAAGGAGTATCCATTACAGAAATTAGATGTCGATATCAAAGAAGGAGCCACCAATGTGATGAATGGATTATCCAAAGAAAACTTATTAGACAGCAACCTCTTTGTCACGCATGTCTATATTTCACAATACATTATGCGTGTAATGACACAAGAATTAATCGACAAAGCTCGTGAATACAATGGAAGTCGTAGACAAAAGGCTATGACTGATGAATAAAGGAATTAGAACCAAGAGAGCGTATCTCTTGGTTCTAATTCACAATGTTAGTAACTGTAACTTTATAAATTACCGCGTAGGGACCCATCTGATCCCAGTATGAAGGATAATCAAACACGTACAAAGATTGTACATTGTTAGATATATAAAAGTAAATAAGTCTGTTATTCACTTACTATAACGTTACCCCAAAAGTAGAAAATTAGCCTTCTGTGACTAATGGAGTTGCTTCGATATCGTACTGCCATGTGAACTGATGGATCGCACGAATTACGTACGCATCATACATGGAGTTGTGCTTTAATCCTTGTGGAGCGTTCTTGATATGAGAAGCGAACTCATCACGATCTAAGTTGAATGCTTCAAAATACGGATTAAATGCATAAGTAGCAGCTCCGTCTGGGATGTTTTTGTTGGTTTCATCTGCATTGTTCTTACAGAGATTGGAAAGATCCATATTGATATCCACTGCAACTGGAGCAATCCATTCTGGCATATCCAGAGCAGATTTCCAGAGAAGGTCAATTAATAAGACCATGTCGTAATGACAGCAGTCTGATACAAACTGAATACCAGCCTGGCTATGTTTATGTACATAATCCAACCAGATTAAGAGATTCTGACGAATTTCTTTGGATGTACCCTTAATCTGCCAATGATCACCTTCCAGTACAGTTGTTGGATTAGACATCTTCTGCAGAACGTTTTTGAATACCCATTCGCTGATCACCTGCATATCATAGTCTGTGAACTCCGCATAAAAGGAATGTCCTTCCGCATCACATAAACCGATTGAAAGAAGTTGCGCATCTCTGGTAAGTCCTGTAAACTCACAATCAAAGTATACGTACATTTTTGGGTCTACAACCAGTTTTTTTGGTTCTCCGTCTGCTACTGGGGTTTCATCGACAATTGTATTTACCGGTTCATTCTCATCATCCACGAGGATGTTTACACCGTCAACAATCTGTTCCATGTTGGTAGTCCTCCTTTAAGTTTATTAGATCATTGTAATCACCCAAAAAAAGAAGAGGACAATTGTCCTCTTCTTCTATTTATCGAAGTGATACATACCGATCCTTTCGGTATGGTTTTGTTTCATAAGCGGACCCGCAGGTCATACATATAAAATCACGTTTAAACCACGTCTCTCCTGCCTGCCAGAAATGTGGCGCTGACGTTTCTTTTTCGCTCTCCAGTAATCCACGATTATAGTATTCATCCACGGATTCACCCAAGCGTCTCATATTCAAGATGTCACGCTTAAACTCTGAAGTATTCCCAGATTCCTGGGCCTTTAAGAACTTCTCTTTCTGTTTGGTGTAAAATTCAACAGGGTTTCGTTCCATACAAAACGGGCAAACTAATACCGGTGTAAGTGCTAATCGTTCTTCAGTCATATATCCATCAGATAACTTCAATCCTTCTTCCGGATTTGCTTTACGAAATCGTGCTCTCATATATCGATTTCGTTTTGTAATATTCGGAAAATAGTGTACATTAAATAATTTCATAGGGATACATCCATTAATAAAAGACAACCGGAATGTCATTCTCTTTTAAGATATTTCTGGCTTCCGGTGTAATACGTTCCATTTTACTAGCTACAAAATCCAAGCGTTTCTCTCTTGGACGCCGGTTATTCTCATTGACTAAATCATATGCATCACGTTCTGTAAAGCATTCTTGTAAAATAATATAAAATCGATCAGTTATGGCACTCACTTTCTGTTCCTCCATCGTTAAAACGCATCAATCGAACTTCCCATGGGAAGTAAAATTTCAGTGTACATCCATCTTTTGATTCTACTGTATCTTCCATAATTTGTATTGCTTTAGTTAACCTATCTTCGATTTTTCCACTTTCGTAGAACTGTTTTGATGTACACCATGAACGACAACAAGATTCTCTGTCCGTATCAAATACAATCGATACCTTGTCAATATCAACAGCTTCCAAATCCTTTCTAAGAATTAAACGATACATACGATCGTGAATAAAAGGACGACAGATATGAACGTAGGTAGTTAATAAATCCAATAAAATTGTATACATGCGATTGTACCACTTGAAAAGTTTCTTATCCATCTCATCCTGTAATTCACGTTCCCGTTTTTCCATCACATAGTCTACACCCTTAAAGTATAAGTCTGCACGGGTTTTCTGTCTATTTACACCAAGCGCATCATAGATACTAAGTAGTTCACTTTTCATTGTAAGTAAACGATCGGTATACAAGTCATAATTTCCAAATAGTCCACTAAACATCGAAATAGGGGAATCATGATTGTCTAACACATTCACAATCCTGTATGCTTTGGAGTCTGGTCCTTCCGATTGTGCGATTCGTATCCATGCATTCGCTGGTTTCAATTCTTCAAAGGTATCATAAACTTTCTGCAAATATTGATATACTGCAACATCAATTGGTTTAAAGATGTCTTTCTCAAAATTCGTTAATTCTTTTATATGACCATATACAACATATCGACCGGAAGGATCTTGGTGGTCAAACGTTTCTCCAGATCGAATCAGATCATCCAGAACCACACGATCACATTTCGGAATCATAAATGACATCAAAGCATTTATATTTGCATTTTCAATACGATCGACTGGTGAATACCAATTAATCAAGTGAGATGTCGATGTGACTTGATTTTCACGATCAATCGCAAATGTAGGATCTGCAAATGGTAATGGAGAACGTAAATAATACAATGCAATATGATCAATATAGTCCCACCAAAGTGAGACTTGATTTTCAAATCGACTCATCGTTGCCTCCTAATTTCATAAAATAAATACTGCTCATTCCGACTGAACATGGACCCTGATTGTATACAATAGCATCAGATCCCTCAAACTCCGCGTCATTTAAATTATTAGAACCTTTTGGAAGAGATGTCATACTTACTGTGATTCCATAGTCAGATCCATTTTTCATCTCTCGTAAAGCATTGAGAACCTCTTCTCTACTATCATCGATGCGAAGAAATCTCTGGTTTCCATAGTGCATGACATGCGCGTAGATTTTTCGATAGAATGGTAAGAAGCAGTCCCTGTAAAGACTAACCACTTCACGTTTGGCACCATCCATTCTATATTCTTCGCAAAATCCGTTTGTATCTCTATACAAATAATAGATCGCATCCGGATCCGTCAGGTGAAGCGGCTCATATAATTCTTTAACCAGTAAATCATTTAATTTCGTTAATAAATACAGATATTCTTTGTCAGACGGTCCAGCCATACGACGAAACTCTTCTGCCTGATAACTGGTATCAAAGTTTGGATCATCATCTAACTGCTCGTACAGCTGATGCATTAGCGCAGTTACAGTACACGTATGATACACTGGGAGCATGCGTAATCCATTAAAGAATTTGTGGCATGCTAATCTTCCCACTTCAATCATAGCAATCGTATCTTTCGTACGCTGTTCAAAATTGCGAATTGTTGATACGTATACTGATGGTTTATATGTCTTATTGATGATTGGAAAGTCATACGGTAAAAGTGTTAATGCACTATTTACATCGACACAATCTTCAGGCAAAGTGCCCTCAATAGATAAGTCGTTAAACCCGTCAGTGATGTCGCTTGTATCTATCAAACCAGCTAACGCACCATCGGTACGCTTGTTTAAAGCAAATGGACAAAAGCTGTACTGTAAACCTGTAACCGTAATAGCCATAGTCATGATGGATGGATTAACTGTATACTTGTGGTATACGTAGCTCCAGCAACTATCTAATGATGTGCGCAATGCGTCTTCATATTTCATTTATAATTACCTCCTTAGATCAGAATCTTTGCTAACCTACAAAGAATCTGATAGTTATATGATATATCTAGTTCGGAAACACGGTCATCCCACCACTCCTCTGCGGTCTCATTTCTTATTGAACGATAGGAAGATCCTTGATCAAACTCCCGGTAATAATCAAGCTGGAGTTCAAGATTCTTATAATGATCAATCATTCTTCGAAGATAACGGATTGCATCAATGATGTTTCCGGTTTCCATTTTCCGTATAAATATTGTAAAGAACGTCAGCATCCCATCTTTGTGTAATGAAACGATTTCATCTTTGATTCCTTTCACATCGATGATATCTGGTGCACGATAGAAAAGTTCGATCTTTCGTTTCCCAACTCTTAGAAACGAGGAATACACATTCTTTGGCCGAAACTCAATGTATTCTCCGAATTTATTATGCGTACAATTTCTGGTCACAAAGATGGCATCTTTACGGACATCAATAATATCCATTTCTTCTAAGTCATTCAAACGATAGAATTGCTCACGTGCTGCAGCGAATGCTTCTTTCTTTGCTTTTACGAGTTCTTTATTCGTACGTTCCATACGTCCAATAATGACGTCCTGTTCATGTTTGGATCGATAACTTTCGATCTTGTCAATCGTCTCTTTTGGAAGGAGCTGGTACTCCTTAATCAAAGAGAGACCAGCTCGTTTCATATCATATTCAATGATCTGACGGTTGAACAGGAACGGAATCGTAGCATTCGTCCACGAGTCTTTCTGTGCAAATGTCGTCATATTCATTGTGTTCTTCTCCTTTCAGAGCAGCAATCGCTTCGGCTTCTTCCTGCTTGTCTTTCTCGATTAACTCTGGATTTTCAACGGTATCTTTAAATCTCCAGCCCTTGCAAGTATCCGGTGTATCGTCACATGCATATGGACAATCTGCATATAATTTACCGTATTTCTCATCGGTCTTACAATCGGTGCAGCAGATCTTTAATCCTCTTGGACAACCAACGGAACATACGGTACGTCCTTTACTGTAGGATACACTGCATTTGTAGAAGTATTTGAAATTTTCATTTACATAACATTGCTTACATAATTCAGATTTACTACGCTGGCACAGGAAGCAATCGTCGGACTCACACATCGTTTCAAGCGCGTATGTAAAGTTTCCAATGAATGCATCCAGATCGATGAAATCGTTATCCCATTCTTCCTGTGTAGTCTCTGGTTTTGAATATGCACTGGTGAATTTGAATCCATCATTTGGAACCGTTTTCATTACGTTATAAATTTCTTCCAACGGTTTCGTTGCCAGTTCTTCATCACTGAATTTGGTACGCATCAGCACCTTGGTATAGTTTAATAACTGAAATCCAGGTTTGTCTTCCAATAATTTATGGAAAAAGTCATGGAATCCTCCCTTGGTTTCTTCGATGATTAATAAATCCTGGAAGCACGATTTTACCATATGAGACTGAAACGCTTCCCGCGCTTCAGCCATAACATCGTCTGCTCGAAATGGTTTGTTTCCTGGTGACATCTCATACAATAACTTTGCATAAGCTCCCATCAGCTGTCTCATAGTAAAATTATAATATTTTGCTCTCATAATATAGACCTCCTAATCTAATGCCGGTAATTCATCGGCAGTTAATGATAAATACAAAGCAAGCATCTCCTGCTTGCTTTCTTGTTCCACATAATAACCGAATTTCTCAAGTTTCTTCTTGAGTTTCTTCTTCGGCCACTTCTTAATCTTCTCACGCATCTCCATTTTGTACGCCGGATCTTTTTTCTCATCTTCCTTGAGCTGTTGATTGATTGGCTCAACGATGGAAAAGACTTCGTCTGGGTCATACTCACAAATCTTACATTTGCCTTTGACGTACTTTAAGTAATCATAGACTGGATATTTGAACTCTTTCATGATGTACTGAGCCAGTACTTTTGGATACTTTTCACGTTTGTCTTTTTCGCTGTATAAGAAGACAACGTTGTATCCTTTTGTCAAAGATCCATGTACCAATGTACCCAGAAAACTTCTACAATCATCCAGCTGATTCATATATGCGCGCTTGTACTCTTCCCACTCAGACGCCCATAATACTTCAGGCCGCGGAAAGAGATATTTTGGAGCATAAATAATCGTTGGATACTTCTCCTTGTCAGAGACACGGATAGAATCAGCCATGATAATATAATATGCATCCAAAATTCTCCAATCTTCTTCGCGGTCTAAGTAGGTCTGAAGGAAGGTCTTGCCATTCATATAGAACAGCATGACCCTCACCTCCTCTTATTTTCTAAATACCGGGACAGATCCCAAGGATGTTACCGGTGATTTTTCCTGTTTTGTTGTCTTGCAGCCAGCTTTTGCAAGTGCTTCCATCATAGTAGAAGAGCCAATGTCATTCTTCGGTTCTTCTTTTGGTGTCGGTTCTGCTTTTGCTACACTAGATGGAACATGCATTTCTCCAACGATTCCGCCACGAACCTGATCTGCAAGCTCTTCTTTGGTTAAAATCTTTCCACCGTTTTTCACGACTTCTGATTTATAATCCTGATACAAGGCATCCACTAAGCTAGTTGCAGTATCTTCTTTCGCATTCGGATCAATCAGACTAGAATAATCTGTTTCATCTTCTGCGTACTGATCGATCTGAGATGTTAACTCCATTGGATCAAAATCAATATCTACATCATCGTCCACATCTACGATCTCAGGTGTTTCTACCTGAGATGGTTCTGGATGTGTACCAACCATTTCTTCTGGTTTTAATTCTGTCGTTGGTGCTACTTTTGAAAAGTCTGGAAAGAACGGCTGTACTGGTTCTTCGGTATCATCTTCCAGTGCAGATTCGTCAATATCCTCATCGTCATCGTCTTCATCTGGGGTTAACTTATCAAAGACATCAAAGCATACATCTCTTAACATATCGAAATCATAGATTCCAAAGATGTTATCCAGATCTTTATATGTCTTTGGTGTGCCATGTTCAGTTGCACGATGATCATGAATCAGTGTTACGAAATCGATGAGTTTATTAAATGCCGGGAAGCTCATATCATCATCCGGATTGATCCCTGCGGTACGGAAAGTGGTTACATAATCTGCATCGTGAGATGGGAATACTTCACGCTGTTCCTGTAAATGCTCTGCAATCCAGACGATCACTAAGAATTTCGCAATTGCTTTTCGTTCTGCCATGTTTCTGGCTGGGAAGAACTCATCATCATCTAAGAATCCTTTGGATACTGCTTTCACATAGTTGTCAAAATGTCTCTGCTCTGCAGCTGGAATATGATATGCATAGATCATATCTCCTATGCTTTCTCGATTACGAGAATCATAAACAAACTTAAAGTTCTTATTGTCGATATGATCAATATTCTCAAATGCTTCCATGAAGTTTTTGAGTGTAAAGATCGCAGCCGGATGTTTGGAAGATAAGATATACATCCAAACAGCATCCTGCACTTTCTGCAGATACGTAAGATCTAACGTTACGTTTCCTTCGGTATCTGTACTATACAACATTTCACGAACTGCATCCAGATCAATATCGAAATACTTCATATTGATCACACTGTCAATCACACAAGTTGGTGCAATACGATCATCAATGATCAATCTTCCAAGTTTCTCGATCGGCTCAAAATGCATTGCACAAAATCTTGAGAGTTCTACCCAACTTGGTTTTTCGACCTTTGGTGATTCTACTGGACTTGGTTCAATCACCGGTTCCTCTGGAATCGGATATGCATGTTCGATATGGGAAACCTGATAGTCTGGTTCTTCTTCTGCCGCTTCTTCGGCTTCCTCTTCCGGATCTACATCTTCATCGTCATCCTCATACGCTTCAGCTGGTCCAAACCATCCATCGTTTTCATCACGATCAATATCGACCTGAGCTTCCTCTCCGGCAGTATCAAATGCACCTGGGAATAATTCTTCCAGATCAGCTGGAATGTCTACTTTAGAAACTTCCACAGATCTTGCATTCATGATCTCTTCGACGGAACGTTCTTTCGGACGTTCTTCACTTAAATCACGATCCTCGTAATCTTCCTGACGTTTCTCTTTCTTGGATTTCTTTTTGCCGTTCTTAGCACCCTGCATCAAGAAATCCATATAAGATGGAGTCACCACAGACTGTGTCTGTGGTGCATCCTCATAAATATAATCATCACGATCATCAACAACAAACGGAGTTCCGTCGTCGTCAATTTCTACGTTGTCACTGACATCACAGCTGACACTCTCGATATCACCCTGTGATTTCATATATGCTAAGGTGTATGGATCTACAAATTCCTGTTTCTTTTTCTTGTTTTTCTTACCCATAATTAATTCTCCTTTGATTTTGATTTTTGCAACTGATCCCAGATTTCACCATACGGATCTTTCTTCTGAACCTTATCGTACTGCTTAATTTTATCATGTACGGTAAGTTTCTTTTTCTTCGGTTTCTTCTTTTCGAATGACGGCATAAACTCAGGATTATCTTCCACCATCTCAGATGCACTATGCAGTACATAACCAAGACGACGGATATCACCAATCTCTTCTTCCTGTGCCTGTGTCGTTACCTTACGACGAATATCCGCGAATCGATACTTTTTATGGCATCTTGGACAAATCAGATTTACATAGTCTTTGTCATACTGCACAAGAGTTATGTTATCACAGTTGCATGTAAATAATTTATAACTCAAAGAATAAATGTATGCAAAGTCTAACATGCAGATTTCTTCTTTTCCATCTACCATTCTGATTCCCCAGTTTTTATAGTTATCTTCATTTACACCGACATCTCCAATCATAAACACATTGGAAATCTCATGTAATATATCACGGATCTTATCTTCAAATCGATGCAGATCCGCTAACGTAAACGGCTGTACATATTCGAACACACCGATCAATCCATTTGGTAATGCTTCATAGGTTTTACAAACACACCGATCATAACGCTCATATAAATACCGGCCATAGAGGAATTCCCTACGATTGTCAATCATGCCATCTTTATCAAGCGCGATCTTTACAGCCACCATACCCATCGGAGACTGCATATTAATTCCATAACGATTCGTTCCAGAACCTAAGCCCTCGAACTCAATATGATATTTATGCAAGGTTTCTCTTACATAAACGCACTTGGTGTTGTTGTCTTCACCAAGCATGGTAATCTCTGTTAATTCAATCAATGCATCCATCGGGAAAGTATCTTTAATTAAAGAATACTTTCGATGTACGCTTTTCTTTTCCTGCTGGTTTTCCATTATTTATCCTCCCGAATCTGGAAGTGTTTGAATCCTTTAGATGTAAAATCTAGGTTCTCTTTCTTGTATTCTTTCATGGATTTATTTCCATTTCCAGACACGCCTAAGAGAAAATTATCAACGTTTCGCTTCTTTTTCTTCACGCCATCTTTCAAAACTTTTGTTGCTTTCTTATCTTTCTTGGATGATTTCGATTTTCGCTTCTCTTTCTTTTTCTGGTCTTTCTCAAACTGCTTCCAACGTTCATAACGTTCAGAATCGGAAAGATTACGTTCTCTACCATCTGGATCTGTCGTCTTACTAAGGGATTCCATTGTAGATAATCTCTTACGAAGTTCCTTTTCTTTCTGCTTGGCTGTCTTTAAGTACTTCTTGACCTCTCGATCTCGTTCCTGATTATTCCAGAACATACGGATGTTATATCCTGCCTGATCTAATGCTGCTTTTGCGTCTGCATCGTTCTGTTCTTCTAAGGTACGATAACGACCATCCACTTTCACGCGGATATTTCGAAATTCCCATTCCTCAATGTCACGTAAGTAATTCTTGAAGTCTTTCTTGCTCTGGACACTACCATGAAATTCTGGAACTTCATCCATATCTTTGACACCATAAACACGGTTATACTTATCAAAGGTTGCCAGATCATCTGATTCGAAATCAAATACATACTCGGAAGAATATCCACGAACCTGTGAACGCTCTGCTCGATCTGCGACTTCTTTGACGATCATGGAAAGACCCGGATTCTTACTAAAGATCTTCTTCTGTTCTTCCTTGGTCAGATCCATTGCAACTGGTTTATCTTCATATGTCTTTGGACTATCTGGATCGATCATCGTATCTTCGACATCCTGATAGTCATCGATAAACGCAGATTCAATCATACGTTTATACTGCTCTGGTGAAAAGACTCTTGCTCTCATTTCATCTAGCTCTTCTTTGGATGTAATCTCTGGTAATGGATCCTTTTCGATAAACTCGTTCGGATCTCCATCGCTTAAGATGTACTCCATCAGTGCCTCTTGTGAGATACGTTTTCTGTCTTTTCCCTTATATGCTGGAATATACATTCCGGTTACGTGGATCTTACCTCTAAAGTACAAATCCACAAATTCCTCTTCCGAGTAGACGTCCTGCTTTGCAGCTACGGCATGTAAGAAATTTAAACAATGACGATATGCGATGATATACTCTGGCAATCGTCTGTAATTTCGTTTCTTACCATTGATCTCCTGGAAGAGTTCGTAGAACTGATTTTCATCTTTCAGTTCTTCTTTGGACTTATGGTAGCTGTCTCCATAATCATGGACCACAACTTCGGAATAAATGCTCCGTAATCTGTCCAATCGTTTTTGTGAGAACTTGATATGGTCTCTTTCGGGTTTCGCAGATTGTGCTTTTTTGATCTCTTCGGATCGCTGCTCAATCTGCTCTTCGGTGAGCTCCTTTTTTTCCTCATCGCCGAATCCAATTGATGGCATCGTTCTCATCTCCTTTCATAGTTATAGATGTACCTGCTATACTCAAAAATAATGTATAACTTTGATAGAATAGCTTGGTTTAATAAAATCGTTTCCGAAAGTATACGATTTCAATACCTAAACACCGTATTAATGAGGTTTCTTGCACGCGAAAGAAATAGACTACCTAGGGAATTTGTATGTTCCCTAGGTAGTTTTATTTATGCTTCTGGAGTTTCTGTAGATGTAATCTCTGCCTCAAACTCCTGTGGAGCTACTTCGCCAGTTGTTTCAGTGGAAACAACCTCAGCGGAAAATCCTGGCATGAGATCACTCATATCCATACTCTCTCCTGGCTGTAACGGAGTTGCCGGTTCTTCTACTGGTACTTCCTCAGATACCGATTGCATTCCGATGGTTCCATCTACGAATCCATCTGTTGGAAGTGCTTCATCTACAAATTCCTCTGGATGAGCTGCTCTGTATGCAGCTTCTTCAGCAGCTGCTTCTTCGGCTGCCTGTGCACGCATCGCAGCAACTTTCTCAACTAACCAACGATCCGGTACGTATCCTGCGATAATACCTGGATTCGGCTGTTTTTTCTGTTCATAGCGGCCATGATATTCATTCTCTGGTAAGAGTTCACCTTCTGTTGTTTCAAAATATGCAGCGGCAATTCTCATATTTGGATAGATTACGGTTGGGTAAGTAGCAGACAGTTCTAAGACAAGCTGTACTTCATCTCCAACGTTCACCATATCGGCAGACTGGTTTACAGAAAGACCAGCTCTTGCTAAGCTGCTAAGACCAGATACTTTAATTACCAGATCTTTTGCCCATAAGGTCTCGTTGACTTTTACAAGATATACGTTTCCAGGCCATAATACAAATCCATTTTCCGGAATCTCTGTCTGGTAAGTATCCTGATAACGTCCAAGATCCATTAACGGCATTTCACGTAAATACTGCACATCTGGATCCATCGGCATTTTCATTGCGAAATGTCCATAGTCTTCTGGTCTAGTATCTACAGATGTCTGACCAATTGTGATGGTATCTCCACCACCGGAGAATTCTCCTTCATCTTCCAATTTCACGAATGGATAAAATGAAATCGCATTTCCTAATGTCAGGTCGATAGAGTTTGGTCCAATCTGAGAATCGGAGATATCCTTGTTAAATGGAGTCATCCGGATTCTCTGGTATAAGATCGCCTGTAAAATCGCTGCTTTGGTTAAAATAGCCATGTGGTTCTCCTTTCAATATAAAAAAAATTAAGCGGCTTCAACTTCCTCTTCAGGTATCGGAGTAACGTCGGAACGTCCATCGATGTCCAGATAGACATACTCCTTCATGAGGGCATCGAAGCTCTCTGGTGTTAGTTCTTTTGTTTGCTGGCGTTTTCGTTCCAATTTATCCATCAGATCATCATCAATATACGGACGATAATCTTTGATAAACTGCACGTAATTGCCATAACACATATAAATTGGGATCGGAATCTTTCCCGTATTATGAACGGTCTGATGAATGGTCTTTGAAAGTGGAATCAGACCGATCTCGTTTGTATAGTGAAGTTCCATCACTTCTTCAGCGATATCAAACGCATCCACTGGAATACCTTCCGCAATGTACTTATCCAGTACAACAGAGACATAGTCTTCCAATGTAAATGGCTCGTGATGAATTTCAATCTTCACTTTCTTGTTTTCGTTATTCTCCTGTGGGTTCGATGTCACTTTTCTAAAAAAAGCACAGGAATCCATATCCACGTACTCTTTTAAGTATTGCACGTAATCACGATACTCCATAGAAGATCGAATCAACTTTTTGACTTCGTTAATCAATCTTCTACGTTGCTTCGTGGTTTCGTATTGCGTTACATATTCAAAGCCCTCTGGTTTTGCCATATGGACTTTCTTAACAAATTCTGATTTTCCCACAATGCGTCACCTCACTTTCAGTTATGTAGATTGTCGCATTGCGGGAATCCTAGGTTACTTAAAGAGATCTCCATACTCCCAGATAAACATAGTAAGTTCATCAAAGTAGAAATCTTCGGCGCCACCAAACTTTAAATCGAATGGTGCATAGTCATCTTCATGACGATTTGGGATATATGCTGGATTATTACTTCCGTAACCAAACGCAAATTTGTATTGCTGTTGGTAGATCATCTCACGCATAATTCCATCAAAGAATTTTGTAAACATGTTTGGACACGGCATGTTTTCGAACGTACCTTTTTTAATGACTGGCAACATACAGAGATCCTCACCACCATTTCCATAAGTTTCAGTACGAAGCTTCTCATCCATAGTCATTAAGATTCGAACGGTTTTCGTATAATCATCCAATAATCTTGGATTTTCGATCTTATCGCGGTCTTGTTTTGTAAGTAAATCTGTATAGAGTAAAACACATCCAGTATATTTTTGACAGATACCTTTCCATTCATCTTTGTCGATCTTCGCGGTTTGTTCAATAAAGGCTTTCTCATTTCTACTTGCCTTGAATTCTTTGGCTTTCTTCTTATCATTCGTGATGGCATATAAAGCGTAGCGTTCCCGTGATGTGGTAAACGCTACACCTTCATTAACCTTAAGAGCGGCCCGATCTAAATAATACTTCCATATTCGCATAATTTCATGATTCCTTTCTTTGTATATGTGCAATTGTATAATTCATAATACCCATGTAACTCATTGAATTGATCAGCAACACTATCCAACTCAGTTTCTAATGGTACATCACTATCAAATAATATACCAGTATAACCAACACTATCCAACGCAAACTTAAAGATTGGATTTAATACGGTAATATCCGTCATCAACATTTCAAAGATCGGTCGACATTTTGCATAGTCAGCATCCGTGATAAGAGAAGATCCGAGTAGTAAATAATAATCTTCTTTGACATGTCGGTATTCAAACTCTGGAATTACCACAATAATGGATGCTTTCCGTCCAATGTTACAGCGAATCGAATGTTTTCCTAATAGGTATTCTGAATAGGTTGCTCTAAATTCCTGATACTTCTCATCGTCAATTCGAATGTGACGCTCTCGGAAATATTCTGGATTCCTGGTCTTCCGAAAGACCTTTGCATACTTTGGTACCGCTGTTAGGGCATATAATTCCCAATCCCTTGGAACTACTGGATTGGGATCAATAATATCTGGTGAACACCAGTCTTTAATTGTATCATAGCCTTCTTCACTAATATAGAATAGATATACGGTTTTCATTCGATAACCTCCCGGTAAATCATCTCAGCAAATACATAATAAAAGAGATTTGCTATCGAGAATGTGTCTCGTACGTTTGTGATACGCTTTACTTGCGCTGTCGTATGGACTGTATTGAACGGCAACTGATAGAGGCTCATTTCAAATTCGAAGTTCATAAGTTCCATCAATTTCGCGACTGGAGAAACATAAACTGAAATATCAACTGGAAGTGTTATCTTCGCATACACGTCTTCCTCCATAGATGTACAGATTTCACCCATATTACTAACGATATAATCGAACTCATATTTGGTAATGATGCGTTTAATATAGAAATCATTCTCTGCATCCGAAACCTTTGTTTTCATAACCGTGGTATTTTGGTAACCAGATTTTGATCCAATATTAATGCGTTTGTCTAAGTACGCTGGTAATAATTCAAATCGAAAATGATCCATCATATAATTGCTGTACTCAGATTCACTCATGTCTTTCTTTTCTACAATATACCGTCGTGCTACAGGTCGTTCTTCTAAGAACTGGTTTTTGATTTTCTTACTGTCTGTGAATCCCCAGAGCACACAGTTTAGTCCATCCAGTTCTTTGCTATGTTTAAAAATGTCATATTGCCCATATCGATTCACCCGTACTAAATCATGCTGACTCATAAATGCATAAATAAAATAGATGGTCATTTTCTCACCTCCCTTATTTTAATAGCTCACTATATGTGTGAATAAATTCTTTGAATATGTCATACTCATTCAACTTATCGTAATCCGGTTCTTCTTTCTCTGTGTCAAATAGATCAGATAAACAGAATTTATCCAATACAAATCGATACGATGGTCGAATGACCTTTACAAGAAATCCCAGTTGTTCATGTTCTCGTTGAATTAACGTATTTAAATAAAACGCCATGTTACTTGTGATATAGATTCGTTCATGTGCAGTCATTGCTACTTTAAATAATCGAAACGCATCATGTCCTCGGGTTTCTCCTTCCACGATTTCAATCCGTTGTCGTTGAAACTTGGAAGCTAAGTATCGTATCTCGTCTTGAGATAAGTCTTTTCGTTTGACTTCAAAGACCTTACTATTTCTTTGAGACTTCCATATCTTGTAATGCTCTTTCTTGTCTGTATATGCATAGAGATCTGTAGACGTCTTACCTGTAAAGAACTTGTCATGTAACGCTGGATCCGTTAGATAGATCAACCAATACGTATACGTTTTGTCATTCGTCATAAAGGTCTTTAGCCTCCTCAGTTAAGTATTTTGATTTGTGGATTTTTCCTTCTTTTAGAAGTTTCAATTCTTTTTTCGCTCGCTTACGAGCTTTCTTGATTTGATCATTGGTATAAGATTCTCGCATCAAATCTTCATCTACGGCATTGATCATTTCTAAAATTTCTTTTAATACATCTGCCGGATCTCGTAATTCGCTTGGTATCATAAAGTCACCTCACTTCTTTGAATGTCTCAATGTCTATGAAATAATATATGACTGAAAATGAAGTATGGAGATTGCTCCCCATACTTCAATCATAGAACTCATTTATCCTTAGCGTCGGAAGATTTAGCATCTTCGGGCTTTGTTTTATCATTTATATTCACATCCGCTTCGGAATCAGACTTCTCTTTCGGTTCGTCTCGTTTCTTAGAAGCGATCCACTCTTCCAGCTCATCTAATACGCCGGATTCTTTGAGGTCGTCCATTTCTTTGAGCATATTACGAATAGACGCAGACATAATACCTTCTTTGGACGTCGGGTTATCTTTGTAAGTATTTACGATGATAACCAGAACGGAGAAGATGACACTCACTACCATATAGACATCGTTTTCTGCAACATCTAATGGATGTAAGCCGCATCCAACCAGGATGCTATTGATGATTGCGATGAACGCTAAAATATAACGTACATAAACCGCTTTCGGAACGTTTGCCCAGTCTACTTCTGTGAATGCTTTCACGATAGACTTCAAAAATTTCTTCATGGTTAAGTCTCCTTTCGTAAGTTCATTAGAAGAATGTCTAGTAAAACACTGGCGATCTGACGTTCTCTTAACGATAAATAAGGAGGTGCCACAGATGGCAAATAAAGAATTTCAAGATCCGGTGCTGAAAAACTGTGCGAATCACTATACGGAACATAGTATTTACGACCTGTTTATGGAAAGTGAAGAAGATGTGCAACGCTGTACTGGATGCCCGAATTTACTGTACGTCACAGGTACTATGACATGTAAATACTTAGATACTACAAGGAGGGAAAAGTTATGATTATTGATCATGTATCTTATAGTGGATTACAGGAAGTATATGAATATCTCCAGCAGTCATACAAAGATTGGACAAAACGAAGAGTTTATGGATCTACAAACCGCTCCAGAGCATTAAACTACTGCGAAATTGACTATGAAATTTCAGATATTTCACCAATCGAATTTTTAATCCTTCAGGGATTCTCTGATGGACATGCCGTTTATCGTGGAGAAAGAATGCTCTCATCTGTAGAATCCTTACCAGAAGAGATGCCACAAGCAGAAAAAGATGTGATTACAAAAATCCTTGGTTTTCACACACAGATTATCACAAATGAAAACGCAAATGATTATATTGCAGATATGGTTTGTGTACCAGCAATGGATCGTTGCAAAGCCATTGTCCGTTTCAAAGGAGTTCAGATTTTAAGTATGATGCATTGTACAAATATGACGGACTTTTTTGAAGGTTGGTTAAAGGAAATTGTTTCACGTCCAAGTGACGATGGCGCACTTCCTGAGATAAAATTCCCTCTGTGGACTGATCTTTTCAAGGAAATTTCGGAGGTAAAACCGAAACTTTCGTTAGAAGACTACTTAGCCCAGGGGTTGGTAACCAACTTCTATAAATACTGGAGAGACATGATCAAAGGTCAGGACGTTGCAAGTAATGCGTTCATCCATTTCCAGTCTTACAACGGCTTATCTTATAACAAACCAGTCTTACAGGAAATCAAATTTCCAGAAGGTTGTATCTCTTTAGGAGCTGCAGATCCGGAGAAGGTTGGTGAAAATATTGGACGATTAAAATACTGGGCAAATATTCAAGCAGACATGTCTTTAGACGAACTGGTACCAATTACCAGAATGACCTTATGTTCTGAAATCAGTATGACCATTACGGTTAAATCTTCATTAGCAACGTTCTTATGGTTAGTAAGACATTTACCATCACATATGATCAATGACTATGAAGACTTACTGGTTGTGATTGGTCGAGCAGATCCAGTTCCGATTGAGGGATCTGAAGGATTTGCTATTCGTAAAAATCAGGCAACAAAAAAAGCTTGGGATTTGATCGAATCCTATCATCAGAATAATCCCTTACGTATGATGGATTTCATTCCGTATGAGACGATGATTAGCTACACCCTGATGGGTAGCGTTGCAGACTTTGGAATTGTCACAAACACATTAGGCAACTGGTTAAGTGAACCAGAAGATGAAGAACATGAACTCTTATATGAATATGAGTTACATGATATGGTAAAAGCGATTGATAGCTTCGAAGAAATGGTTCGTGGAACCATTGGACATGTTGATTATAAGAAATAAGCAATATTAATCCCCTAGGAGACTCTTGTCAGACTCCTAGGGGATTCTCCATGTCATACCCGTTACTGCACACAGTAAGCAGCCGAATTGGTATCTGGAGTTTATCATTCGTCCTCGAATGATCAAGTTGGGCTTATCGGCGGTCCTCGCGTAACTTTCGTTTCGTCATATTCTTTTCTTCGAAAAGGGATGTAGCGTGATCCCATCTTATGATAAAACTAGCTCGCTCTCGCCACCCGGACTTCTTGATCAGTTCGATTAGTTGAATGTAAGCGATCTACTATTTTTCTAGTAGGGTAAGTATATTTTAAAGGGTTATTTTGCTAACGCTTCCTGCGGCCAGCAGTTCGTATTAAGTAGATAATAAATACAACGTCTGCCTTCGCATCCGTTAAGCTCTCCAACCCCTTACGGGGTTGTTAGAGCGCTAATAATTTATAATTTGAACGCATTTCATGCGTATCAAATTGATTAAAAGCACTCTATGAAAATCTCTATAATATCTACTAAATATGTAGAGTAATTTAAAAATTTTCTCCATACAGATCTTCAAATGAAAGATATATTATCTCATAGAAGACCAGAAAACAAAGGAGGAATTATTATCATGTCTAAAAAGAAACACAAAAACAAAAAACACGGAAAGAAAGGAGAGAAATACTTAACTATGGATGATGTCATTACAGAAAAACATGACGAAGCCATAGAAGAGATTATGAAGTTAAAAAAGAAGATCAAGAAAAAAGATAAGAAAGTCAAAAAGAAAGCTAAGAAATCTTACAATGGAATCTTATCCAAATATTCTCCAACAGCAGAGATGGAGAAAGTAAGACTGGATGCATACAAGCATATGAAGAAAATTGATCTTCTTGGAACCATTGAAGAATTATTCAAGAATGCAGGACCAATCATAAAAACGATTGCGAGATTGGTTGCGAGCTTGATCACCTTATTCTTCCAGTGCAAGACCATTAGAGAGTTAGTTCCAATGAAGTTCTTAGCGAAGATGGAACGAATCTATCAATTTGCAATGGCAATCTAAGAAAGGAGGAGGGCTATCTGTATGGATAGTCCTTACATACACGCTGTGTAGAAACGAAGAACTACAAAAATCGAAAAAGGAGAAAATCAATGAAAGCAAAAAAATGTGATACCATATATTGCCTGATACCACGTCATGCAAGGATGAATCGTTATCGTAAACAAAGTTTGTATAAATCAGTTGCCGCTTGGTCTACTAATTATGATGATCTATGTGATTATATGAATCAGTATAAAACAAAAAACGAATTTGAGATTCTTATAGGAACCAAAAAGAAATTTAAGAAAGAATCTCCAGATGCATATGAATTAACGGAACTTATATTCATCCATAACCAATTAACAATACGTGGATATGCAGATGATCTTTGGGAGTTGGTTTCTAAGAAACGTGAATGCTATAATAACAGCATCGGAGTTTTATCATTTCTTGCACTAGATGAAGGAACGGATAAAAATGAAACTAAGATTTTAAAGAAAGCCATAGCGATTCTCGAAGAACGTCGTGATATGGACTGTGATCCTGTTGATCCAAAGATCTTGCAGGAAAATCACGAATTGAACCAGGAATGGAGAGAGCATTTATAGAAAGCGTCTAAATGACGCCTTCTTTTTTCTTTGACACAATCCCTTAAATCAAAGATAGAAAGGGGTTAAAGAACATGCTGTCTGAGATTATTCAAACGTTAGAAGATCGCGCCATTCTCGAAGGAGGAGGCATCATGAATCATAAAGACAAGGGGCTTCAGGTAAATGAAGTTCCAATTAACGAAAGTACCTTAAAGACCTGGAAAAAATCCCAGTACGGAGGATACTTATCTCATTTTCGTTGTAGCTCCAATACGAAAGGTATTTTATTTATTCACCGCAATATTTTAGTTGGAGCAGTCAACATCGAAAAACACCCAAGTGATGGATTCACCTGGATCCAAGCTTTGGAAGTCAATAATGGATATCAGCAAAAAGGTCTTGGAACCAGACTCTTAAAAAAAGCGATGTCTTTAGGAGCCACGGACCTGTCTGTAGATAAGAATAACTCTGAAGCCATCCATATGTATTTAAAGAATGGATTTAAGGTTTATAAAGACACCGGAAACCAATATTTCATGTCCACAAGAACTAGCGCCTCAGAGGTAAAAATCAGTGATCCAATTAAAAAATCTTCTGCGGCTGCGCCAACAAAGGAGTCTACGATTGTAAATCCGAAACTTTTAACAGAAACCGTGGAGACCTCAGCTACCGGTGACACTATCATTAATTTACAGAATTTTGAGAGTGGATTATTCAATTTCATACTGGTGATTGGATTGCCTGGAAGCGGGAAAGGGACCATTGGTCGTGAAATCGCTAAGAAGTATGGAGCCGTTCATTTGGAATTGGATATCTTTGATCAATGTGGAAATATGACCGATGTGGAAATCCGTAGAACAGGAGAACCATTTGCAAGTTATATTTTAAATACTCCAAATGGTCAATGGTATCGTAAGAATGCAAAGACGTTATCACTGAATGAAAAGCTTCAGGGGAATCATGATTTCATTCTACATGCGATTGGGTATGCAAAAACACATAAGGATCAGATCTTTGTATTAGATGGTACTCCGATTTATGCGGCTATGGAACCAGAAGAAATCAGAAACTATCCATTGGTTATGAAAGGAACGGATGCCAGGCAAAGTTTTGACAACAAAGTGGGACGCGACCAGGGCAAAGGGAGTTCCGATAAGTTACACAGCAATGTGTCCAGAGCGTACCTGGATGGATTATTAAATTACTACTGGAACGATTGGGATTACTTAAAGAAGTTTACCGATGAAGTTGCGGATAAAGCTGAAGAGAATTCTGAAAATTTTCAGTAGCTGACACGGTAGAAGAATCTGTCGTTGTCAGCGAAGAGGATCAGCGTACGCTTGAAATATGTACGAACTTAAATAAGAGATTAAACTCATATGGATACGGAGTTCCAGTAAATGGACAACTTGTAAAACTAGACGGTCCGGAATTTGCAAACGCATATCGAACCATGACTCCTTCTGAATTCGAGAAATACAAAGGTGGTGTTTGTTGGGATTATGCCCGATATCAGCATATGTATTTACGATTTAGAGGAATCATCAATCAAAACTTTTATATCGAATTACATGATAAGATGAGTTCTACACATACCTTCACCGTTGTCATAATGGATGGGTATGGAATCTATATTGAATCTTCATTTCGTAAAATTCAGGGTGTATATATCAGTACATCTCTTGATTGCATCGTATGTTATATTCTGAAAAATATGACCGATCATGTATCAGACTTTGAATTACGAGAATATAAAGATCCAAGATCTGGAAGAACGACATTAGAGTTTATGAACTGGTGTATCCATAGAGGAAAACCAATTCACATCAAATATGTAGAGACAAGAACCATTGATCATGGAGACTACAAAGAGATCGTAGAAGTATAGCCGAAATAAAATTTTATTTCGGTTTATACATCTAAATAATTTATATAATAGAATGGGAACCTCAGGTTCCCATTCTATTATATAACATTTTGTAACTTTGAAATAAAAATTTAAATC